TTTATCATAATTGTCCATTCTGGGTGTTTGTTAACAAGTTCATTTGCTTCTAACAAACTATCATAGGTATCTATGATACTTCCAGTTTTAAGATTCATTACATAATACATTATTCGTGTTCGCCGCCTAAACCGCGGCCATTATATGCGCCAAACATATTTGGTTTACGTTTGGCTGTTTCAAATGTTGCTACTGTAATTGCAATAGCTCCTAGCAATAGTACGTGTAGAATCATGCTGAACACTCCTGCCCACATACTACCTACTATAATAGCAAACACAATACACCACATCCATGCAAGTACCTGCATGATCATATGTCGTGTGCTAAAGTCTGGAATGTTACTCAGTGGATTCAAGTTATGATCCATTACTACGTTCCAACAATTATATACCCATTCTCTCATTGATATTACCTTTCTAAAAGTTACTTTTAATGGATAATGTGCATCGACATCATCACGATATTCAATTGCATCGTTCACATCATGAAACTCTTCTGACACTTTACGATCTTTAAACCATGCTGTTACTCTATACATTATTTAATCCATTGTTGTTGTGGTGCCGCAACCAAGATTCGAACTCGGGACCTACTGATTACAAATCAGTTGCTCTACCAACTGAGCTATTGCGGCGTTATCGTTTTACTCTGCAATTAGGACAAAAATCGTTATGACCTAATTCTGTTTTACAATCTGGACAAGTTTTCATAAAAATACTTATCCGTGGTTTAATTTGGTACTCGCACCCGGACTCGAACCGGGACGCCTTACGGCCACAGATTTTAAGTCTGTTATGTCTACCATTCCATCATGCGAGCATCTGGCAGTGAGGGTGGGATTCGAACCCACGGAACGCTTGCACGTTCTCCGGATTAGTAATCCGGCGCTTTCGGCCACTCAGCCACCTCACCTTAACACTTGTAGGATTCAGGAAGGTCACTAGGTAATTACTCCTATTAATTTCCAACGCCTGTCGAAGCTAGATATGACTATGCATAGATTTTAACTATCTAGTCTTCCGACGATTTTCCTACTGTACAAAGAACGTTGCAGTTTACTCTTATCAGTTTATTCCTGCGGTGTTCTCTGCACCATAAACTTTGGCAAAGGTGAGGAGAATCGAACTCCTGCTTCTGGTTTTGGAGACCAGCGTGATACCATTTCACCACACCCTTATAATTGGTACTCCCCACAGGACTCGAACCTGTAACCAAAACGTTATGAGCGTTCTGCTCTAACCAATTGAGCTAGAGGAGTACATATTCTGGCGGACCCTAGAGGATTCGAACCTCTGACCTAGTGCTTAGAAGGCACTTGCTCTATCCAGCTGAGCTAAGGGACCTGTTTCATTTTATAAACATCATATTTACTGTCGTAACTTGTTGCATTAACTATATTAGAAATAAACCCTGTTGTCAAGTCTAAAGTTTCATTTTCTGTTATGGTTTTAAATAATTTATCAGCTAGTATAGTATGGTTATCCATTATTAGATGGTTAACCCTGCCGTCAGCTCCACCGCAAATATCCATAAATGCTGTCCAAAGACTTTGTTCATCTCTTTTTTCTGATTGCCATTCATTAGCACTAACTGAATTTAAATTTCCAATTGAATTAAAATTATTATTCCATTTAGTTACTTCACTATTTTCATAAATTGGGATATTAATTATTTGATACCCCTCATGCTGTTGCATATTAAAATACGCTAATACAGATACTCCGTACAATTCCTCCATTACTGGATCAGCTATATTAATAACATATTGCCTAGCCGCTTCTGCTTGATAAAGAGACTTTTGTCTTGTTTCATGATCATGACGTAATGTCATTTTTTTAAGATATTCTATGTTTAGTGTGCTATCTGTTTTGATAAAATTAATAAAGTTACTAAGCTCTGGCGATTTTTGTATAAACCATCTACGAGCAGGCATTGTGTGTCCAATTATAATAACGTCATTTTCTTTATCAATATCGGTTCTTTCTTGAACATATCTCCATTGAATATAATCTAATCCTATCCCTGGCATACCGTGATTACAGATTTCAGACAATCCAAGTTTTTGACATAATAAAGATTGCCAAGTCATTGAAAAGTCTTTTTTACTTTCTTCTGTAAACACCAAGTCATTTACTAACATTCTTTTTTCTAATGGTGCGTTTGTGAAACTATCACCAAAGATCCATAGTTTACCCATTTAAAATGCCATTTCAATTTGTGTATCAACAGCAACTTCTTCTTCTTCATTTGCAATAATAGCTGACACAATTTCATCAAATGATTCATAAAACTGTTCATCATCTTTCCAGAAAGAACGACATTCTGCGTATGCATCTGCATCCACGAAGCTCCAATTAATAGAACCATCTTCATTAAGGTTCTCTTCTTTTTCAATTGCGTCACGGATTTCGATTTCTAACATTGAGTGAATCATTTAGTATTCCTTTGTTTCGCTGTTTCTATATATCATATATAGCATCAAGAGTTCCTAGTGTCAACACTGTTATTAAAACTTTCTAACATTTTTTCTTGTTCAGCATATGCTTCAATCTCCCAAGGACGGTCAAAATAAGGAATGTCACTAGGCTCAAACATTGGAAACTCTTTACGTACTGCCTGCTTTACATGTACCATTTCGTGAAAGATAGCAGTAATCAAATCTTCGTAGCTAAGTCCTTTGCGAACTCTTAGTTCATATTCTCTATCATCATCACCATCTAATAGATCTGCTTCAGCACTTAATCCAGGTGCAATTTCAACATCAACTGTTAGTTTACGATGCTTGGGAAGTAGATATGATTTAGCAAACCAAAGTGCTTCAGTTACCGCTGCACGTTCTTTTTTAGTTCCGCCAATTACTGAATAAAGCATATGTACCATCTCCGCTATTACTCTTATACCATATAGTAAGACGTATTGGTAGTCAACCTTTTTCTTAAAGTTTTTCTATTCTTTTTTCGTGTCTGCCACCTTCAAATTCTGTAGTGAGAAAGGTGTCAACTATGTTAATAATCCAAGCTGGATCAGTTACTCTAGCACCCAAACATAATACATTTGCATTGTTATGCTGTCTTGTAAGCATTGCAGTATGTGTATCTTTACAAAGCCCTGCACGAATCTTTGGATTACGATTAGCTGTCATACTCATGCCAATACCTGTACCGCAAACAAGGATACCAAAGGTAGCGGCGCCTGTTGCTACAAGTTCACATACACCTTTAGCAAAGTCTGGATAGTCGCAACTTTCTTCACTATCACAACCCCAATCTCGAACATTGTGTCCTTGGTCCATTAACCATTCACTAATTGCTTGTTTTGTTTTGTAACCTCCATGATCACTTGCTATTGTTATAATCATTTTCTCTTTGCTTTCCTCGCTTTGGGTTTAGCCTTAGGCTTTATTTCTTCAACTTTCTTTAAGTTACTATATCGTAACAATGGACCAACAGCCGCTTCTACTTGGCTATCAGTCCATTTAAATTTTTTCTTTACATCACTATACAACAACTCTTTATCACTATAGATGGAAATCATACTATGAAGTATCTTATCAATTTCCATCCAATTCATAAACTAATATCTTCCAGACCTGCTGCACGTAGTTTTACAATGTTATTAATTTGAAATTGTTTGGCATCAAGTGCTTTAACTAATCCCATAAACTTGTTCCTTACTAATGAAAGCTCATTAATAATATGTTGTTGGTTAATTACTTCACTTTCGCCATCAGCAAATTTTTCTGCATCTCTACTTGAAAGTGCCTTGTTATATCCTTCCAAATATATGCGATAATGCTTATTGCGTATTTTACGCATTTCAATATTCAAATATTCAAGTATAGCTTCTAGTTCCTGTAACTGATTAAATCGATATTCTACTATACCAGGCATATCTCTACTGTGTCTCTCAACGTTTCCTTTGAGACCACATTCAAGTTTTGCTTCTTGTAATTGTAGTTCGAAGTAATCAATTGCAGGAATAATGTTAGCTAAGTCTTGGCGTATTTTACCAAACCATGCGCTCATTACCAGTCGTCATCCTCATCTTGTTCATAGTCACCACCAGTGGGCTCACTATAAAAGTTTTCTTTGAGTGATTTATCAAGTGTATTATCATAGCCAAACCATTCATCACCAACTTCACTTAAATCATGTAAATTTTCATTAATCAGTTCTAAATATTTTTCGCATGCAGAATCTCTATCTTTAGAATTAATGTAAGGCTTTAACGAAATCCAAATATCAATAAACGTAGATAGTTCTGTTTCACTCATTTTCATATGATTCGTTGTCCTCTAATACTTGGTCATCAGCTTGGTTATTTAGTTCATCGGCTGCTTTGTCAACAGCGATGTCATCCCATTCTGTCATAACTAGGTCAAGAGCACCATCTTTATTAGCATTCCAAGGTTTACGAAACATTTTAATTACTTCGCCAGTTACATGACTAGTATATTCTAAACTATTGCCACTTTTCTTAAGAACCTCTTTTGCTTCTAAAAACTCAACAAGTCCACTATATGGTGACATTCCTGTCTCATATGGAATCTCCACTTGTACACTTTCAAAAGGTTTAGCATAACGTGTTTTCATTACTTTACACGCCGCTCTAATACCATGTACCTGTGATGTTTTGTTACCATCTGCATCAGTTTTTAGTTTAAGTTTACGCATGGCAACTACAATACTACTTGCGTAGATAAAGCCTTGTCCGCCACTAATCTTGTCATCTGGATCAAACATATCTTGTGATGCATATGTATGGTTAGTTGCCATTAGTCCTACATTGTATTCTCCCAACATATTGACAGTATTACGAACCAATGACGTTAATGCCTTAGGCTTACGACCCAAGTCACCTTTCATATCACCTGCTTCAAACTGTTTAACATCAGTTGGCGTCAACATCATACCTAATGAGTCAATTACAAACAATACTTTAGGACGTTCATCCTTTTCTTTGTCTGCCCATTCTTTTTTGTAGTCTGTCATAAAATCACTCATAACTTTGGCTACATCGTCAATCATTGCTAAGTTAAGTTTTAGCAATTTGTCTGGACTTGTGTCTACATCCAGTGCATGTAACCAAGTCTCATCTAGTGCGTTTTCAGTATCAATTAGCACAACAAAGATGTTTTGGTCTTGTGCTTGTTTAACAATATTACCAGCCGCAATATATGACTTACCTGCGCCACTTTCTCCAGCCAATACTGATACTTTACCTAGTGGAATACCTTTATTAAAGTCTCCACTGATTAGTTTGTTTAGTGTATAATTACCTGTTGAAATCCATGTATCTGGATCATTAAACCCAACACTTAGTCCGGGCACCGCTTTGGTAATACTTTTGCGGAATTTACTTACGTCAAAAGGTCTTGGCATTTATGTCTCCTAATAAGAATAATAGAAGGCAGCATAGTACTGCCTTCTTTAAGATGTAAGGTTAATTATGATCCGCGGTTACGGATAGCAGCAAGTATATCTTGTGCTGATGGTTTAGCTTCATCACCACCTGCTATCGCTGGCTCTGCTACTGGAGCAGGCTGCGGTGTTGGTGCTACTACTTCCTGTTGAACAGGGGGAGCAACTGGTACCGGCGCTGGTTGACTATCAGCAACTGGTGCTACTGGTGCTTGTGGAATGCTTGCTGCTGGTGCTTTACCAGCTGACGTATTTGGCGCACTATTTGATGTATCGATTTGTACACCACTTGGACGATAAAAATTACCCCAACGCTCTGCATCATATAATTGCCCATCTACACTAGCTTCAAACATTTCAGCAATTACTGCTAATTCAGATTCGCTAGGTTGTTTAGGAAGATAGTCATTTAAGTTATACAACCCATGAGTGTCAATTGCTGAACGCTCATTACTGTCTAAACTACGCTCACGGCGTGCCCAACTACTCGTACTATAATCACTATATTGACCTTTAGTAGTTTTAGTAAGACGGAAGTCAGTACCTTGTTCAATATCTGTTGGAAGTTCAACAAAATCTGTATCCATTAATGCACCTTTGATAATATTAAAGATACTTGGATTAATAATAAATCTACGGATTGGATTATCTGGAGATTCCTCTTGTAAGCTATTTTCAGTTACAAAGCCTTGGAATACATATGAACGTTTTTTCCAATACTTGCGACCCATTTCTTCTAAGTTAGGATCTTTAAACCAGGCACGTACTTCAGATAGTACTGGGCAACTGCCTACTGGTCCCCACATTTCATTACATGGAATATTAACAATCACTTTACGACTGTCTGGTTGGTTTTTTACACCCGCAAATTCCATGCGGATCATTTGACGCTCTCTCCAAAAATACGGATTTTCCGTATCTCCATCTGGTAAAAAGCGAATCACGCTAGTTGTATTTTCTGGGATGTTCCAAAATGGGAAGATAGCGTTATCTCCACCAGTTGCTCCGCCTTGGCGTTGATTGCCTTGCTCAGATGCTTGTAATTTTGCTCGAATTTCTGCTAATGATGCCATAGTTTTAATCTCCTATTTGCCTATGTTTGTTTGCCTAAGTATGCCTTTGTGACAACAGTGTATATAATAATACATGTTACCACTATATTACGTTTTGTCTAGATTGTCAAGATTTTATTTAAATAAATCATCAAACTCATAACTGTCGAGTGTGCTTTCAAATTGTGCTTCATAATCTACAGTGTTACGTTCACTGCTTTCACTTGTTTTAGCAGAAAGTTTTGGCATCATATTTTTGACTGCCGTAATACCTGCTGCTATTGTTGATTGCTCAGTAACATCAGTTACCATACTACCAAACTGTTCAAGTAATCCTGATAGTTTTTCGTTTTCACAAACTGCTTCTGAAAAGTATTTCATTGTCATTGCAAGTTGTGTATTAGCTGACGCAGATGCTGAATGTTCATTAACTAATGGATTTTCTGGATCTGATTTTGGATCAGCACCAGTGAAGTTAATAGTTTCCATTTCTGCAATTGCTTCTGCTAGTTCTTTAACTGTATTAGCTGCTGAAATATTTGCTTCCTTAACTCCATTTACTTCTTTCATAATTGAATTAACATATGGTAACGCATCTTCTAAATTTTCGTCAAAATGCCGTACTGTAAATTGGTTGCGTAGTGAAGTCTTATCTCTTTCGTTAATTTTTAACTCTCTTGATTCGAATGTATCACGCATAGCAGCATATCCTTTACTGCCTTTCATTTTACTAATTGTTTCTCTAACATGTTCTATTCTTGCTGTAACTGCTTCTAGAATATCGTTTGTCTCTTCATTTACTAATCCATTACGTTGACTATACTTTTTAAACTCTTTTAGTTTACTAAGTTCTTTACACTGTTCAATAATATGTTCTCCAAGATCGTCATGCATTTGTCCACCTTGTTGTATATGACGCAACATTGCTCGGCCACCTGCTAGATTTTTACTTGGAAATTTATGTCTTTCACCATCTGCGTTTTCAATATAGATAGCACTAATATTTCTACTTCTGCTACCACGTGTTTCTTCATTGACTGGTTTAGTGTGTTTAATAACCAACTTTGCTGATTCTAATTTTTGATAACTACTTTTTGTGCTACCATATGCTGTGCTAATGCCTTCTTGTACATCTTGTTTCATATCTCTCGCCTTTTGTGCTTCAAAATCTTGATCTTTAGGAGTAATAGCTTTAGAAAAACTCTTTAGTGTATATTCTACTATACTTTTATTGGCTAAATTTTTTAACTGAGCCAATGTATCTTTTAGTTGTTCTACACTAGTGGTTTGACTAACACTAACTCTAATTTCTCTATTAGCATTACTAGTTTCAAAATTAACCATTGCTCCCATATCTTTAACATAGAATCTACGAGCATTATTTGGATCAATAGTATTTTCACCTTCTTCAGTAAATAATTCTATATTATAACCGTTGCCTTTTAAAATTTTAAAAATACCAGTTGTTATTTTGTCATCACTAATCATATTACGTCCTTTGTATTATTTATGCTAAAAGACCATAATTGGCATTGGTGCATCAGTTCCATCTTCATCAAAACTATCTTTAAGCTCTTCATAAGTTACTTCGTCATACTGTGCAACCTGTTGAGCTATACGGACAACTAGTACACTTGCCATAACTAAATCATCTGTTTCGCTAGATTTAGCAGCAAAACTTGATCCCCTAGCAATAAACGTTTTAAGCTCTTGTAATAACGCTTCGCTGTTAACCACCATTTTTCCAGTTTCAATCCAGTTCTTTAATCTACTACATGCCTCAAGTTTACTTTTATTAGTTGTTGTAAATCCTTTTCTGTGTCCTCTATTACTGCTTTTTGGCTGACTAATTAATGTACCAGGAATGTTTTCTTCACCCATTTCCGCTATGACCACAAGGGCAGCTTCACCCAGCGTGTTATTTTCCACACTCCAATATATTTCAGTATCGGTTACTTCTTGTTCTATTTCCTTCAGTATTTGTCTGAGTATTCTTATCTGTTCCGTGATTGGCGTCTTGTTGTGCATCCATTCAGCTACTTGATTCATTCCTGGTAGTTCAAAAACTTGTATTGCTGCATTATCACCACCAGTACCTAAACTTGGATCAAGCCCTGCAATATAAGTTTTTCCCTTTTGTAAATTTTTATACCAGCGTACTTGACCTGTACGTTTGTATACTTCTTTAGACTCTAGTGTTGGCAATATTAGTCCACTAATAAGTGTTTCGTCAGCACTAATAAATTCACATCCGTGTTCTCGTCTAAATCTTTCTTCACCAATTTTAGCTGCTTCTTCGTCAGCCCATTCTTGATCTCTATCCGGATGTTCTCTCCAATCAACTAGAATATGTTTAAATCCATTAACTCCTACTTTTGTTTCATTACCATATTGATCAATAGTTTTATTTGCTGCTTTCCAAATTTGTGCAAATTGATCATTATCCTGGTTTGGTGTACTTGTGATCATACATTTACCACCTGTACTAAGTGTTGGACTCAGTGCTGTCCAAAACTCTTTGGCAATACGGGGTGGCACAAATGCAAACTCGTCTAAGTATACTAATGATAATGATAAACCACGTCCTGTATTTTCTGTTGTAGCTTGTGCAATAATACGACTGCCATTATCAAACTCTAAACTTCCTTTGTTATATGCAGTAACACCTGCACGTATATGATTAGGTAATGTTTCATATGCAAACCGTATACGTTGCATGATCTCTTGAGCGCCACTGTACTTGTGTGCTGCAATTAGAATAGTTTGGTCTGGATTAAACATTGCATACCATAGCAAGTATCCTGCCGCACATGTTGATTTACCTGTTTGTCTGGGTAACATAGCAATACTATAACGATTTTGATGATATACTTCTACTAAACGTTTTTGATATGGATACAATGAAAATTTCATACGTCCCTTAGTGGGATGTTGAATATAGCAGTGTTCTAACATAAAGTATTCTGGATCAACAGCACAACGAGCAAGTTCTTGGAATTGCTCGGTTGTAAATTTTTCCTTTTGATATGGTTTTTTTATTAAATTTGTATCTACTGACATACAACTACTTATGATAGGAAAAAGAGGCTACAATATTATGCAGCCTCTTTAATGTAAACCTACTTATAAGATGCCTGATAACATCTTAAGAGTATTAATTGATTCGTTTGTTTCTAATGATTCTTCTGTATTTCCGCCATTGGCACCTAAGTGTGCTACACAGTCATGATGTCCACGTTCCAATGCATCATATAGCTCGTCAAATGCTTCTTGGATTTCGGTAAAGTCTGAGTCACCGCCAATTTCAGTACATGCTTTCTGCAACCTGCCTTCATTACGGAAAACTTTCTGTAATGCGTCTACTTTACTCATTGCACCCATAAAAGTTCTGTCTATTTTTGGTTCTAACATTATTAAACTCCTGCTAACTTTCTTAACATATCAATGTCGTCATCCATACGCATTGTATCACGCATTGCATGTGCAGCATCGTCTGCAGACATTGTTTGTCTATCTTCTTCTTCGTCTCTAATCTGATCAATGTATCGCATTTCTTCCTCTTGTGATAATGGAACATATTGATCATTTCTATTATATGCTTCTAGGTTCCATGTTTCACCATCATCGGTTGACCAACGAATCATTAGTTGTTCGTCATCATCGTACATTTCACCCTCAGCTTCTGTTACTTTGTAGGTTTTACCGTCTACTTCAAACTCATCTTGGTTGGCGTCTTTTGCTTTTTTAAGTTCTAGTGAGAATTTGTTGCCCTCTTCAACATCGACCTCTTCCATTTGGTCCCAGTCGTAGTCTTCATCTTCAACTTCACCCTCACCGTTACAAGTCTCACATGTTTCCATATGACTGTCAATCTCACCAATATCTCTGCTAAAACTTTGTGGTCTGTATGTTTCAACTTCAACCTCTCCGTCACCATCGCAATCAGTACACTTTGTCATTGGAGTAAAGTCTTCTTCTACTGACTCATCTACTGCATACTGTGCAAACATTTCTTCTAAATCATCCATGTTATGTTTGATCCACTCTTGTTCTTCAGGATGTGCCATAGAAAAAATATGAGAAACTGAATCATTTGGCGTAAATTCATGACGTACAGCATTTTCAGCATGCTGTCTCATTTCATCAGTTGGCCAATCCATATCATGGAGGTTTTTAGATTCTGTTGCAACCTCATCACTACATCCACAATCTTCACATCCACAATCTTCTTTATACTTCTTTTTTTTACCGTATTTGCCTTCTGCTTTAAATGACTGATATGCTTCGCTGACACTTTCTACTGTGTGATCTGGATACACATCTTCGTCTACAGAAACATGGTCTCCCATTGCTCCTAAATAACGTCTTAAACTTGTATCGCCAGCAGTATCATTTGGTTTTACTTCTCTTGCCTTACCATCGTAGCCCATCTCTGCACCACTATTAGCATAGCCTTCACCTTGTCCGCCTGGATCGCTAACAACTTCTTCAACTTCTGTTGTGCCTTGTAATTTATTTAAAAGTTCTGGAGAAACTAACGCAATCATTGCTTGCATTTGTTCTCTATCACCCATTGGTTGTTCAGATACTTCTGTTGGCTCTATTGCAGGTGTATCATTTTTTTGAATTCCTGCTAATTTGTATAAATCATTTAAATCCATGTTACACCTTATATTCTTTGTATAGCTCACTAGATCCTACTGCATCTTTAATCATTTTTTCATTATATGCATCACCATAATGCTCACTATGGTCAACCTTTTCTGAGTCTTTATATTCTGCATCGGCAAGAACACTTGTTACATCTTCATCTACAGCTTCTTCATCTGTTTCCCAAAGCTCTTGTGATTCATGTTTACTATTGACTATTAATTCGCCTTCTGAAAGTCCACAACATACTCTAATTTCATCTTTTAGTTGTGCAGTTGTTACTGGCAACTTGGTGGCAATATCAGTGACAAATACTTCTCTAGGACCCAAGTCTGCATTAAATCCTCTAGGAGTTTGTTGCATAATTGTTTTCTTAGGAGAGCTCACACTCTCAACATTATATTTTTTCATATGCATTTCTAATTTATCAATTTGTTCGTTTGACATATCTACAACACTACGTAATCTAAACTCGTATGTTCTTTCATTTTCTGCCAAATAATGTTTTAAACTTTTCATCGCGAATATCCTTGTTACTATTATTTATCTTTATTAGACGATTGAGTGCCCATTTTATCAAGTACTGCATTAATTAAACTGTTTCGATCTTCAAATTCTTCAGCTTCTCCTTGCATCATACCATCGTCTTTTGCTCCTTTGGTAGCTTGTACCTGTACTGTATGATCTAGTTTAGCTTTTTGTAACTGTAACTGTACCATTTTAAGTTTTTTATCCATTTTTGCTGTTTTGGCAGTGATAGCATTTCCCATCATTGTACTTGCCACAGCAAAAATATTAGCAGCGTGTCTGTCTTCAACATTTTGTCCAAGATCCATTAAGTCTGCAAATGCATGCATTGCTTTATCAGCGTACTTGTCCATATCAGCATCTAAATTATCTAAATCTCTAACCATTGGTAGTGCTGAATCAATCTTATCCGCATTATCTAAAATTGTACTCATTGTACCAATATCAAAGTCTGACTGTGGCAAACTAATCGTCGACTCTTCTTGTTCAATATCGTCTGCACTAGGCAAATTAAGTATTTCTTCTATTTTCTTTGTCATTTAAAATCCCAACTTAAATATTATTATTAATACAATTACTGTAATTACTTTTACTAGAAACATTTTTCCGATACCTTTTCCAGTATCTTTAACTGGGTGTTTCCAAGTTTCCCAACGTCCTAATTTAGCCCATTCTTCTTTAGACGTCCATAATCCACCCACATGTTTAAGCCACTGTTTAAAGGTTTTATCCTTATGACGTTTTCGTTCATTATACCATTCTTCTAGTATGTCTATAATGTCACCAGGCTTCAATTTCTCTTTTTAGGGTTATTGAATAATTCATTTTCAGTTAGTACTCTAAACCCTACTCCTTGACGTTTAGCAAAAGCAGTAGCCGCTTGCCATTTAGCTTCGTTTACTATAGCTGCAATTTTCTGTGCTTGACTTTTAGCAAATTTCATTGTTTGTCCTGCAGGCTTTATTTCTATAAACTCAGCTCTCTGTTGTTTGTTTTTATCTTCATAAACAATGAAAAAATCTGGTACATATGTTGTCGATTTACCAGTTGCTGGATGCCTATATGGTATTCTATGACTTTCACTAGCCCATGCTTTAACATAAGGATGCCCGTCTAACAATCTCATGAATTTTAATTCCCAACCACTTCTATACCTAGGCGCACCTTTGCCTATGTACTTATTAGGATTCTTTACTTGGTAGTTTCCTTGTTGAAAATGTGTTTTTCTAGGCATTATGTAAGTATTTATTATGTACTAGTTTCTAACTAGGTTTTGTTGATTATGTTTTCTATCCATAAAGACTTTGGCAGTTTCTACTGCTACGGCTGCATCTCGACAGTAAGCATCAGCACCTATTGCTTTACCGAACTCTTCATTTAAAGGAGCTCCTCCAACTAATACTGTATAGTTGTCACGTATACCTTTCTCAGTCATTGTATCAATAACAACTTTCATATAAGGCATAGTAGTTGTAAGCAATGCACTCATTCCTAATATGTCTGGCTCATGTTCGTCTATTGCATCGAGGTATGCATCAACTGAGTTGTTGATACCTAAGTCAACAACTTCAAAGCCGGCGCCTTCCATCATCATACCTACTAGGTTTTTACCAATGTCGTGTATGTCACCTTTGACTGTGCCAATAACCATCTTGCCAACTTGTGGTGCACCTGTTTCAGCCAGCAATGGTTTGAGTATTGCCATACCACCTTTCATTGCGTTTGCGGCTAGTAGCACTTCAGGCACAAACAATATACCATCACGGAAGTCTATGCCCACAATAGTCATACCAGCAACTAAAGATTCTGTTAATACCCGATATGGTTCCCATCCACGTTCTAATAGAATATTAGTACCTTCTTCAATTTCTTCCTTGAGTCCATCGTAGAGGTCGTCACCCATTTGCAGTACAAGCTCTTCGTCGTTGAGCTCTGCTAATATAATATCATCTTCCATGTTGTATTTATTTACTGTGGTCCAGCTGCAAATGTTATTGTGCCATTATTTAATTTTTTTGCTGTTTCACTATTATCAGAGTCATTTGGTATAACCATACCTGGGTCAACGTCTGCTGTTGTACCATCACCAATGGTTGGCATATTAACTGGCTTACCAATATTTGTAATAGTAGGGACTTGTACAAGTCCACCTTGCTGTTCTTGTAGTGATCTAAGAGTATCACCAACAGTAGTTCCTCCAATTTGTGGAGGTGTATACGTTTGTGCTATAGTTGTATCTGATTGAGTTTGTTTATTTGTCCCTGATCTATTACCAATTGTGCTAGCAGTTGTATTACCAGTTTCTGCTTGTTGTCTTGCTGCCTGTTGAACATTAACACTATTTTCAGGTGCTGAACCCCCCAATGGATCAAAGTTAACATGTTCTGGTTGTATTGCTACCTGCCACATCACTGGTTGACTGTCACTATAATCTAATCTATCGTACTGTACATTGTTTATCATACAATTATACATTGTAGTTGTTTTTCCACCCTGTGCTGTATCTTTTTGATGCACTCTTATTTCTTCAAACATAAATCTAGTGTCATGCGTAATTGATTCAGCACCAAATGGTTGACCTGCACCAGTGCTAAATTGTTCTTGTATTATATTATTTCCACTAAAATTCCTAGGGTCAAGCTGATGACCATGAAAATAATGCCCAGCATACGCCATCATTAAATGTAAAAATTGATTATCTTTTGTATCATAAAAGGTAATACCAGCTGGTCCTGTTTCTAACCTAGTAGGGACATATCTAGGTCTGTTATATTGATTAAGTCTCTGAACACTGTAGTCAAAGTCTGGTAGACTTATACCTAACACTCTGTGAAACGTAAAAGACCTACCATAACTATCGTCAATTAATGGGATATTTTCGTTTAGTATAAACTCTATACTAAAGTTAAACTTCTGCCTTGGATATCTTAAGGTAACAGGGTCGTCTGAACCAAAATGATCTGCCGCAGCATTATAAAAGCCAGTATTAGAAGTTAATCCCATATTCTATATTAACCCTGTGTACCAGCACCTGATGCATTACTTAATGTTTGATCAAGTGTTTCTCCAGTTAGTGTTGCATTACCTGCTGCATCATAAATTTCTGCATTGTCATAACGAATACTTACTGTTACTTGTACTTGTTCACTACTACCATAAGCCATATCGCCATAATTAATATTTTGGATATAGCAACCTGCTAATTCAAATTTGTCTAACACTCCTGGTGTTGGGCTTGCACCATCTAATGATTCAAGTATAAATTGGAATTTATAAGCACTTCCTGAACGGCTTGCACTTTGGTTTGCATGATCGACTTGCATATTTAATTGTTTGTTCATTTCTTTAATTACTACACTATCAACATCATCACGGAAGGTTACAGTAACCATATCCCATGTGTGTTTTCCTGCTGCATAAATTCTACTATTGTAGGATTCAATAATTACATCTTCGTGTGTTAACGAAGGCCTAGTTGCGCTAATAACACTACGTGTAGGTGTACTGCTAAAAGCTGCCCCAATGAATGTCGCTCTAAAACGATATTGTAGTTTGGGCATTATTGTTGTGGTGCTACCTGCATTGTCTGGTACACCAAGTGTTGTGATAACTGCCATCGAATTTCTCCTTTATACCGGCTGTTAGTATTTATTAAAACCTGCTCAAAAAAATAGGCCCAATAAAGGACCTATTAAGTATTATGTTAATTTTATTTAGTTAGTAGTGGCTAATGTACCAGTATTAACTAATCTAATTGGAATATAGATGAATTCTGCTGCTTTTGAAGGTTCAATTGCAACATCAACGTAAAATTCATTACGATCAATTCTTGCTGGTGTGTTATTACTTGTATCACAAACAACTGCAAAATCTGTAAGTCCACGTCTGCTTAAAATGTCTGCGAGGAATCTTTCAAATGCAATCTTTGCTCTTGCTCTTGTTTGTTCATCATTAATCTCAAACAAGAACGGACGTCCTAGTTCATCAAATCTGTCACGCAAGTATGCAACTAATCTAGCAACATTAACTCTATCTAATGCACTAGTTCCAGCATGTAAAGTTTTCTGTCCAAATACTATTGTGCCTTGTCCAGGGAAAGTTGTGATTGGATTTAGCTTTGCTGTATACATTGCATCACGCTGTCCTTGTGTAAGGCTAATTGCTTTAAATTCGCCTTCAGTTGTCAAGTGCCCAACACTAGTAGCATTTTGTACCACACCACGTGTTAGTCCAGCTGGTGCAAACCATTGGAAACTAATATTATCGTTATATGCAAATGTATATAATGCCATATGACTTGGTGGTACCATTACTGATGCACCAGTTGATGGCAATGTAGAACTGCCAGATGGGTAATAAACTGCACTATATGTATTATTAGTTACCAGACCATCTTCACCGTTTTCTGATGCACTTCCTGTATTATTAGTCCAATTAATAACATCTGTTGGACTCTTACGCATTGGTGAGTCAACAATAATAAATGCAGTTTCGCCTCTATCACTATTAAGTGTAACCATTTCATCAACTAGTTCAGGATAGTTAGGTGCTGCAATTAAACTAAATGCATTACTTGGATCTCTAAGATCTGCACCTGCTGCCACTGCCTGCATTGCAGTTGCAATAACACCACGTTGGGCATATCTACCAAAACGTCCGCTACCATCTGCATGATTGCTTGCACCATTTCTCCAAGCAGTTCCATTCCATGCTCGAACTGTGTTTTTACTCTGCCCCATATTAACAGCTACCATTCCATTTGGATACACTGCTGGGTTTGGACCGCCACTAATAACTGTAGCATTACCACTATTAGTAGCATCGCCTGCTGCGTCTGTAATATCTGCAAACAATACGCCTGTTGTAGTTGTTTGATCTGTATTGTCATGTGAAATCCATGCACTTCCGTTATAAACTTTGATGTGTGGATAAGCACGTTCGTTAGTTTGGTTTTCTGCTGCTAGTGATGTATCAACCCAAATATCATTTAGAGAAGCACCTGTTGGAGCAGTTGAACTATAAGTTGCTGACTTTGGTAAAAATTCACCTGCTGTAATTACATACAAATCTAACTTATCAATTGTATTATCAAACCAATATGTACCTGTAGCTAGTGTTCTAGTTGGTGTTGCAGCTTGTCCTAATACTGTAGTTGCTGTTAAATCGCCTACTGCACCCGCTGTTATAACTTCTCTAATAACAACAGTAGCTTTGGTATTTGCTTGTTGGTCTAACAAATAAGCACCTACTGTAGCTGTGCTTGCGGATAATGCAGTTGTGCTTGAACCGTCTTGTGCTACAAAATCACCAATGGCTCCTGCACCATCAGCTTGTGTAGTACTAATACCTTGTACTGTAGCTGTTGTAAATGCCGTGCCATTGTGTGTGCTTAGTGCTAGTGCCAAACCGTTGCCTGGGCGTGTTGTTTTAACCCAAACATCGTTTGCTACTGGAGAGCTTGGTGCATTATAGTGTGCATCATAAGTTACAGCTTCACCAGTGCTTAGAGCAGTATCTGAATCTAGTGATTCCCATGCGCCGCCTACGCCGTAAAAGTATTCAATACTCATACCACGACCTGCGCTATTTGCTATTTCGTTATCAACGTTTGTTACAACTAGGAATGTTCCGTCAGTTGCAGCACTTGCGCCGCTTGGTGTATTAACGTCACCATCAATATCTGCGTCATCATAATTAGTCTGTACTGCTGGTATTTTGTTTTCCCATTTGCTAGTTGTGCTGTTCCACTGATGGATACCATACTTACTAGCGTCTGTGTCTAACCACACTGTGTTGCCTATATTATATGGCGCTGTTGGTTCAGTTGCACTATTTTCTAATTGTGCAAGATCAATATCTGCTCTTACAACAAATGCTTGGCTTCCTTGTCCAAGATAACTATATGCAGCTAACAGACCATATTCACTTGTTTCACTTCCTTGTGAAACTGTTGAGCCAACTGTGGTAAATGTTGGGTTTCCAAAAAATTGTGTTAATTCTCTTTGGCTAGTAACTTTCACTACTTCGCCAGCGGCTGTGGATTTAGTTTTTGCCGCAATATTATCTGCCGATCCGCCGGTTGGATCTGCTTTGTTTGATCTAGTAGCTAGAACTAATAGTGGTACAGTACCGGATCCTGGTGCACCATATGCACTCTCATCAACTACCGATACTTGTACGCCTGGTGACGTTAAGGCCATTTCATTACTCCTCTTTGTTTACATAATGTTATATGTATTTAACAAGATTGCCATTTATCCAGGGGGTTACGGTAGTTATCTTAGTAGTTAACTAACACTATAAGAATCAATATGTGTCAATAATTGTCGTACATTAAATGCAAGATCATCTAATGTTCCATTATTATCAATAGTATGATCTGCCATCCATTGTTGTAAACTCATACTGTTTATACTTTCTGGTGGTAAATGATCACTACGGTCAACCCATATAACCTTATCAAATACGCCTGTATTCTGCATTGCAAAGAATTCACGTTTGTTACGTAATCCACAATAGATATCATGTTCTTTAAATATTTCTCTTCCTAGAGATGCACCATCTTTTACATTATAGTTGCATATTGCATTATACCATTCTGCTCTGTGATTATGTCTATCAGCATAGCATTCTTCTTCATTTAAATAGTTATATTTGTTTTTTAAGTCATTATATATGAATAGTTTACTACAAAACTTACTACTACTTTCAAAAGTATAACCATACCGATCTCTCAGTATTTCACAAACTGTATCTTTGCCATGACGTCCATGGCCTATTACAAGTAATTTTAATTTCATAATTTATGATAACAGATTTATATACAAATGTCAACTAAGATTTTGTTTTGCAATCGCAGTGTCCGCATACATCATTTACACAGGTAGGACAAGTTACTTTGTCACAATGACAAGCATGTCCACATTTTGTACAAGTTTTTGTATGCACTGTTATTTCCCTTTGGTATTGCTTACGTTTTTAGCTTTGCCTCTGCGATTTTTATTAGGGTCTTGTCTACGTTTCTTACTAACTGCGGCGCCAATTGCTTTTTTGCCGCCTTTTGCTCTTAGGCTTGCAGCTTTACTTTTACTTAAACACTTGGGCTTTGCTTTGCTTTTTGTATCTCCGCATTTACCTACACGTTCGCCTTTTGTATTGTATGCATCCCAGCCACCGCCACCAGCGCCGCCTTTTTTGCCTTTGCCAAACCATGCACGTAAATCTTCGTTTATGATTTCGGTTATCTTCATTTCTTTGAATTACCCCAGTTCTTTGCACCAACTTTACGACACTTAACTAATGCACCTGATGCGTATGCTGATGGCCATACTTTGTAACGTGATTTAACTTTGTGATAGCAAGCATCTTTTTTACCTGCTTTTTCATCAAACTGTTCTTCAGTTAATGGTTGAATTACTTCATTAATCTTCATAATTTTAGCCTATAATAAATCCTAAACCTGCACTGCCTTCAGCATAGAATTTTAAGTCTTCCTCTAGTTTATCAATGCTTGTAAACGCATCAGTTCTAAGTGCGTCTGCATTCATTGATGTACCTCCCTGTGGTCCAGCTACTGTGTTAAATTTTCCACGAGCTTCTGCTAACATTAGTTTGGCCTGTGCTAAAGCATATTCCTTAATCCAAGGCGATGCATAACTATCTTGTAATATCTCTTCGTCGCCACGTTGCTTATATACGTGTAAAAATATTTCATCCGAAGATTTAATTTTACGATGAAGTAGTAATTTTTTATTAACAGTATTCCAAGTAAACATAATTTCTTGACCAAACATACGTCCTAATGCTTCTCGGTGTTGCGCTAAAGCATCATATGTTGCCATACCGCCTGCTCTGCCACTATTGAGTAAAAAATTATTTAAGTATGCGCTCTCAAATGGCTCAATACCACCACTGCTAGTTGAACTTGTGCCGGTAGCATATCTGTAAATATCTTTTACTTCAATAATGTCTGATGCTAAAGTATACTCAGCTACATCTTTAATAACTTGCAGTGGAATAAATGTTTCTTCAATAGCATTTTCACTACGCTGTCTATACTTTTCAAAACTCTTATTCATAGCTAAATCGTAGTGTTCAGGATCTAATTCCACATCTACCATTTGCCCACCTAAACGTAGTTCTATCTCTTTAATTAAATCATCTCTATAAGCCATGTTAATATTTATGCGGCGAAGTTATCCTCGCCGCATTTATATTTTACTACTTAAATGCTTTTAGGATGATTGTGTCTGCATTAAACCTACCATTAAGTTTAGTCTCAGTAGTTTTTAAATATCCAAACTGTGTTGGTACCTTATGCCGTGTAACTTTTTTCCACTGTGGCATAATTTCACTTGGCTTACGTACTGTACGTTGTACACTTTTCTTTTCATCAAAGAACTGAAGTGTGGTTCCTTTGACTTTAAGTGTACAATTATCATCTGCATAATATACTCCAAGTTTACGGTTTTTTGTATTAAACACAACAACACATGTTGCATCAATAACATCAGCTGGATTAATACTAGCAATTCCAATTTTAGTATCACTAGGATTAAACTTGAGTTTCTTAACTTGGTCTGCTGCACTTTTAACCTTTGCTCTACGTGGTGTTTGTGACTGTTTTCTTTCTGCTTTAAAAATTTCAATAGCATCAAACAGTCGTTTATAAAAATCTGTTAGTTCCTTGATTTCTTTTTTACTGTACGAGCTATATCCTTCTGCAAGCTGTTCTTGCATATCATTACGTTTCTTAGGAGCAGGTAAATTATTTAATTCCTGCATTTCTTCATGCGCACCTTTAAAGAACTCACTAACAAAACGCAAATGACCTAGATTCATTTCGTGCTTTTTAAAATACAGCAATGGATTTTGCTTAATTAATGGATTCTTTTTGCTGTCACGCATCCAATCGTCCAACCAACTGTCCATGTCTTCTAATTTATCGATGGTAGCTTCTTGAAGACGTTCTTGAATAGTTGGGACATGAATATGTTTCTTAGACGCCTTTGCTGATTTCTTAACTTCCGCAACTAGTTTTCCTTCTTCAACCAATGCATTAATTCGTTTAGGAAGTCCAGTAATGTAGTCGGGATGCACCACATCTGCAAAATCATTAACAAACAACCAGGCGGCTGTTGACCATCCACTATGCATAGAAGTTTTCCAGTCTGGCAGTCTATTCACAGCCTGTGCGTCTTCTTTGCTCCAATTTTGACTAATATATGCTTTTACAATTGAACCCCATTCACGGTTTTCAACTTCATTATGTACATAATAGTGACATGCATGCCATCCATCATTAACCGGCATGGCATTAATTCCAGTAGTACGGCGTTTAGCTCTTGGAGCTTTCTTTTTAACTTTTATACCAGCTATCTTAGCCATGTCGTTTCTCCATTTAATTAATTTATACTTACACCTTATAAAGCAAATAATACCAATAGTCAACACTTTTTTCTAACTAATGTTCTGATAAATAAGTACATGCCACGTTTGACCTTATATAAACCAACTAAAACTAACGATTTTTACTTTCAGGATCGATCAATCCGTGAACAGTTTAATATCGGAGGGACTGGGGTACATGTACACAAATATCTTGGACCAGCAGCACAACCCAACAAGGACGACCCAAGTCAACCAAATTATATTGGTGGCGGTGAAATTGATCCACTTAGTGGTGAATATATCAATGTTGAAGGCATAATTAATGAAACAAAAATACAAGATTTATTGTTTATGGAAAACAGAGATCGAAAATATGATCAAGATATTTTCGATATGCGTGGAGTGTATAATGTTCAAGATAATGATTATGATTTAACACAGTTTGGATTATTTCTCAGTAATGATCAATTATATATGACCTTTCATATAAATGATATGGTGGAGATAATGGGTAGGCGTTTGATGCCTGGTGATGTCTTGGAATTACCACATTTACGTGATGACTTACTTCTTAATGCTAGTAAAGCCGCAGTAAACAAATATTATGTTGTTAACGATGCGAACAGAGGTGCTGAAGGATTTAGTCAAACTTGGTATCCGCATATTTGGCGAGTCAAACTAAGCCCACTAACAGACAGTCAAGAATACTACGATATACTTGGCGATAGCAGTGATGCTAATAGTCTCAAAAATGATGTTAGTACATATAAAGCAGAATATAATATAAGTGATGCGATTATTGCAGCCGCTGACGCTGCTGATCCAAATGGTACAAGTATGGTTGACCATTTATTTGGATATGACCATGCTACTAGTGGTGGTATTGTTAACAAGGACAATAGTTATAACCACGGTGAGACAATTGCAACTGGTGATCAATTTCCAGTAGAACCTAATGAGGGCGATTACTTTATAAGAAACGACTTTGTTCCTAATAGAATGTTTGTTCGTCGTGGATCAAGATGGCATAGGCTATATGATAATATCACTGAACAAACATGGACAGATAAAACATATAATGCTAGTGATTATATTTTTAATGAAAAAAACACTACAGTTGTAGATAACAGAGAAACGCAAGAGCTGCAACCAATTAGTACAGCGATAACTGCACAACCAGACAATCAAAAAAAAAGTAGTCTATATATGACTGCTGGATATGTAGCTACTGGCTATGTAACACCTGATGGAGAATAAAACATGACTATAACAAAAAGATTAGTAAAAGGAAGTGAACTATCATATGCAGAAATGGATGCAAATTTTACTGACTTAGATGAAAGAACAGTAGTACTTGAAACTGCAAATAGTACTAGTTCACAAGTAACTAATGCTAATATTGGTTCATTACTTAATGTGGATACAACTGGTGTTATTAATGGGCAAGTATTGAAATATGATAGTAATGCTAACAAATGGAAACCATCATCAGATTTGTCTGGTGGCGGTAGTGGAGGAGGGATTGCACTAACAGACCTGAGCTTAATACAATCTGCAGATAGCGGCTTAGGTTCTGCAACATATAACAGCGTAACTGGACAATTTACTATTGCAATGCCAGATTTAACACCATATGCTAAAACAACTCAATTATTTACAACTTCAGATGTAGATTCACATTTAAACCAAAGTAACCCAACTAATGGTTATGTTCTTAGTTGGAATGGTAGTGATTATACGTGGGTAGACAATGGAGTTATTACTGAAACAGATCCAATATTTACCGCAAGTCCAGCAAGTACTATAACAAATACAAAAATTACCAATTGGGATACATCATATGGGTGGGGAGATCACTCAGTAGAAGGTTATTTAAAGTCAGAAACAGATCCAATCTTTACAGCACATGCGGCAAATAACGTAACAAATACAAAAATTACTAATTGGGATACATCATATGGGTGGGGAGATCACTCAGTAGAAGGTTATTTAAAGTCAGAAACAGATCCAATATTTACCGCAAGTCCAGCAAGTACTATAACAAATACAAAAATTACCAATTGGGATACATCATATGGGTGGGGAGATCATAGCACAGCAGGTTACTTAACAAGTTTTACAGAAACGAATACTAGTTTATCACTTGCTACTAATATACTAAAGTATACAGACGAAGCTGGCGCAGTAACAAACATAGATTTAAGTTTATATTTAGACGACACAAATTTAGCAAAATTAACATCTGGTACAATTGATGGAGCTACTGGTATAGCAACATTTCTCAGAGATGATGCTTCATCTTTTACAGTTGATTTTAGTCAACTCTTTGACGATACAAACTTATCTAGAATTGACAGCGCAACCTTTGCTAGTGGAACTCTAACACTTACTAGAAGTGATGCATCAACTGCATCTACCGTCAGTTTGGACGGTAGATATCTACAAAACTTAGCCGCGCAAGATACTGATAATCTTTCTGAAGGGTCTACAAATCTTTATTATACTCAAGCAAGATTCAATTCTGCACTATCTACTAAATCTACAACAGACCTTTCCGAAGGAAACAACCTTTACTATACAGATGCTAGAGTAGATGCAAGAATCACTAATGCTGGTTTGTTTGATGGAGATTATAATTCACTAACAAACCTACCAACTCTATTTAATGGACAATTTGGTAGTCTTACTGGTAAACCAACTACAATATCAGGGTATGGAATTACAGATGCATTTGATGGTGACTATACAAATTTAACAAACAAACCAACATTATTTGATGGGAAGTTTAGTTCTTTAACTAACACGCCAACTACAATAGCAGGTTATGGAATTACTGATGCATTGGCATTAGGTACAACTAGTACAACAGCACTAGCAGGTGATACAGCATTATTTGATGGTGACTACACGAACTTAACAAATAAACCTACCATACCTGCTGTGCTTACAGATTTAAGTATTAGTGATGGCACAAATGGTCAAATATTAACAACAGATGGTAGCGGAAACTTTACCTTCCAATCTATTTCAGCTGGTGGATCTACTACACTTTCTGGACTAACTGATACAACAATTGCAAGCGTACAGCAATTCCAATCATTACAATGGAGTGGGACAAAATGGGTAAACGCTTATCCTAATACACAGCATTTATCAAATGTTGATAGACTGAATAATCCGACAAACGGTGATACTTTAGTATGGAATGCACTTAACAATCAGTATGAATATTCTCAGGCAGTTGTTTCTGATCAAGCACTTTCTACTACAGACGATGTAACATTTAATCGTATTGCTACAACAACTACAGTTACAGCAAATGCATTCCAAGGTAAACTATACGATACTAACGGTAATGTTCTACTTGATAATACAAGTGGTGCGGCAGGTTTCGGTGGTAATATTTCATCAAATGGTTCATCATCATTCTCAGGTACAGTAGATTTCAATGGTGCTACAATTAACAATTTAGCTTTATCACTAGGAGATTTATCAAATGTAGATCCGGTAGCCCCAACAACTGGCCATGTTTTAAAATGGGGGGGCAGCCAATGGGCTCCTGGACTTAGTGGCGATATGCCAACATCAGGCGGCACGTTTACTGGTGATGTAACTTTTGCTTCAGGCAAAATAATTGGCCCTACTAACGCTAGCGGCCTTGGCATGGATATTGAAATTCCAAGTCTTTACGGCCTTGATTTGGTCTACACAGGGGGCCCGTCAGACGAGTTTTTAGCGAGATTTGGGTCAAACGGTGCTGTACAGCTTTACCACAATGGAAATGAAAAGGTTAAGACATCGCCATCGGGTATTACTGTTACAGGCGCCGCGGCAATAGGCTCGGCTTTAACCATTAATGAAACAAACCTTACCTATAATCAATCTGGTTCTGGAAATTTTCAAATAATATCTAACAAAGAAGTAGACATGAAAGTGTCTAATTCTGATAGAATTACACTCCGTGCTACTGGTGCGGTAGACTTATATCATTCAGGCTCTAAAAAGCTAGAAACGACCGCAACTGGCGTAGCAGTTACAGGCACACTGACAGGCGTTACTGATATTACCACAGGCCCAGCATCTGGAAGTCCTAGCATAAACCTTGGTGACGGTACTGGCAACTTCGGTAATCCTATTATCAATTTCAACGCCGGCATAACTGGCGTATCAGGACACATTACACATATCGCAAATAGTGGATTTGAAATAAAATCTAATAGTGGGGGCGAATACATACGATTGCAGACATATGACTCTAGTCATTTCACGCCTTTAGAAGTTGTTGGAAATGTCGTTACAATTAGCCAGGCATATACTCTTCCTTCAAGTGATGGCACAACCGGACAAGTACTACAAACCAATGGCGCAGGTGTTTTAAGTTTTACATCATTAAGCAGTGGAGGCATGGTTAGTTTAGCAGATGACACAACACCACAACTAGGTGGTGCTCTAGATTCTAACAACCATGATGTAGTGCTTAAAGGTACTGGTCCTTTTTATAATAATAATATAACTTTTGATGCTAGTCAAGACATACTTCATTTTGAAGATGGTATGACAATAAGAATGGGCACAGGCTCTGGTGCAGCTAACGGTGAAGATTTTTGGATATTCCATGATGGAACTAATAGTTATATTGAACATCGTCCAACGGCTCCTGGAAAACTTATGGTTAATTCAAACCATATGGAATTAAGAGCTTCTGGCGGATACAAATATATGTCAGGTCGAGCCTCTGGTGGAACAACAGTAGACGAAGTTAAATTTTATTTTGGTAGTAACTCTGAAAAGCTCGCTTTATCTGCTGATGGTATTACAGTATCAGGTAACATAACTACAACAGGATATATTGCTGGACCTGCTACATTGACAATTGATCCAGCTGCGGTGGGCGACGATACTGGTACAGTTGTAATAGCAGGAGACTTACAAGTTGATGGGACCACAACCACAGTAAACAGCGCCACACTTGACGTTGCAGATATCAATATTACTGTAGCAAAGGGAGCGGCAAACGCCGCCGCTGCTAATGGTGCAGGCCTTACTGTTGATGGGGCTAGTGCAACATTAACATATGCAAGTGCAGGAGATAATTGGGCGTTCAACAAACCATTAGACATGGGCAGTAATAATATTACCACAACAGGCCAAATGCTTTATAGTAATGTTTATAGTGCCGAAGTTGACCTGCCAAATGCTAGTACATATCATGGAATGTTTGCACATGTTCATGGTACCGGAAAAGGATATTTTGCACATAGTGGTAACTGGATAGCATTACAAAACGAAAATGCATTGGAAGGAGATGTAGACACACATCTCAAAACAACAAGTGCTGGAATTGGACAAGTATTAGGTTGGACTGGCTCAGACTTTAACTGGGTAACGATGAGTAGTGGCTTAGGTAATATAGTAGAAGATATTAGTCCACAACTTGGCGGACCACTAGACGTAAATGGAAAAGTAATTACTAGTTCTAGTAACGGAAATATTCAAATTAAGCCTGCTGGAACAGGACATACTGAATTTGAAAACGAAATACAATTTGTAGGTACTAGCTATACTACTGAATGGTTATCTGTAGGACATTGGAGTTTTAGAGATGGAGTACAAGCACGTTTTGGTAGTACTGATGATTTAGTAATAAAACATGACGGATCTAATAGTTATATTGACGAGACTGGTACTGGAAATCTTATTATTAAATCGTCATTTTTAGATATTAAAGATGCAAGCAATGTGGAATTAATTTCTGCAGATGCATCTGAAGTTAGATTACGCCAAGGCGGTAATATTAAACTCAAAACAGCTTCCACTGGTGTAGATGTTACAGGTGATGTTTCTCTAACAGGTTCCATTACATCAACTGCCGTAGGCACACCAACTATTACTAGTAGTACTGATATTGTTCTAGCGGCCAATAGTGGCAGCGGGATAGTTAATGTTAGTGGAAGTAAAATTACAAACCTAGGAACACCAACATCAACATCAGATGCTGCAACCAAAGCATATGTTGATGCAAACGCTGGAGGAGGATCAGCTTTTACAACGCCTGAAGTTAAAACATCGGATTGGTCAGTAACTAATGCAGATAAAGGTAAAGTATATATTGTTGATACTGATAACTTAACTCTTACTTTACCAGAAGATTCTACTTTAGATAGTGACTGGTTTATTAGAATCTACACCAAAGGTAATAGTTTCCAACCAAGTTATGGATCAGTTGGTGACTTAACCATTGATCCACAATATAGTTTGCACGGTGGACGGGTTAACGGAAATACTAACTGGATTATGAGGGCTAGACAAGGTGGTATTTTATTTGTAGATCCTGAAGCATCTGATAACTTTCTTTTTGATACTCATAGTACTAACTGGGATATTGATGTTAATTCCACAGCAAATGCCAACAGAGCAAATGCTACTGGCTGGGGAGGCGTTGCTATTAGCGGACAAGCTACTGCACAAGGCACCGGGGCGGTTGCAATAGGCTATCTTTCTTATGCTACAGGAAACGACTCGATTGCTATTGGCGGTAACTCAGCACAAGCCGTTGCAACAGATGCAATTGCGTTAGGTAATTCGTATGCAGGAGGTACTCAAAGTTTTGCAGCGGCTATTGATAACAACACATCATCATATGGTGCGTTAAATCCACATAGTATTGCAATAGGATATCAGGCAAAAGCGGCGGCTGATCGATCAACTGCTATTGGTTATACTGCACAAGTTACAGGAAATCATGCATCAGCATACGGACATGGATCGAGTGCCACTGGAGCAGGTTCAAATTCATTAGGTTACGGATCGAGTGCCAGTGGAGCGTTTGCTAATGCTATTGGATCATCTGCTGTGGCTATAGGTGATAATTCAGTAGCATTTACTCAGGCAAGAGCTAGCGGATCAGATAGTTTTGCGGCTGCTATTAGTAGCAATTCGTCTTCATATGGCGCTAGTGCTACAAATGCAGTTGCCTTAGGATATTATGCTAAAGCTGCAGGAGACTTTTCAGTTGCCATTGGTAAAAATGCCTCTGCAACTGGTAACGATACAATTGCGTTGGGCGGTGCAACTACTCTAGTAAAAGTTGACGGAACACTTGATGTTAGTGGATTTAAAGTTTCTGGAGATGTTGAGGAAAAGTTTACTACACTTACAAGTTCATCATCAATCGTTGCACACGACTGTAGTACAGCCGCTATATTTTATCATACAGGGGCGACAGGAGATTTTACTATAAACCTAACAAATATAAATTCTACACAAGAATATGCAAAAGGAATAGCAGTAGTTGTCAATCAAGGTGCTACAGCATACATGCCAACTGCATTACAAATTGGCGGGTCAGTACAGACAATTAATTGGCAAGGTGGAAGTGCACCATCTGGTACAGATTCTGGAATAGATATTGTATCCTTTACAATACTTAATGATGGTGGAACTTATGTAGTGTTAGGTCAATCAGTAGCATATAGTTAAGGAATAAAAATGCCAATTATTAATTTACCAAGTTCAAGTAGTTCAATGTTAAGAGGTAACACAGCAGGCGGAGGCGGCAGTTTCGACCCTTTAATTGGTGAACACACTTATACCACACCGGGTCAATATTATTTTACAGTACCTGCTGGTGTCACATCGCTTAGTGCAGTAGTTGTTGGAGCTGGTGGCTCAGGAGGTAAAGGCACAAATGCCGCAGGCGGCGGTGCGTTAGTATATGTAAATAATAAAACATATAATTCAGGCACGATTCTTACTATTGTTGTTGGCGCTGGTGGGACAGGACCATCAGGTGCTGGTACAAATAACCAACCTGGGGAAGATGGTGGAAGTAGTTATGCGTTAGGTGCCCATGCTGGCGGAGGCCGAGGCGGTCAGTCTGGTACCCCTGCATATGGTACAGATGGACAATTTGGAGGCGGTGGCCTTGGTGGAGTACCAGGTGGTGTATATACAATTGGACGTACAGGCGGTCGCGGTGGAGGACATTCAGGCATAGGCGATAACGCAGGCGGTGGTAGTGCTGCAGGTTATAGTTCAAATGGTAAAAACGGTGGTAGCGCATACGCATCTTCTGGCGGTGCGGCAGGAGCAGGTGGTTCTGGCGGTTCTGGTGCTGGTACGGCTTCAAACACATATGACTATGGCGGGTCAGGTGGTGGTGTAGGCATATACGGCGAAGGTTCAAATGGAACCGCAGGACAGGCTAATGCATCAACTCAAGCAGATGCACACGGTACTGCAGGATCAAGTGGATCGGGTGTAACTCATGGTGCTGGTACTGGTAGTGCTTACGGGGGTTCTTATACATTAGACGGCGGTGATGGCGCAGTTCGTATTATATACGGTGCAGGACGAGCGTTTCCTTCAACTAACACAAGTGCTGCTATTTCTGGTAGTAATATTACATTAAACGGTACGCAGATTGCATCATCAGCAACTGGCGAACATCAATTTCTTAACCCTGGTACATATAGTTGGTTGTGCCCCACAGGAGTTACCAAAGTTAGCGTAGTTTGTATTGGTGGTGGTGGCGGCGGCGGAGGCGGTTATGGACCTGGCGGAGGCGGTGGCGGTCTCGCATATAAAAATGATATTCCAGTGACACCAGGTCAAACTTACACAGTTGTAGTTGGCGATGCAGGTACTGGTGCGGCAGATGATGGTGATGGCAGCCTCTGGACACTGGCACAAGGTAGCGGCGGCGGTGCGTCTTACTTTATGAGCGCAAACACTGTTCGGGCTACTGGCGGGGCTGGAGCAACAACAACTAGTGCTTCTGGATCTGTTGGTGGCCAGTTTACTAATGGTGATAATGGCGGATCTGGTGGATTATCTGCTGTTTCTGGAGCAGGATATCATTGGCCAGGCGGTGGCGCAGGTGGTTATACTGGAACTGGAGGGAGATCAGGATCAAGTAGTTCTTCATATGCTGGGCATTCAGGAACAGATTATTATGGACATGATGGTGCTGGAGGCGGCGGCGGGGGTGGTGGATACATCAATAGTCACGCTGCTGGTACTGGTGGCGGTGGAACTGGAATTTTTGGTGAAGGAACAAACGGAGCTGGCGGAACAAATGGACCAACTGGTGGTGGTGGTGGATCTGGTGGTGATGCTGGTTCCGCTGGTGGTAGTGGTACTGGCGGAGTAGGCGGTAGCCCTGGTGGTGGTGGCGGTTGCGGTTATACCACTGGCGGCGATGGCGCCGCAGGTGCAGTTCGTATTGTTTGGGGTGGCAGAGCATTTCCTAGTGCAAATGTTGATTTAGCATCGTCAAATTCAAATGTTACCCAAGAACCAGCAGCTGGTCCTAATTGGACAACGTTATCGCAGACTCAACAAGTGGTTGCTGGTTCGCCAAGTTTGAATGCAGCATTTGGACGAAGTCTGGCTTTTTCAGAGGACGGAAATTACCTTCTGGTTGGTGCATCAGGTGATAGATCAGGCGGAACTTGGACTGGGAGAGTTTGGGCTTATTCAAGGAGTGGAAATACTTGGTCAAACAATCAAAATTTTGTTCCACCTAATATTACAGCCAATGACAATTTTGGTTGGGCTATTGATATTACAGGAAACTCCACAGCGGTAATAGGGGGTAGAGCTGAAACTGTAGGTGGTGTATCAGATGCAGGAGCCGCATATATTTACACACGCTCAGGAACTAACTGGTCAAGGGTTGCAGATTTAACTCAAAGTGACCCAACTTTTAACGTACTATATGGTGGTGGTGTTGGAATCAGTGGACAAACTGCTGTTGTGGCTGCTCAACAGTTTGCTGGCGGCGGTAAAGTTTATATTTGGTACAACACTTCTGGAAATAATTGGTCACTGCAAACAACTCTAAGCGGTGCCGCAAGTGGGGATAGCTTTGGTAGCCGAGTGGCTATTGACGGTGACACATTGGCTGTTTCTGCCCCTTATGCAGATGTTTCTGGTGTATCAAATAGAGGGCTTATATATATTTATACTAGGTCTGGAACTACTTGGTCGCTACAGCAAACTATTAATCACGGTACAATTAATTCCAGCGTTGAGACCCAAGGCGCTAATGGCTTAGTGCTTAAAAATAATACTTTAATTTTTAGTTCCAACAAGTATGTCCCAAGTGGAAGTAGTAATACTAATGTTGGTGGTGTTTTTGTATACACTCGGTCAGGTACAACCTGGTCACACGAAGCAACAATAACTCCAGATCTAGCTAGTGACGGTTATATAAGTATGTTTGGTGGTGATGAGAATACAGTTGCAATTGGACATCACGGATACAACAGCAATCAAGGGCGGGCTTGGGTTTATAGTAGATCAGGTACAAGTTGGTCACTTCAAAAATCGCTTACTGGTAGTGGCACAGCTAGTGGTGATTACTTTGGTTATCCGTCGCATGCTGTTAGTTCCAGTGGTGAGCAAGTTGCGGTTGTGGCAGGTTTTGACACTATTAGCGGGAACAGTTCCGCTGGATCTGTTTTTATATACACAACGAGTTAAAGCAGTGATGATGGTAACATATCAACTAATTAATACAGCTAAATATAGTTGAAGGATTTCCAATGGCGTATGAAAAATCAAAAATATCAACTGTACCATATTTTTATGATAAACAACTGAGAAGATATATTCAGCAATTTATTCGTATATTTGGTGGATTTCAAATAGCAGTACACACCAATAGTGAAGGTGATCTTGTTTATCAAACAGTGCCTGTTAGATATGGTGATGTTAACCGTATGGCTGCTCATATTGTAAAGGAAAATAGTGAAAACACTATGAATAGTACTCCTTTTATAAGTTGTTATGTTACTGGATTAGAGACTGCACCACAAAGTAGAACCTATTCTCAATTTGAAGAAACTGTTCCAGTTTATGAAAAAAAATATAATGAAGTTACTGGAAGTTATGAAAATGAAGTAGGAAACGTATATAGTATTAAAAGACACCAACCAGTTCCTTATACACTTACTATGCAAGTTGATTTATGGACCAGTAATACTGAGCAAAAGCTACAAATATTAGAACAAATACTTGTATTATTTAATCCAACACTTAATATACACACGTCTGATAATCCATTAGATTGGAGTAGTTTAAGTTACGTTGAATTAATCAGTAGTACGTGGAGCATGAGAACTATACCAAGTGGCATTGATGATATTATTGATATTAGTACACTAACATTTCAACTACCTATTTTAATTAATCCTCCAGCTAAAGTTTTAAAAAATACAGTTATACATACCATTATTGATAATATTGAAGATGTTACTAGTAGTGATTTAGATTCTATTAGAGCAGGCGGGAGTTATTCACCATTGTTTACTAGTTATAAAATTATAACTCTAGACAATTATAAAATGAAATTTTTAGTTGACAATGCAGGAAATGCCACAGCTCAGTTATTGAACAGAGACACTAGTGCAACAGACAATAATGCACAGATATTAAATTGGGTATCAATTTTTAAACCATATGGTGAATTCAGAGATAGTATAAGCCAAATTAGATTAAAACAAACTACTGACCCATCTAATACTGCTGATGATATAATTGGTAATATTGTTGTTAATACTGGAAATTCAAATCTACTTAACATTACATTAGACGTCGATACACTACCAGCTAACACACAAGGTATTGTAGATGCCGTAATTAATCCACAAGCTAACTTTCCTGGTGATGGAACGTTAACCGCCGCAGCTGACAATGATAGATATTTGTTAACATCTGATGTAGCTGGAGGAAGTGGTTGGGGCGGCATTATAGCAACGAAACATGATATTATACAGTACAATGGAAGTAATTGGAGTGTTGTATTTGATGCTAGTCTAAATGGTACAACAGTACAACATATAACAAATACTACAACTGGCGATAAACTTAAATGGAATGGATCAGAATGGGTTAATGCGTTTGAAGGAACATACAATCCTGGCTTCTGGCGAATATATATGTAATGATAAGTGCAAGTGGGTGTTGCTTCTTGGCCCTTGATACCGGAAGAATAATGCTACAACAAAGAAGTAAGACTAGCAGTCATCCGTTAACTTGGAGTTTCTGGGGAGGAAAGTCTGAAAAGAAAGAACGTCCTATTGAAACATTATTAAGGGAATGTAACGAAGAAATGGGAATACTTCCTGATATTGAAAAAGTATATCCATTACATACTTTTCTTAGTGATGATAAAAAATTTACATATAATACATTCTGCATTACAGTATTTGAAGAGTTTATTCCTGTATGCAATGGTGAAAGTAGTGGGTATGCATGGGTAGGTATACATGCTTGGCCTAAGCCATTACATCGTGGTGCTAGAGCTGTATTAGAACAACCTGATATGGTTGAGAAAATTACAACAATATATAATCGCCAAAAGGATAAACTAGACTTACCAAATTGGTTAGACAGTTTTTAAACTTCTGGAAATAAACAATCTTCAATAAAATGTTTAACGTCAGATGCATCAAGACCAAGTGATTCCATAACTTTAGGCGTATGTGGATTTTGTTTTTGATAATGACAATATCTATTTTGTCTACGTTTTATTTGATCTGCATCATTTTTAATATTAGTGTATTTAGGTAGATGTGTAAAATACATGTCTAGATTATCTAATGCCATTGTGACAACTTGGTCCATTTCTTGTATAGTTTTAACATTACTAACTGCTACCATATGTGGTGTAAATATAGCTTCTGCCCAAGGAGGCAGTGCTCTTTCCTTTTTCCATTCTAAATTTTTAGTAGATTCTGCAAATAAATCTATCATTGGATGTGACATTGGCCAGCTAGGGCTGTAGTCATGAAATGCTCCTGTTACTTTATTTTTACCACAAATTATATCAAATCCATATATCGGTGCCGTATTATTAAAATTAGGAAAAACACAGATATGAGTCATATACAACCCTTTTGTATCTCTTGCATCTACACTATCTATATGAGCTCTTCTAAAATGGTCGCCTTTAAAAACCCGGTTAAGCCAATCAAACTCAGGGTCATCAAATGTTTCCTCACCCAACGTTGCACATTTTTTTATTATTTGTTGCTCACACTCTATCATTCTATCCCAAATTTCACTCATATATTATACCTTTAAGTTTATCAGCTAAATCATTTATCATTGCATCTGTATGAAACGGAGTTGGTGCAAACCGCAATCTTTCTGTGCCCATGTCCACTGTAGGATAATTAATTGCTTGCGCATATATATTATGATTTTCTATTAATTTATCACTTATTGACTTGCACTTTATTGGATCATTAATCATAACTGGTACAATGTGTGTGTTATTTTCTAATACCTCGATTCCATTATTATGTAATGCTATTTTTAATTTTTTAACTATTTCTTGATGTTTGTTTCGTAATTCTATACCGTTTTTGCTACGCAAGTATTTTATGGCTGCTAATGCACCAGCACAGATTACAGGACTTATACTAGTGGTGAAAATAAATCCACTTGCTACACTACGTATCGCATCTATAGCAATACCGTCTCCTGCAATATAACCGCCTTGGCAACCAAATGCTTTTCCTAATGTTCCATTAACAAAATCAACTCTGTCTTGTAGTCCTAGTTTTTCTAGATATCCTGCACCTTGTGATCCGTATAAACCTACAGCATGCACTTCGTCAATATATGTTATTGCATTGTATTTGTCTGCTAAATCTAAAATAGCTTCAATTTCACTTACATACCCATCCATACTATACACACTTTCAAATACAATGCAAGGGGTACCTTTTATTGATTTTAAAATATCCTCTAATTCCTGTATATTATTATGTTGGAAAATATGTTTTGGGGAACCACTATGTCTTATACCAGCTATTAAACTAGCGTGATTTTTACTATCACTTATAAACTCAATATTTTCTACAATTTTACTAAGTGCTATTAGGCTCCATTCATTTGCGACATATGCACTAGTATACAGTAATGCACTGTTCTTTTTATGTAGACTAGCAATTTCATGTTCAAGTGCAACATGATAATGTGTAGTACCGCTTATATTACGTGTGCCACCACTTCCAGCACCTGTTTGACTAAGAGCTGTATGCATCGCATCACTTACTACTTTATGTTGTCCCATACCTAAATAATCATTACTACACCAGTTTACAATATTTTTAATATTATATGGTCCATACCAAATAGCATTAGGATAATCACCACTTTCTCTTAATATGTCATTAAAAATGCGATAATTTCCAGACTGCTTTAGTTGATCAATTTTATTTTGGAAGGTTTTTATGGGTATCATTTAGCACCGTTTCTTTTGTTATATTTAGTTTTAATTGACTTGGCCTGATTTTATGTTATAATATGGTAAAAGGAGTTCTAATATGCATATTGTTACAGGTGCCAGTGGATTTATTGGTAGTAATATGGTACAACATTTAAACCGCATGGGACATAATGATATTTTATGTGTTGATACATTAAACAGTGAAAAAGTAAAAAATCTCCAAGGGCTCCAGTTCATTGATTTTATAAGTCCTAGTGAATTATTAACACAACAATTGGATGATTGTACATTGTGGCATTTAGGTGCTAATAGTAAAACTAGCAGTGACGACTGGGAAAGCATTTACAATTCCAATGTGGTATATACTAGAAAGCTATTGAGTAAATTTAATGATGTAGTTTTTGCTAGTAGTGCTAGTGTGTATGGAGACAATACTGATACTTCAGAGCATCCCGATAACGAGTCACCTAAAAACATGTATGCTGCTACTAAAATGATGTGTGATAATATGATTCGTTCATCACAAACAGGAAAACGACAGAGTTGGAGATTCTTTAACGTTTATGGCAATAGAGAATCACATAAAATAGAAGTACAGCAAGCTAGTCCATACACTAACTTTACACATCAAGCAAAAACTACAGGAGTTATTAAACTATTTACTAATAGTAAAGATGTATTTCGCGACTTCATCTGTATTGACGATGTAGTGAGTATAATGTATGATGTGCATGAACGCACAGATAATAACTTTATTAGTAATTTAGGAACTGGGAAAGTGTTTAGTTTTCAGCAATGGGGAGAGTTATTGGCTAATAAGTATAATGCAGAAATAGAATATATCGAAATGCCAGACAGCCTTAAAAATATATATCAAATGTATACATGTAGTGATAATGAAAAACTAGGACATTTGCTAGATTATATTTGGGAGGATTTACGAGTACCATATCAGTTTTTAACACCAGAAGAATATATCGAGGATAATTTATGAAAGTATTAGTGTTTGGTGATGTGATCGTCGACAAATATATCTATGGTACTAGTACAAGAATTAGTCCAGAAGCACCAGTGCCTGTTGTGACTTTTCAAGAAGAAAAAGAATCACTAGGCGGTGCAGGACTGGTGTATGAAAACTTAAAAAGCCTAGGCGTTGATACAACACTACTACAAACAGAACAGCCACGCAGTGTTAAGACCAGAATAATATGTGACGGGCATTATATTACACGTATAGATGATGATAAAGATGCAGATTCAAATGCAGTATTAGCTAACGTATTACGCAGTGACTTCTCTCAATGGGATTATGTTATACTAAGTGATTACGACAAAGGTGTATTAGACAATGCAAAACAAATTATTGCACATATAAACAGCCAAGGTCCTAAAGTAATTGTAGATCCAAAACGATATGCACACGACTACGAAGGCGCTTGGTTAGTAAAGCCTAACAACAGCGAATATACTAAGTTTGAATTTGACGAATGGCAAGGCAACATTATTACCACAGACGCAGGACATAGTGTGAGTGCTACAATAGACAATATCGAATATACTATTCCTGTAGAACAAGTCGAAGTATCAGATGTTACTGGCGCTGGAGATTGTTTTCTAGCTGCGTTTGTGTATGCACTTACTAAAGGTTACAGTCATAAAAAATGTTTACAGATAGCTGTTAGTGCAAGTACACAAAGTGTTAAGCATACTGGTACATATGTTTTAACTAAACAGGATGTAGAACGTACTAAAGTGTTTACCAATGGTTGCTTTGACATTGTACATCGAGGACATATTGAAATGCTCAAGGCTAGTAAACAATTGGGAGACTGGCTAGTAGTAGGGGTTAATACAGATCAAAGTGTTCGTCGTCTTAAAGGTGAATCTAGACCTGTTAATAATGAAAGTGACAGAAAAGTTCTGCTGGAAAGTTTAGACTTTGTTGATGAAGTAATACTGTTTGACGAGGATACGCCACTGGAATTAATACAACGTGTACAGCCAAACATAATTACCAAAGGCGGGGACTATACAGTAGACACAGTTGTAGGTAACCAACTTGCAAAAGTTGTGATACTGCCAACAGTAGATGATTATAGCACAACAAATACAATACAAAGGATTAATAATGACACAACTTAAAGGCCAGCAAGATAAAGGATGGGGTCGAGAATTAATTTTTGCCACTAATGACAAATACTGTGGCAAAATAATGTTCTTTGACAAAAAGGGTGCTAAGTTTAGTATGCATTTTCATAAAGAAAAAGACGAAAGTTGGTATGTACTTAATGGTAGTTTTACGCTACATATCATAGATACTGATACTGCTGAAATGGAAACACATGTTTTAACAAAGGGAGAAACATGGCGTAACGAACCACTATTACCGCATCAGTTAATTGCAATGCAAGATAATAGTATTATTATTGAAGTTAGTACTCCAGATAGCGTAGAAGACAACTATCGAATTATCAAAGGTGATAGTCAAACATGAGTAAGCTATGGACGTTTGGGGATAGTTTTGTTTCTCCAGTGAATAGATGTTATGATACAGAGCATTATCCAGAGTGGCATTGGGTTTATCAGCTTGGAAAAAAACTTGGGGTGTCAGGATTGTCTGGTGCTGCATTACCAGGGGTAAGTAATGAATGGATTTCACATCAGATAATGCAAAACATTAATAATATTAATAAGGATGATTTTATTGTTATTGTTACAACTGGTATGCATAGACGCTGGTTTATTAAAGATAAACCAACGTTATCTAATTTATATATTGTTAACTTACATGAACATATGCCGCGAGATTCTTATCGTGCAATTGATCTTTACAAGCAAGAATTTAATGAACAGCATGAGTTTTTAAGTAAAATTTATTACGAACAATTTTTAACATGGATACGCTCAGTATTACAACCTTACCAATATTGTTTAATACCAGGATTTGATGCTACAACATTGCATCATACTTCAAATAACATACCATTAGTAAAAGCTGATGAAGGCGAGTTTATTGATGGTTATGATAGAAAATTATTTGCGACATGGGAAGGTTGGGATAGGAGACTAAGTCATTTAAGTGAATGCAATCACGATGTATTGTCAGATAAAATTACTAGATTTTTCAATACTAATGAACTAATAGATCTTAGCACTGAATTTAAGAAAAATTTATTTACCTGTAAGCAAGATTGTTTGGACTACAATTTAGATATCTCAATATAGTATACAGTATCTTTGTGTTCTATACTGTTACTAAAATTAGTTATATGTAGATTATTATTTGCTAACATATCACTAAATGTGTCTGGATTGCTTCCTGTTACATTTTCCATAAGCATTATTTTACCATCATCTGTCAGATAATCATTGACGGTATCAAAAAAGTCTTGATGTATTTTCCAATCTAAATCCTGCATTTTTCTCGGTTCATGTTCAGTCACTGTCAAGTCATCTCGCCATGCTGGCACAGTAAAATTAAAATGAGGCGGGTTTGCTATTATAAGATCAAATTTTTGTTTGGGGATTTGTTTAAAATTATCAGACAAGTAAAATACACAGTCTAAATTATTAACTTCTAAGCTCTGTAATAATACAGCTTGTGCATGTTCACTTATGTCACTGAAACTAATTTGTTTTGCAAGTTTAGTATATAGTGCAGCAAGTCCAAAATAACCAGGGCCACAGCACCACTCTAGTGCATTTTTAAATTGTCGTCCTTGCGAAAAATGATGAAAGCAACTATTTGCATCTTTAACCGTTAAGTATCCAAATCCATCAGTATCATCGCTACTGAATACAGTATAATTCCCTATATTAACTGATGTTGTCGAGTTCAAAGTCAAACACAAATACCTTCTTATTTGTAGTGCATGGATACGCACCATGCCAAACATCACCGTCTAAGACAATTAGTGTTCCAGGCAATTGTTCAATTGTTTTAACATTTATAGATCCGTCTGGTTCTGGCAGTATAAAATAAAATATTCCTGATCCGACTTCGCCCTCTACACACAGAACTACTGACACCGACTTGCCTCCCGGACCATGTTTATGTATTGCTTGCCAACCATTCTCCATATATTCAATATTCCAAGCTATCAATCTTTTTCCTAATTTAAATGGAGCATTATGTGTGGATAAATGGGTGTTTACATAATCTCTAATATCATTAGTTAGTTCTATACCTTCATCATCTTCAAAATAGGTTTGCTGTGCAACATTACTAGCAACTAGGTCTGCTTCAACAGACCTAGTTGCTTGATTCCAATTTTCTAGTGTGGTTTGCCACTGTGGATATGTGGTTTCGATTGCCCATTTTGTATTATAAAAGGATGACCAAAAATTATTGCTCATTTATAACCCACAGTACTATTCATAAAATTGCCTACTATATCGTGTATAATATTGTTAGATAATTGTATTATCTTTAGTTGATCTAGTGTTATTGACATTTAGACTGGTGTCCAATTTCCTTTAAAGATTAATTTTCCAAACTCTGGCAAATACAAGTACTCAACATCACTATTAGATACAGTTTTCAATGCATCTTCTAATGTTTCAACTAATGGTTCTCCACCTAGATTGAAACTAGTGTTAAAGATAATAGGACACCCTGTTTTTTCTTTAAACGCTTTAATAATATCATAGTAATGCGGATTTTGATCCCTGTTAACTGTTTGAATACGACAAGTGCCATCTATGTGAATAATAGCTGGAATCTTTTCTTCAATACCGGGCTGACAATTTACAGCATACATCATAGTTGGAGAACTTTCCATACCACGCAAATCAAACCATTCATGCACGTCTTCTTCCAAGATACTACCTGCAAATGGACGGAAATATTCTCTGTGTTTTACACTGTTTACAAAATCTTTTCCATCTGGATCTGTGGGATCATACATTAAACTTCTGTTACCCAATGCACGTGGTCCATTTTCACTACGTCCTTGAAACAATGATACAATATTTTTACTAGTTATAAGTTCCACTATGTCATCATGTGTAGCATCACTAATTGTACAATCATATTTTTCTGCTAATGTTTCAATATATTGTTGAGTATAATCATATTTTGGTCCCAAATAAATCTCTGGGTTATGTTTCTCTTCTGATCGAGACATTTCATAATACCCCCAAAGTGCTGCGCCAATCGCAGTACCGCCATCATTACTGCATGGCTCTACATATAAATTAATACCTTCTTCACTCAATTTATCCAAATAGTGATAATTTGCAACACAGTTTAGTCCATATCCACCACTAAGAACAACATTCTTTTGTCCAGAAAATTCTACTGCACTTTTAATTAAATTTAATACTTGTTCTTGTGTTTCTGTTTGTACAGCATATGATAGATCTTTGCGGTTTTGTAGATCTGGAAACTTTTCATGTTCCCCTGGGGTAAATGCAAGCTCTGAATAAGCTGGATAATTTATATATGCAGCATTAGGATAGGTTGGAATAATTAAATTTCTATTTACAGTTGGAATAGTAGTATCTGTAGAAAAGATAGAAGGTATATTGTCATTAGGTTTACCATAGGGAAATAATCCCATAGTCTTACCAGCTTCAATTGCTTGAAATCCATTATAGATAGTAGCTGCTTCATATGCTTTAACAATGCCAGCATTTGGAGATAATACTGCTATGTGTTTTCCATCTTCACCTATACCCTCACTAGAACATTGGTATTCTATCTGATGTGGAACAGGTTCTCTTGTACCAAAATGTTTATAATAAGTTTTAAATTCTGCTGGATATTTAACACCAATAATACTTTCAACTTCCCAAGCAACAATGGTTTCCTCTCCTTGGAAGGGTAAATTACACCTTACATTTGCAGCTGATCCTGCGCCATCTACAACAACTGCCACAGCTTCGTCAAATCCACTTCTATAAAAAGCACAAGCTGCATGAACTTTGTGGTGCTGGCTTGCTAAATCAATTACTTGTGGACTTAGCGGTTGTTCTGGAGTTGGTATATGAAAATCAATAAGTCCAAGTTTACGTGCCATTCCAGAGTAAATATCATCACTCATATACTCAATACACAAGTCTCCGGCGGCACCAAGTGTTGTTGTATGTGATATGAACATATAATCAATTTTATCAGTATAATCAAGAACTTTAACCATTCCAGCAAGCGGCGAGCCGTCATATTTTGCTCTGCTAAGACGCTCTTCTTCAACTGAAAATACTACTTCACCATCCTTTAGTAGACATACGCCTGCATTATGACCTCTACTAATACCTAAAATGTACCCAGTATTATTAACTCTATTTAATTTTTTCATATTTGTGTTAACTCCATTATTTTTTCTTAGTCTGTAGCATTAGTGGCAAATTATCTATTTTATTTTTAGATTTAGTTGCATCTTTAGATTTTGGTTTTCCTAGTTTTTCTTCTATGCTATCAATTATTTGTTTCATAACATTATCATCAAAAATCATAAGATCTTCGCTATCACGTTCTATAGCAAAATCATGCGTTACTCTAAATGGTTGATATTCTCTAGTTTCTTTGCCATTATCAATAATTGTAAAATCTTTATTTCCAGGGTATGAAATATTTTCAGGATATGTTGCCCCTATTACTACCGTAGCTGGTTTTCCTAATGCGTTTGCATAATGTTGTCCCATGCTATCACATCCTAAGAAATAATCACATGCATTAACAATACCCATCCATTGTAACAAATTTGTATCATTTGGCATAACAGCACCCATTTGTTTTTCTGTGGGTATTTCTAAATTTGTCATTAATATAACAGCGTAATTTTTTGCCAATTCATCAACAATACGTATAATATCTCTCACTTCAAAACTACGACCACTACTATCATATAAGAAACTACCATCACGTTTTGCGCCAGATCCTAATGGTTGAAATACTATAGCTTTTTCTTTTCCAGTTTGCTGTTTAAGTTGCGCAATCATATTATGCCCATATACTTGATCAGCTTTATTAATTTCTAAGTTAAATGATTTCGATTCAGGAATATCATCAAGGTCATTAATAAGTATATCAAATGCTTGAATTAGATTTACTTTTTGAGTAAAATATGCATTCAATCTATAGGGCTCGGGACTGATAAGTTCAGTTTGTTTTAGTTTATCCCATAATCCTTTGCTATTTGCTGGCCAAATATTATTACGTAATTTTTTGCTACTATAAAATAATTCTTGCCAAGCTTCAGCAACAATTACAACATCGTCTGCAACATTATCTTTGTAGTATTCTAAACCAGGAATACTACAAAGAACTCTACCGGCGCCGCCGTTAATAAAAAATGATTTTTTCATGTATTTCTTTCATTATAATGTAAACGGTAGATAGAAAATACCGCATAGTTACATTATAGCTAATCTAGATTAATTGTCAAGATATTTTTATTAAATTTAAGAGCAAACCCAACTAACACAGATCATCCCCATGCGTCCGCTATCGCCACCGCAGCTTTGACAGCCGCCGCCAACTGTACTAGCGGCTCCGCCTGATCCTGGAATTTGTCTATTATTACACCCAGTGTAATTACATCCAAAACAACTTGTACCGTTTTGCCAAAAAGTCATAGCGCAACTACAATCTTCATATCCAAATACTGGTGCTGGGCAGGTATAAGTTTGGGCGTTGGTTAAGTTGCTCTGCGATATTTGCATCATTGGGAACATTGATGGTATACCGTATACTGTACCATTGTATGTGGTTAGGACACTAGGACTATACGCCCATGTTCTCTGACAATCATATAAGAAGTCAATACACATACCATCATTACCACTATCCCAACAAAAATTCCAACCACTACAATTATCAGGACCACACTTATCAGTGTTACAACCTGGCGCCTGAAAGAAGCTATTAGCTTGGAGATTGTTTATCGCAGCAACACAATTCCATTTGCAGAAACAACTAATGGTATCACCACTACAGGTAGTAATACAAACGCTAGCATTACCACTACAAATACAAGTATTTCCGCCGCACCCACCGTGGCTAGTTTGATAAGCAAAACAACAATAAGCGCATCCAGCACAAAGACACCAGCAATGTCCTGGAGTCACATCTAATTCTACCACACTATAAGCACCACTAGCACCAAACGGTGCTCCTCCACAGCAACAATTACTGCCTGTTCCTGCTCCAGGACCCCAACTTTGGAATCTAGCTCTAGTTACACCTGGTGGTACGCACCAGGTACAGGTCTGCCCACATCTAAAGTAACCACTGGTATCGCATACTTTAAAACCATTTGCTTGAGAGTCTGTGACTGTTCCAATTGTGGCTGCCCATTCTGCTTTTAAAGCAGCGGTGGATCCACTAAAGTCACTAGCTCCTCCGCCAGAAGACCGCGACTTGCACCAATCACCTGATTGGCTGTTCTCTCCACAATATTGTTCCAATGTTGGACCTGAACCTGATCCAGCCGCTGGCATTAGTGGAAGTAGTCTTGCATTTTCTTTTAGTGCGGCATATAGTAAAACGTCACTCATTTTGTTTCCTTTAGATTATTATAATACAGTATCTGGATCTGGTAATGTTTTTAATAAATTTACTACAGCCATTGGTAATTTTGGTAGGTTACCTTCTGCTACAGTAATATATTTCCATGGTAATACACTAGCATTAGCTGTAGTATAATCACTAGCGGCTGTTTTAAAAGCAGCAATCAACACTTTAGTATCATCATCTAAATCATATGTATTTTCATATTTTTCCAGCCACCGTAGTCTTTTATCAAGTATTAGTTCATGTGTAGTTTTCTCAAGTTTATATAATGGAACTAATTCAACATCTGTTCCATCAGAATTAACTACTAAATCTTTCCAATCTCTTAGTCTAGGATTGGTTATTTTTTTATAAACACTACCATCTGCTTGTGTTTCATTTTCATACGTATATTCAAAATCATCAGCTAGCACTTTCATCCATTGCCCAATTTCAGGCCTATCGTTACAATCAATTTCAATAATAGTACAATTTGGATGTTCATCTTGCGGAATTTCTTTTTCAGTATCAAATCCCATTAAATTATCCCCATGAACTGCTACCCATACAGTATCAGTACCAGTATACGTATACGTAGCTGTGTTAACTGGATCATCTGTCCATTTGTTTAACCAAAGCTCATCTTGAACATTAACTGTAAATTCTTTTGTTATATCTGCCATATTTTTTTACCTTCGTAATTATTTATCTTATTCATCACTCTGACCACCATGACACTTTTACATGTCCTGGGTGTGGCATTCCACCGCAATTTGAGTTCGCTCCACCCATATGATGGGCAAACGTGGCTCCTTGACCCCAGTGTTCACACTGGCAGGTATTACAATAAGCACCGCAATTAATACCGCCGCAGCATTGCCCACTAGAAAACGTAGCACAACAATCACAAGTTCCAACTAGCTGAGTATGCTCGTGGCTTATTCCTGGCGGTCTTATTTTATATCCATAATGGTTTGTGTCGAAACACGTGACTGGGTAAACACTGTTAAACCCACCATAATTGTTACTTGATTGAGCTCCACCTAAACTTACATAAAACCCACGATCAGGATCTACTGAATATTCAACTTCTCCGCACGTTGCACACGAGCTGGCAAAACAATAATCGCCACCACTATTACAAATACATGCTCCGGATGATTGTGACGTTTTGGATTGGAATCTACAACAAGACGAACCCGACAGTACTTGTATATGTCTAAATACACCACTACAGCCACCAAATGCACACATACATACTTCATAATCTGTGCCAGCCATTCCAGTTACAGTGGAAGCACAATGGGTACATGCACCAACTCCTCTACCAGGATGACAACATTGAGCACACGCTGAACATAGTAGATAGGTTGCACCAGGGCAAACATCAGCAATTGCTACTGCATACGCACCATTTGCTCCATATTCTGATCCACCGCAACAACACCCAGGCATCGTGTTTGCTCCTGCTCCCCATATCTGGAACATAGCTTTATTGGTAGCAGCTGGCACAGTCCAGGTGCAGCTATTGCCACATCGATAGGGACACGCACTGTTTTGTACGTCAAGTACATTTGATGCTGTTTTTCCAGCACCACAATACGGTAGTAATACCCATCCTTCTATACAAAATGGACAATTATCTAAGGCGGATTGCAATCCTGCTAAGTTAGTATCTTCAATGCATTGTTGCATAGCTTTATTTGATTCCATAATCTGATTATATAATAATGCATCTGCCATATTTTCTTTTACCTTTGTTTACTAATTCTATTTATCATTGCTCAACAACTGCAATTTCAGTTACAGTACCAGATGTAGCATCGTATGTAATGGTTACATTGTTAGTTTTTCCTGCAACTGAGTCAGCTTCAGTATAGCTTGTTATACGTTTGAAACTACCAAAGACCAGCGATCCACTGTCTGCTCTACCAACAGTTTCATATACTATATTAGTATATGAAATTGATCCAACTGTTCCGGCAGTTACAAATCCGTCTGAATTTAACGTAAGACTACTTGATAAGAATGTGTTTGTTAATCCAGCACCGCCGCCGCCTGAGCCGTATTCAAAACCAGTTCCCCCAGCATTTACTTTAAGTACTTTTCCAGCAGCACCAATTGCCAATCTCTCAGGAGCAGTTGCCCCTCTTACGATAATATCGCCTTGTGTTGTTAATAATGATTTAGCAATTTTAGTATCTGCATAAGTTTTAACAGCCTGTTCTGTCGGGACTGATAAGTTACTATTACCTGACAACGACCCATCACTACTAAATTCGTTAATACTTTCTCCCAATTGAGCACCAATACTACCAAGTCTTAAACTTGTCAAACCAGCTAGGTCAAATGCACTTGCATCCAATGTAGCTCTACCAGTAGCTTGGTCAACTCTAAAGTAACTACCAACTCTAAAGTTACCATCTTGGTCTGTACTTACATAGTAAACACGTCCTGGGAATGTTTCAGTAACTTCTCTACCTTGTGCTGCATCTTGTGTTGGTACACCTGGATAGTTACTGCTTTCTTTTGTACCAGTACCAATACTTAGGAAGTCATGTCCTGTTAAACGTACTTGACTATATCTGTATCTGATATTGAATCGTTGTCCATAGTATGTTGCCGCTGTATTTTGTTTTTCCGTTGCCAATGTTACGGTAACTGTGCCACCTTGTGTATCATTTGATTCTTTAACATAATTACTTACACTTGTGATAATATAAGTTAAAGAATCTACACCTGTATTTTGATCATCGGTAATATCTGTGTTATCTGCTGGATTTATTACTGGACCAGTAATAAATTCTAAACTACCGCCTGCTACTGGAATACTACTAAGGCCACCCAGTACCATGGCAAATCCAAATTGTCCTTGGTTTGCCTTGTCAGTACCTGCCGGATTCGTTAGTGTCGCAAATTGCCCATCTTGTGCTGTTATGACTGTATTGTTAGCAAACGGATAAGTTATCATACCATGTACTTGCTCTCTAAACGCATCTGCTGTACTATGTTGTGTTGTTGTTTCGTATTTAATTGTTGGTCTTGCGCCAATTGGCTTAACTGCATTTGCTGTTGCGCTTACAAAAGAGTGGACACTAGCTGCCGCCGCTCCAGTTGCTACGCCAACATTAACTGTAATTGTTGTAGCTGTTACCTCAAGTATTGATATATAAGTTTCAAATACACCCGCACTACTCGCTTTTGGATATGCAATTTGTGTTGTATTACCATCATATGCACACGTAAATGTCAAACTTTCATTATCTAAAATAATATGTGACCCCAAGGCTAAACTGTGTGCGCCAATTTCCAATACCATCACACCAGTAGTTGGATCATATGTAGTTCCAGTTGTTGGAGTGAATTTTCTTCCTCCACCCATTCCAGAATGATTTTTACATACTGCATATAAATCTGCGACGGAGCCAATTACTCTAACTTCTCTAGCAGTTGCGGAAGCAAACCCACTATCATAAGCAGCTAAGTTGCCTACATTTACACCATCTAACCAGTACTCTACACTTGATCCACTACCAAGCCCAGCTGCCGCATCTTTAGCTACAGTATGTTCTGCGCCGCCAGCATGGATACCGTCAGCAGTTGTACTAAAATATAGTGGATGACTAATATTAGTACTATCATTTTGTTCAAAAATGTACATCCTGTGTTTAGTGTCCATTTTAATAGCTTGTGCTTCTTGCCCATTAAACAGATATCTGTTTCCCAATCCATTATTTTGAACAGTTACTTTAAATGTTTGCCCTGCATAACCATGATAGATATCATTAATAACTAGTCTATGCTTAGTTGCTGGATTTAAATTTGTTTGTATATTAGCAACACTGGCTGTATATTTTGTTGATAGTACATTTCCTCCCGATAGTGTAGTACCGTTTAGAATTCTTGTTGCACTACCGCCACTAGTATAAGCTGTATACGCTGTTCCGTCTACACTGTTTGAAAGTCCAGAATCACTATAAAGTTCAAGCGTGTTAGTTGTAACATTGGCTGCATAATAGTCATTTCCATTAAGTTGTGTCATACCTGCAACACCTGTTACTGCTTGAACTAATTGACCATTAGAATATCCGTGATTAGCTGCCGTTATAATAACTGGGTTACTACGTGTTGCATCTTGAATTGCCACTGTAACAAATCCCCAACCAGCAAGTGATCGTGTATCTAGATAATTAGTTAAATCTGGGTTTGTACATATTCTAAAACTAGTTGTATCTACAACGTCTGCATACCATGTTCTGTTATACATATTTGCTGTTCCGTGGCTACCTAAAATTGGCTGCCATACGGCTTCAGGAATGCTACTAAATGCAAATCCTTCACCTTCAGAAAATCCATGAGCGCCTGTTGTGGTAACAGTTGCCTGTTGAGCTATACTTATTCCAGTTATTGACTGTGATGAATCAGTCTGTGAACCAGTTATTGTATCACCAACTGTAAATCCATCTGTTGTATTAAGAGTTGATACTGTGTACTCAACTGTATCACCATAAACATATCCGCTTAGTGGAAATTCAGAAGTATCAAAACCTTGTGAAACTGCACCGTATTCGCCGTAACTGTTGTTACCGTTTAGCGCACGTATTTTACCGCCGCCAGTAGCAGCATAACCGTAAGTATTATAGTATGTAAAGCAACTAACAATTTCACTCAATCCGTTGTCTTTTATCCAAAATCCTATGCCACCGTTATGTACTTGTGTAAATGTGTGAAACACCATACTACCCGCTGTACCTGCGGCAACAACCGATCCATCTACAATAGCACCAACGCCTCCTGTTGAGAACGCACTTGATTCTTTGATGTATGGAGATTTGGCTAATGTAGCACCGGGTTCAATTCTAAAGTAACAACCTTTAACTGTCGACGCTGTAATATCACTTGGTGTATTGTCAACAAATCCGGTTAAACCTTTAAGGAGTACGCCTTCTATCATTGTTCCACTGTTTACAAAAAACATTGTAGCTTCATTGTTTGGTGTTACACCATCATCACTAATACCTGCACCAAATCCACCATCATTCACTGTGTCTGGTTGGATTATACAGTTACGCTGTCCGTCACCAACAATAGTAGTATTAATCGGAATATGAATTGGAAGTTGCTCGCTGTAAGTACCATCTTTGATAAAGATTGTAGCTGGTGTTCTGTTTGCTACGTCAGCGTTGATATAATCACATGCAAACCGAAGGCTTGCAAACGCATAGTCAATTGCCTGTCCATGATCATTATCATCAGCACTACTAGTACTGTCTTCTGACACATAGTAAATTTTATCATTAGCACCACTAAACTGCCAACTATAGTTTATACCATCTGGTGTCTGTAAGTACTTACCAGCTTGTCCAGCTGTATTTGGAAGCACATAACTAGCACCAACAACAAAACTAGTCCATAATCCATTTGCACTATCTACAAAAAAGTCACTACCTGCTACGTGATCACTAGCTGCAATATATGTACTGACACTTTCACTAACAATATCGTCTTTAAGATATGTTGTGCCAGCTGTCCAGGCTCCCATATAACGAACGCCACTATTAAACTTTATCCATTTATTTGCAGCTAGGTCAGTATTAAATACTCCTGACGTGTGACTAATTAAACAATTATAAGTATTACCTCCGTATACTACAATATCGTTAATTGCAAAGGCTGTTGATGTTATCCAATCACCTCTTGAATTTACACCAGTTGAAAATAATTCCCATTCAGTTGTATTTGTATCTGGAGATTTACCAACGTTATCAATTTTAGCTGAATAAACGTTTCCACCAAATCTTACAGTTTCACCAACAAAATAATCTGTAGTCGGTCCCCATAACCCTCTAAAACTATTACCTGTACTAAACAGCTCCCAAAATCCGTTATTAGTTGGTATATTTCCAGATGTTTCTAGTGTACAACGATAAATGTTGGCACCGTAGGCTACTAAGTCACCTGGTACATAATTAACGGCATTATTATAAACACCTGCTGCACTAATTCCATCAACAAACTGATCCCAATATGTTGAAGCCGTTGGCAAATTTCCTGTCGTATCTTGTTTAGCAATATATGTTTTTGCACCATATTGTACTATATCATTCTTTTGATAAACGCCTGCGCTACTATAAACACCTTCCCATTGAATACCATCTGCAAATTGGCTCCAGTATGTTGCATTTGGAGGGGTGTTTCCTTGTGTATCAGCTATAGCAATATATACTGCACCACCATGTGCAACCCCGTCACCAACACGATATTGTGTTGCTCCATCATATATTTGTCTAAATTTAAAACCTTCTACCATTAACGCCCAATATGCTGCGTTTGTTGGGAGGTTTCCAGCTGTTCGTGTCACGCTACTGTAAACGTAAACGTTACCACCATACTTTACTACATCATTAATTTCATAAGTTGTGGCTACTTGCCAATCACCTGCAAAGTGAAATCTTAGTTTACCAAGGTCTAATATTGTTGCCATTTTTGCGTCCTACTTTATACTTATTATATTTATGCCAGGAATACCATTTGTAAATGTCCTGTTGTATGGTTAAATTGAAACTCAATCGAGTCTACACTCCAAAAATGTTGCCGGTAATCGTCACCGCCAATATTTTCTGGATCTGGGATCATAATTGGTGTTGTACCATCATTGATAATTTCCACTGTTAAATCTCCATTAATTGGATCTAATTTAAATCCATAAAATGTTTTATCACCGTACTGTGTTCCTTCGTATATTCCACCGGTGCTGTCTGAATGTGCCATTATAATGCCTCTTTCAATAAGCTAAGGGTAACAGTAAATCCGTCAGTTTTTGCACTAGTAGTCTTGACTTTAATTGCGTCACCATCTTGAATATAGATTTTATTATCTTTTGCTACATCAACTACTTCGTCTCCCATAACTTTAAGATTATGAGCAATATGTGTAACAGTGGCATCTGCATGAACTATTTCAACTGTAATTGGTAATGCACTTCCATATACATTAGCTATATAACAACTGTGTATAAAATGTGAACCAGCACCAACTGTCACTAGTGTTGTTCCTGAACCTGCTATTGTAGCAGTTTTGAATGTTTCCATTGCTTGTGCCAAGTTAATTTCCTTACTTTAATATATTTATCCATTTATAGATTTAAAAGTTGGAATAAACTGTTACCCCCACCGCCACCGCCACTCACTGTTCCTGGTACCCATTCAGTTGTATTTCCATCATATACTAAAACTTGTCCATTTGTTGGAGGGGTTGTTGCTGTGTCGACGTCACTAAGTTCATTAATACTAGATACATTAATTTTAGCTAATGTTCTAGCGTCTGTATAGTAAAGATTAGTTGTGCCTTCTGTTAAATCGTCTGTAGTGAAGTTACTAATATCTGTAACTTGACCAGTAATATTACCAGTAACGTCACCAATAAATTCATTAGCAGTTAGTTTTGCACTAATAAATGCACTCGTGGTTGTGTCATAAATTTCTGCACTCCACCGATCATTTACTTCGTCCCATACAAAACGAACATTATCACTAGTACCACGCTCAATTTCAATACCGCCGTTTTGGCTTGGTGTACTTGTTTCATCACTATTAAGTAGTATAATACTATCACCAATGTTAACTTCATTTGAGTTAACTGATGTTGTTGTGCCTTTAACTGTTAAGTCACCTTCGATTGTAACTTCACCATCAAAAGTAGCATCGTTAAATGTAACGTCTGATGTTGTTGCAACGTCCTGTCCAATTTCAATTACACCAGTACTAGGTGTGTATGTTACACCTGTACCTCCACTAATTGCACTTCTTGCTCTAGTATCTGTGAAGTAAAGGTTAGTTGAACCTTCGCTTAGTGCGTCAGTGTTGTGGTTTGAAATATCTGATACAGTACCAGTTACGTTACCCGTCACATTACCGTGTACCCTTGATACATTTAGTTCTTTGTTTAAGTTCCAACGGTCATCTGTATTAGTATATGTAAGTGTAGCATTTGCACCGTCAACTGTTAACCCAGCGCCATTAGCAGCCGCGGCACTTGCCGATCCTTTTGCTACTGTGATATTAAGATCATCTACATCAAGTGTTGTGCTGTTAATTGTTGTAGTTGTTCCGTCAACTTGTAAGTCTCCTGCTATTACAACCTTACCAGTGTTATCTCCAACACCTGCTGGGTCAATAACAAAATTAGCAGGACCAGCTAAGTATCCACTTACTGTTGCATTACCAGTAATATTAATATTACCAGTTCCAGTGATATCTTTGGAATTAAGATCTAAATCACCACCCAGTTGTGGTGTTGTGTCTTCTACAACTTCATTAATAGATACTGCCTCTACACGAGCATCTGTATAATATAAATTCGTTGTGCCTTCTGATAAGTCATCGGTTGATTTATTACCAAAGTCAGTATCAAAATCAGTCGACTTATATGTTGTTACGCTAAACACCCCTGTTGATTGAGTATATGTTAAATCACCACTTGCACTTACATGAGCTCTAACTTCTGCCGCACTTGGACCAGTATAAGAAATAACACCAGTTGATGAATCATATGATACCGAACCATCACCGCCATTATCTGTTACTGATATTGATGCTCTTGCTCTTGCATCAGTGAAATATAAATTCGTTGAACCTTCTGATAAATCGTCAGTGTATGCACCTGCTAATTTTGTATCGAAGTCTGCATTCGCTCTTGCAGACGTATAGTAAAGATTAGTTGTTCCTTCTGATAAATCGTCAGTATCATTAACACTAAGATCAAAACCTCCAGGAGAGCCAATAACTGTTCCTGTGGCATTAAGCGTTCCTGCCCCTAACTTTATAGTACTTCCACTTAGATATAAATCTTTCCATTTTTTAGTTGAACTACCTATATCTCTTGTTTCGTCACCATCAGGCAAAAAGTCACCGGATAGTATAATATCTTTATTAAAGTCCCAACTAGTAGTTGCATGTGTGTATGTAATATTAGCGCCTGCACCGTCAACTGTTAACCCAGCTCCGTTTGCAGCCGCAGAATCTGCGGCTCCTTTAGCCACAGTAATATTAAGATCATCAACGTCTAATGTTGTACTGTTAATTGTTGTAGTTGTTCCATCAACTTGTAAATCGCCAGCAATTACAACTTTACCTGTGTTATCTCCAACACCTGCTGGGTCAATAACAAAATTAGCAGGACCAGCTAAGTATCCACTAATCACTGCATTACCAGTAATATTAATATTACCAGTTCCAGTGATATCTTTGGAATTAAGATCTAAATCACCACCCAGTTGTGGCGTAGTGTCTTCTACTATATTTTCTAATGAGACTGCTCTTGCTCTTGCATCTGTATAATATAGGTTAGTTCCTTCTGCTAAGTCTGTAGTTGACTTAGTTGCTAAATCTGTGTTGAATTGTGCTGTATCACGTGCCGCTGTGTAATATAGATTAGTTCCTTCTGCTAAGTCTGTCGTTGACTTAGTTGCTAATCTTGTATCGAAATCTGCATTTGCTCTTGCGGTAGTGTAATATAAATTTGTTGTGCCTTCAGTTATATCATCTGTATTTCCAGTGATACCACTTAATACTGGAGGTATGTATGTAAAAACGCCAGTAATGTTATCATATGTAATTCCGCCATCGCCTGCGGCAGTACCTTCTGCACCAACACTAATGTCAGATAAGACTATACCTGCACCACTATTTGTTACCCAATTATAATCTGTACCGTCCCAACTTAGTACCTGATTGGTTATTGCACTACCTTGATTTAAGTGTGTATCAACATCACTATCTGTATACAAATCACTTGTTAGCGCGATTGTCCCAGTACCACTTGGGATAGTATGTGTGTTTAATGTACCATTAAACTGTACATTACCACCTACAGTTAATTGCGAAACGACATTGAATAGTCCTGCACTATTTATTGATGCTCGGTCTACACCAGCTGTTGTAAATGTAAGGGTATCTTCGTCTGATCCAGGTGCAGATTCTGCTGTAATTTTAGTATCTTGATCTACATCAACTATACCACCTAACGAACTCCATCCAGATCCATTGTAACCTTCAAACGATTGCAGTTGTGTGTTAAAACGTATTTGACCGCTTGCCGCGGTTGGTCGTTGTGCAGTATTTCCTACTGGTACACCAAGTGCACCAGTTGTACTTATTGTTAATACATCTGATGTAGATGTAATCCTATCTCGTTGATGATCATAATTTATAGCCATATAACACTCTCACTGTTGTTTCGAGTATTTAGCTGTATTAGCCAGACATTTCTTGAAAGAGCTGGGTAGCAAAGTCAAAACAAATTTTAGCTTCTTCTGCCATACTGTCGTCTAATTTTTCACGCACTCTGTCTTTGATAACATTAACATCTTCGTCGAACTGGTACATAGTACCTGATCCGGGTGTACGTTTAGAGATCATTTGTCCGCCACTTAGATCGCCCATATGTCTTACATATATGTGTGCCATAAGTTTGTTAGGATCATCTTTGATATTTAATAAATGATCCAAGTATTGCTCGACAACAGGATACATTGTTGGTATGTAATCTTCTAAATCTGTTTCAAGTTCAGTTATATCGTTGTGTATTTTTGGTGCAATAATTACATCAGTCAATCCATGTAATCTTGCAAAATTTTCTAATACATTATATTGAGGATGTTGATTATGTAAGAAATCACAATAGCGTTCATTACTAATTCCGCCCATAAGTTCTTTAACAAAATCTTGTCTTTCAGCATTTTTATGATGCTCGTAGGTTAGTTCTTTAAGATTGCTCATATCTAACTATAGCACTTTCTAAGTTCGTGTCAAGCTAATACCGCCTGAAAATATAAAACTTCCTGATATTGTAGCGTCAGTGATAGGGTTTGCAGTACTTACTGGAATAGTTGCTTGATAAAGTATTCTTCTATCAGCACTTCTTAGTGCATTATAATCACTACTCCAACTTGCTGTAGGGCTTGTAGGTTCTGTGCCTACATATATATCAGTAGTGGGTTGTACTTGTACATTTGTCTTAATCCAATTACGCAAATCTTCATATGTCCAGCCCCTGTTATACTGCATCGCAATTGCTAAAAATCCACATGCTACTGGACAGGCGGCACTAGTACCACTAAATCTCGTGTCTCGACAGGCAGCAATGGCTGTTAATCCACTATAACTAGCGTCTGATCTAGCAACATCTAATCCATATACATCTTCTGTTGCGGCGAGTGTTCCGTCCCCTGGTGCAAATAAATCAATAGCACTTCCCATATCACTATAGTTTACTTTTCTATCTTGATCATAGTTATTTGTCATATCATCATCTAAACAACCAATGTTAATGGCTGGAAATTTAACTGTGGTATTTCCTTGTGCAGTTTGGATTTCAGTTTTACCAATGTGTTGCGGAAAACCGCGTCTGTTTGTTGATCCTGTTACGTTAAATCCAAACTCATTAAATGTATCTTGATAGAACGTATTAGTATTATTGTTGCTAATGCGGTTATCATAGTTGGGATGATCTGGATTAACTTGTTGCTGATTACTATTTCCTGCTGCCATCACACATATAACACCTGCTTGTGTAAGTTCATCTCCAGCTTGTGTCATACTATTGTCATACATTTCTGATTTCCAACGTCCGCCATCACCTGTTGCACCTAACCAACTGATAAATCCTGGCTCGTTACCTGTTCCACTATATGCAACTGCTGGATTTGTTCTCCAATAATAATGACTACCGCCTTTGTCACTAGCTCTATATCCCCAACTGTTTGAACTCATTGTTGGATCTTTTGTTCCAAATGTTGGGTTTACTGGTTTATACTGATGAAATACTTTTTGTAGATCAAATCCAATTTCCATACTACCTGGATTGTAAGTACCGTATAAATTTAAAATCCATTTGTTAGCATTGTATGCCCAACCATGTGTACGTCCAAATATTAAACTGGCGCATTGAGTACCATGTGTGCCACTAGTAGGAAATGTTGTATTACTACCATTGGCTCTATTTCTAGTATAGCTGTCACTGACCGGAATATTACCAAATGCCGATAAACTTGCACTACGTTGACTACTACTCTGCCACCAACTACGTGCAACACTCTCCACAGGAACAGTTGTGCCGTCCCAACGTGTCATTAGTCTATTTGTTGGATCAGCATCAAACCAATCTGGGTCAATATAATAAGGAGCGTCTAATACCAAATCTAAGCAATCACAAATACCATTTCCTGGAAGTACATTGCCGCCTACATAGTCTGTTGGATTTACTGCATTAGTAACACCATTATTAATAAATTCTGTATGTCCAATCCAACTAGCATTGTCAGCACAAATGATATCAACATTCTCACCTGCCCCAACTTGTTGTACTTTACTGCTAATAGCAACATTTTCATTTGTTGTTGCAGTTTTCCACGGATTTTGTTTTGTTTGCATTCTATACAAAGCGGTTGTACGATTTATTGTAGGTTCAGCATTGCTAAAATTACTTTGTACACTACTACTACCAACAGTCCACATTTGATAGTTGTTGTATGCATTTGGCCATCTGTCAGTTAGTGTATTGTTGGTTGCACAATGTAATTCTTCCCAAGGTGGCATATATGTTTCGGGATATTTTTCAGGACTTTCGTTAATAAATTTTACACGTTCATCGCTTTGTAATGCGGTTGCTTCTTCTAGTGTAAGCAAGTAACTACCACGTGTCGGACTATGTAGTTTTTCGTCTTCGACTGTAACTTCTCTACTTGGTACACTAGCGTATGTATTTCCGTCTGCAATAAGTTCGGCATGTAGTTCAGCCCATTGCTCAGTGGTATGTGTTCCTAGTGTGTAATATTTTTCACTCATGATATTTCCTAAGTTATTATGCTATAATTGAGCCTTGGTTTGCAGTATTCAACCAACCATTTGTACCATATAGTAATGTTATATTATCGTTTACATCAGCCATTGTAATTGTCGTTCCGGTAGCAAATGTAGTTGGAGTAATTGTTGCGTCACCGCCATCTACTATCATACTAATTATTTTTATTTGTCCTGCTACACCATCTGCAAGTGTGTAGTCATCTGCGCCAGTTGTTGTAATTTCAGTAATGTATGATGTTACGTCAATTGCTCCAGGGCCACTAATTTGTTGCACACTTCCTATCATAGTTTGTTGTGCTGGTGTTGCTGTATGTGTTACTTCGCCTGTTGTAGCATCGTACATCAACGTAGTTGTACCACTTGCATTTCTAATTGGTTTAATTACTAAACTATTTGCCGTGGTGTTGTTTGTTTCCACACCAGTTGCACTTATTACAATTGAGTTTGCAGCTTGGTTTGATTGACCAGCATCGTGTCCAATTGCTATTGCACTATCACCTTGGGCAGAATTACCAGCAAGGTACCCAATCGCAACAGCTTTTATACCTTGATTTTGATTGCCTGTGTTATTGCCAATTGCTACTGCACTTTCACCTTGGGTCGACGATCCTACATTGCTACCGATTGCTACTCCACCTGTACCTTGTGTTGTTTCGCCTGCGTTTATACCAATTGCTACAGAAAAATTGCCTTGATTTGTTTTACCAGCATCAGTACCAATTGCTACTGCATTAGCACTTTGATTATCTTCACCTGCGAAAGAACCAATTGCTACTGCTTTTGCGCCTTGACTTGTTGCACCTGCCCTGTCACCAACTGCTGTTGCACCTACACCTTGACTTGTAAAACCTGCATAACTACCAATTGCTGTTGCGTTTTCACCTTGACTTGTTTTGCCAGAATTAGCACCAACTGCTGTTGCTTCAACACCTTGAGTTGTTTTACCAGCTTCATTACCAATACCAACTCCGCCTGCGCCTTGACCAGTTAGACCTGCTTCACCACCAACTGCTACAGTAAAATTACCTTGACTTGTTTTACCAGCATTTTCTCCAATTGCTACTGCTTTTGTTCCCTGACCAGTTTCACCTGCCAGTGCGCCAAGTGCGATTATTGATGGACCATTAGCATTGTTAATATCAGTAATATTTGCCCAAGTCGTTGAGCCACCACCGCTAACACCGGTTAATGCACTACCGTCTCCACTAAAAGAGGTTGCAGTAACTTGTCCAGTAACCTCTATACCTTGTTTAAATTTTGTTGACATATATCATCTCCTGTTATACATATTTATATAAAACAGTACTCATGAAAACAGGGCCCGTAGGCCCTGTTTTATTATTATATATTTACTTGTATTACAAGAATGCAAGATCGTTAGTTGTAACAGCAATTTTTGCAAGATAGTCAGCAGCATTACCGAGCGATGATGCTTGGTTGCTTAGTTCTACATAACCATAACGTGTCATGAAGCTAACTACTGGCTCAAATGTACCTGGATCAAGCACTGTTCCTGAACTCATTAGTGGGATGTATGGGCAATAGAACGCCGCGGCGTCTGTTTCTGTTGCACCCTTGTATCCAACTAATACATCATCGTTAGCAGCATACTGGTTAACATAAATTCTCATAGTACCGTTTAATGTACCAACGAATTTTGTGTTTGTAGGTGCTTCAAAAGTACCTTCAGTTGTGCGAGCAAATGCTGATGTAGTTGCACTTTGTAGTACTGTAAGTACTGTTGGGCTAACTACTGCCCAGTTACCTGCGCCACGTCTTGTACGTGCTGCAATTGTGTTTGCATTTTTGTTGATAAGAACTGCAAGAGCTGCATGCTCGTCACCAACAAATGTTGCTGTACCTGATACGCCAGCTTGGCTGTATGTATCTGGACCAGTACCTGCAAGACTTGAAAGACTTGAAAGAACTTCTTGGTCGATTTCAGCAGTAATCTCTTGTGCAAGTGCTTGCATGATTTCTGCTTCAACATCTAAACCATGCATAGACTGTGCGTCTTGTGCTGATTCAAAAGTCCAACGTGCTGATAGCTTACGTGTTTTAGCTTCAACAGTCTGCTTGAGTACTTGAATACTCATTTTCTTACCTGCTTCACCTTCAAGAGCTGAAGTTGCAGCACCGCGGTTAGTTGTTTCATTACCTGAGTAACCGTTTGCAATTGCAAATGGGCTCAATGCTTCGTCACCAGCTGTTGCTGTGTCGAATGTTTCTGCATAACGCACACGTAATGTGTGAATCTGGCCTACTGGTCCAGTCATTGGCTGAACGCCAACAATTTCGTTAGCAATAACAGTTGGCATAACACGACGAATCACTGGAAGAATCACTTTGTTAAGTGTTGCAATGTTACCTGATTGAGTTGCACCTGCTGTAACTGCCTCTGAGAGGTAGTTCTTAGTGTTCTCAAGTGTTGTTTCCATTACTTTTTTCTTGGTTCCAGTAAGACCATCGGTTAACGCTTCTTTAGTTGCGTTCCAATTTTCATTTAAATTAATAGTCATTTCGGTCTCCTTAACTAATACCGGCTAATTTACGAAGGTTGATTATTTCCGCACCGGCGGTTGCTTCTGCAACAGGTTGCTTGTCTCCAGTGATTTCATTTGTATTTGATTCACTTATTACCTTCTTTACTTTAGTTTCTACTTTAGCATCATCTTTTAATACTGATGGTAGATACTTGTTGAATGATTCTTGTAGTTTCGTAGTTTGTGTACTTTCAAGTAACGCATTCATTATTTCTCTTTGCTGTTTGTTTAATGGGGCCATCATTTCGCTCATTACGAGCTTACGATTTGCTTTATCAGAAACAATACGTGAATTACGTGCTGATTCTGCTAGCTGTACCTCTTTAGCAGCAAGAGTTTTCTTAGATTCATCAATCTGCGAATTCAATTCATTAACAATATTATTCAATTTAGCGACCTCTGTGCCTTCTGACAAGTGGCTACTCATGAATTCTGCTGCAAACGTTTCGAAAATCTTACGGCCAAAGTTATTTTCTTTAGCTGATTGAATATCTTCTTTTAGTGTAGTAAGTTCATTCTTAAGAGTTTTCTCAAGAATTGCATTTACTTTTGTAGCAGATTCGTTAATAAATCTTTGTTTTGTTTGATTAATAACTTCTTTACCTTCTTTAATCATTCTGACCTTCGCTTCAACTAGTGAGCGTTTGTCATCATGAAACTCATTAAGTTCTTTCGTAAGTTGCTCTAAAACAAATCCTTCTAATTTAGACATATTTGCTTCTTGCACAACTCTGTCTTCGCGAAGATCTTTAATTTCTTTGCGAAGTGTATCCATTACAAACGAATCAAGAACATTTGCATGCTCCTTCATGTGTTTGCGATAGGCTACACGATCTTCAGCTAGTTTATTGTGATCTGCTTGAAACTCTTCGAGTTCTTTTGCAATAACATCACTAATCATACTATCCATAGCTTCAACAATTTGCGCTTTATCAGCATCGTAACGCTGTGCAAATTCTTCTCTTAACTCAGCTGTGATATTCTCACGAGCTTCATTAATTTGGGTTTCCCAAGCTTCTGATATTGAAGATTTGACATTTTCTGAAAGTGCTTCAGAGTTTAATAGTTCATCCATTGCATGAGCCATATTTAATCTCTCCTATACTTCAGGTTTTTAATTAAGTTAGTCACCTCGTCCTGGAGATAACGTTGTGCGCCGTCGTCGTGTTTTACCGCAGATGCAACATCCATTAGTACATTCCCCCGTTTATGATTCATAATTCTTTCATAAATTGGATCAGGGTAAGCACTTGGTGCACTTGGATTCGCAACGATATCAACAGTAATAATCTCAAAATCTTTGACTATACCACTGTCATTAACATTGCCGCTGCCTCTACTAGACACGCCTAATTTTACTCCGCTTTCCATAAGGGTTTTACAAATATTTCCCATTGGAGTAGGTAGCAGTTTCAGCTTGCCGATACCGTTTGCACCATCAGTATCCATCTCAGTGATCATGTGTGATACACGATCTAAATTGATATTGAGGTCATCTGGGTGATCAGCTTCGCCTAATACACTGTATCCACTTTTAATTTTTTCATTAATTGCTTTAACAGCACTATGAATTTCTTCTTTTGTGTAGATACGGTTGTTCTGGTTGCGTACATCGCCTTCAATAAAGATACCCTTCATATACAGGCTTTTACCACCTTTACCGTCATCGACGGCTTCAGTGACAAGGTTTGCTTGATTATGTGATAAGTGTTCTTTTAGCGAAATACTCATATTACTTCATTCCTCTAATTGGACTGTCGCTTTTGTTGTCTTCACGTTTAGCTGCTGGTGCTGCGCTTAGACTACCTGCTTCTTGCGGACCATCTACGCCCATATCTTTTACAGCAGGGGCACTAGCTTTAGGGCCTTCTGATGTATCTGTTGGGTGTGGTGAAGCATGTGCATTACCTGCACCGCTTGCTACTGGACTGCCTTTTTCAGATGAATCACTGTGTGATACACTAACTGCTGACATTGTTGCGCCTTCTTCAAGACCGTCAACTTCTTCGTCTGATGCTTCTTCAAAAGCCATTGCTTCTTCTTCCATTTCTGGTGCATCTTCAGCTTCGTCATCGTCACCCATCATATCAGCAAATGCTGCACGTAGTTCTGCAATTGCATCTTCTACGTTGTCCATGGCTTCTTCTGCGTCTGCTTCAGCATCGTCTGCTTCTGCTTCATCTTCTGCATCGTCATCTGATGGTTCCATGTCTAACGCTAGATCCATTTCTGCATCTTCATCGTCCATGTCATCTTCCATAGTTTCTTCTGCGTCAATTTCCTGTTCAGCTGATTCAATATCGCTGAGGAAATCTTCTTCTTCGTCTGAAACATCAATTGCTTCGTCGAGGTCATCTTCGTCTTGAATTTCGTCTTCAACTACTTCATCGCTCTCTGTAAGTGCTGCCCAATGATTTTTGGCTTTCTCTACAAATACATTATGAAGAAGATCAGCAGCTTTATCCTGCTCATCGTTGACTAGATACTCAAGGACCTTAACTAATGATTCCTTGTGTTCGCTCATTATAACTCTCCTTTGATAAGTTCTTTGGTTTACAAGTATTATTTATTACCAAGACGTTTTACTCATACAAAAACACCCAAAAATGGGTGTTTTATGAGCATTTTACCGATTATAAATAAAAAATTAATGTTTAAAGCTACATTGGGCCACTATCAGATGGGCGAGCATATATATTTTTTACACGTTTAGTGCGGTTGGCATGCTCGATATTATGCACTTCTCGTTGTTTTCTTAGACGATTTAAATGTTTAAGTGTTAGTCGCACTTTGCGACTATCGTCCTCTTTTCTGTTTGATAGATTGTCATCTTCTGCATCATAGTATTCATTTAATATTTCATTACTGCGCATTATCATCATCTCCTATAGGCTGGGCTTCTGCTCCACTAATTGGGCTTTCGCCTTCGTTCCCATCATCTGGTATATCGTCAATGTCTATATCTGATTCCATACCAGTATCCATTTGTTCTGGTCTTATTCCTAAATTACCTAATCCTGGGTTAGAATCTCCATTAGGAACAGTTCCTGATTGATTTTCTTCTTCCCACATACGTTCATTTTTAAGTATCTCGTCTTCAGTTAGTCCTAGATATTTTTCTAGCATAAATCGTCTACTTAAATATGAAACACCTTCAAGTCCACTGAATACGCTAGCTCTTGCAGCATGTATTTCAATTTCTTTGTATTGACTAAAGCTCTGTGGCTCAACAAATTTTAAATCAAACAAACTACTATCAATAGTAATTCCTTTGTTTTTCATAAACAATTTAAACTCTTTGTCCATGGTAGGGGCTATAATATTTTGCAATCTCTGACAGTATTGATTGAATCTATACTCTTGAATAAATGCTGTACCTACTCTACCATCTACATAGCTAGCTGTTCCATCGTCTGGACCAGTTGGTAAGTAACTACTAGGCACACGTAATGCTCTTAGCATCTTGTTTGTAAAATAACGCAGATCGTCAATCTGCCCTAAGTTATCACCACCAGGCAACACTTCAACTTTACTACCTCTGCCCTCAGCAGTTTGTGCAAAGAAGTAGTCTTCCATAATACTAAGTGGATTGTAACTACTATCCATAATACTTGTGCCACCACCGGTTTTACTAGGGATGCGTTTTTGATGAATTTCATTTTTAACACGCTCTACAAACCCCATGGCTTTGTTAGCTGGCATATTGCCTACATCAACATAAAATACTCTACGTTCTGGAGCACGTTGTACTCTGTATATAATAATTGAATCTTCAAGCAATTCTTTTTGCTTGTATGTTTTAAAGATAGGATCAAGTATACTGCTACCAAAAGGCCAACTATTATCCATGCCCTCTGTCATACCCATATGTACAACATGATTAGCGTCTACTGTATACTCTTGTGTATTTCCTAAACTACCGCCATATTGACCACCTTGTGCACCATATGCACTTTTATCAACAGCCTGTCCACGTTGTAAACTATTAGATGTTCCATAAGTTTGTGAATGTTGAACTGGCTCACTAACTGTTTTAGTCTGCATGTTAAGATCTAAATTTTTCATAACATACTGCTCAGGTTTTTTACCTTTAGCTTCGTTAACAACTGCCTTAGTAACATCAACTGGATTTACATAATACAGCACCCATGTTTCTGGATCTCTAATAAAAAATTGATCACCATACTTAACAGCATTGCGGAACATTCTGAATATACGCTGATCCCAGTTGTTTAAGTTACACCATTGATGTAATGCTTGCTCAAGTACTTTTACTTCACTCTCAGTTGCTTGTTCTTTATAGTTAACAGAAAATGGTAATTCAGTTTGTTCATCTTTTTGCGTACTAAACTCCGCAATAATGTCAAGTGCAGCATTAATTTCACTATCCATATCCATTTGATCATATTGAATATATCGCTCTACACGATTTGGTTGACCACTATATACTTCAGGTAGCCAGCTTTGAAAACGGCTTGAGCCGCTTGTTTTATGTACACTTTGGTCTTGACCTTGGTATACTTGAAAATGCTTTTTCCAACCTGCCATTTGATAATCGTACCTTTTGTTTGTATTATATTATATTTATGCACAAGTGTCAAGCACTAGATCACTTATTAAGAAGTTACATGGTTAATTAGTAGTTGTTCTTAATGCATTAACTAACATACTAATTGCAGAAGCGACATCACCAACAGGATCAAAATTAGTCAGTGCTGCTACTAACGGCTGTAGTTGTTCGTCAATTCCATCCAATCCCATTCCCTCTCCCAACTTGTCAACTATTCCTGCCATATTTTCAGGTCCTAGTGCCGCGGCAAAAGCTACCATAGCTGCTCGATCATTTCCAGTTAATTGTCCAAGCAATCCTGTTCCAACAAGAACATCTTGTGTCATATTGTTATTACCACGTAATGATTCTAATAATGGAAGTAGACCAGACATAGTACCCATTATTCCACCAACACCTTCCATTAATGCTAGGAATTGCGGAGAGCCAAGACCTTGGTTAAATGATCCAGCTAACTCTCTCATTGCGCCGCCCATGTCTCCTAACTCTTGAATACCTGCAGACGCCATTACTGCGGTAACAGCCGCATTTGCCAATAGTCTGCTTGTTTCTTCTAAATCAGCTTGTATACCAGCAGCACTAAAATTATTTTTTACAGCGTTGTTTAGTTTTTCTAAATTAGTATTGAAATCTGTAACTAGGTCAGCAGTTTTAATTGTTTGAGTTTCAATTGTTAGTAGTGATTTTGCTGTTTCATTACCAGTTGCCGCCATTATACGTAGTTGTTCTGAAGGTATTGAGCTTGTTAAATTATTTGCTAGCTCTTGAACACCAGTTCCAAAACTAGTTGAATCCATACCACCTGCTAGATTTCCATTAACAAAATCAATCATTGATTGACCACCGTCTGATAACATAGCAAACATTTCAGGAGCAAACTGTCTAGGATCAAGACCTGTTGATACACCTGTTAATAATGCTTTAGATATTGCATCACCTCCAGGAATACTACTAAGTGATGACGCAAGTTGTTTAAATTTTTCACGAGTTTCGTCTGACTGTCCTCTAAGGAAACTCTGTGCAATTACATCTTTTCTTGCTTCGTTTTGAGCTTTTAATCTATCTCTAACATCCTGACCAGTTAGTGCGGCCATTGCAGTTTGTACTTTTAAATTATCTGATGTTGCAGCCGCTAATTCAGCTTCGTTCATTCTTCTAAGCTGATCTTGTCCCATTGTAGCACGTCTAATTTCAAGTTCATCAGCCATTAACTGTGTCATCTCAAAACTATTCATACCAAAATATCCAACAGCACGTGAAGCATCTCTAAATTCACGGGTCAAATTAACCAATCTGGCAGCACCATCATCTGTACTATCACCAAACCCTCTAATAGCCGTGCTGTTCTCGATTGATATTTTGCCAAACTCGCCCATGCTTAACCCAATTGCAGAAACATTAGTTCTTAAATTAGTAAAATCAGTTGTAAATCCAATACCCACTTGCATTGCTTTACCAATGGCGTCACTGTACTCTTCCATAACGCCGACCATAGCACCAAAGTTTGCAGCTAATGCTCCTAGCCCAATCCGTGATAAACTTTTTTCTACTATAGTGCTTGCTTCAGGTGTTTTTTGCATTGCACTACTAGATATTACACTATTTTGTATACGTGATGCTACTGTTTGGCGTACACCTGCTTTTTCTTGTTCTCTTGTATTTGCATTTAAAGCACGTTCAAGATCATTAGAACCGCCACTGCCACTTCCGCCACCACTAACTCCAGCCATTTCAGCAAGCATTCTTCGTTGAATACCAAGTATATCTTGCATAGTACTTTCCATTGCAAAATCAGGAATACTGATTGTTGCACTTTGTCCGCCTACTGGTATTGTAATGTCTGCCAATTAACTGCTCGCTTAATGGTGATAAATAATATTATACACAGCTATTTATAGGAAAAAACATGAGTAATCCATTAGACGGGTTCTACAGAACCAAAGAAATTTATGTAAAGTTACCTACACAGGGAAAATGGTATACTGATCCTCCACATTTAACTAATGCCGGAGAGATTGGTGTATATCCAATGACAATGAGAGATGAAATGTTACTAAGTGTTCCTGATGCTTTGTATAACGGCGAAAGTTTATTTGAGCTTTTTGCTAGTATTTGTCCTGATATTAAAGATCCTTACGAACTTTGTAGTCCAGATGTTGATGTATTATTACTTGCAGCAAAAGCAGCAACATATGATAACAAACTAGCAGTAACATCTGCTTGTCCAAAATGCAATGAAGAAAACACATACGAAATTGATTTAGCCAGTGTATTAAGTAAAATCAAAGTTATTGAAGAAGGTGCTTCATTAGAAATTAATAAGTTATCTGTTGTATTTAAACCCAATACATTAGCAGTTGTTAACGCACAATCCATTAAAAATGCAGAAACTGCAAAAATGATACGTGACTTAGGATCAGCTGATATGGATGATGTTGTACGCACTGACCAATTTAGAGAAAGTTTATCTAGAACTACCGCTGCTAACATGGCGATATTAGCTGATAGTATACTTACGGTTACAACACCAGATGGCGTGGTGGTAGAAAACACAACTCATATTATTGAATGGCTTTCCAATAGTGAAAAGGCAGTAGTAGATAAATTGTTAAAGTTTGCAGGAGAGTTAAACCAAAATGGCATACAAAATGAGTTTACATTTCAGTGTGCTAATTTGGAATGTGAAGATACATTCACTGCACCTGTAGAATTTAATCCTAGTTTTTTTTTCAGAAAAGAATAGCACTCGCATCTAATACTGAAGTTCGAGAAATTATTGATGAGATGAATGAGCAAAGAAAATCATATAGAACGATGATTAATACAATTGCGTTGTATAGTGATGGATCTTATGAGGTTAGAGATATGTGGAATATGACATTACCGCATATAGAAGAAATACAAGATGTTATAGTAGATAAAAATAAGAAAGAATCTGACGCAGCAAAAGCAGCATCTGGCAGAACAACTAAGACATTTTAGTCATGGGTATAGTTATAATAATATGTATATAGTATCTCGATTAGCTAAAGCTAATCGTCTAATTTCACTGTCGTTCATTAGAACTTTTAATTCAACTACATTCGAATATATTATAAATGGTTAATAATATAAACATATTATGATTATAATGTTATATGATGGATTATTACCTTGTTTTCAGTCGCACTTAGCTCGATAAAGCCAAGTGCAAAAAAAACGAAACGGTCATTACCCCGCTTCCAGTTCGCTCTGTTATAGTGAAACCCAATTAGGCAGAGGCGGTCTTGCGCTACCCCTTTACTCACTGCTTAAGACGCAGAAACACCAGATGCTATAACATCAACATTACTGGTTATCCGTGGGTTACAATGGCACAGTAGAGCCCACTCTTTTGGTTTGATTGCCCTCAGCAAGATCTGTCGGTCCGCAGTAATTACGAACAAACTCAATGCGTTTAATAAGGAGGGTATATTATGACTGGTGTCTGTTAAGAGATTCGATTAAAGCCTTGGAACCGCCTACTCTAACATTAATGATACCATTGTAGTATTCATCAGTTTCAAGTACTTTGCGGTCAAATTGTTCTTTTGCCTCAAGATAGCTTAGTTCACTGCGACTTGTGCAGTAATAAAGTATCTCTCTTGTAAATTTTTCTGGGCCTAAGTTTTTAACATCTGCGTTTAACTTGTCACTAGATCCCCAATAGTCTCTCCAGTCACTTTCTTTAGTCGAACGCCGTTTGTTTTTTCTGCCTTTTAAGGGTTTTTTGGTTACTTTAAATTGTGCCAGTTTTTTGCCAATGTACTTTTTGCCATTCGTCAGATTTGTAATCAGGTATACGAATCCAATATATCCATCTTCAATTTCATTTACGATTTTACCTTCATAAGTCCATTGCATGTACTAATACTATATAGCATAGTTGGGTATGATGTCAACACTTATAGGCATATTTTAGCATTTTTTAAATAAGGTATATATTCTTTAGCAATAGTTTGGTGTATGCTGTATATGTAGTGTTCTTGATCACTTCTATATTTGTCAGTATCAATATCTATATTTTTATTTTGCAACATCCATTGTCTAAAATCCACCAAATTGTAAGTTTGACAATTTGTGAATTCTCCATAATAATATGGATTAGTTGGAACAAACACTCTATTATTCATTGACCATAAGTGCCACTTAATGTTCCGTTGCTCGCATAACCTATCAATAGTAAATAAGTCTTGACAGTAATCTCTATATTGTAAGTGTGTAAATAATTCATGCCATAGCTTAGTATAGTAATATTTTTCTTCAACAGGTGAGAAATCAATACCATATGGATCCCATGTTAAAGATTTACGATTAACATAATGTTCTTTATTTTGGCTTTGGTTTAATTCGCCATAGTCTTCTCCAGGTTTTACTTTTACATCAATCCATCTGTCAACATTTTTCTTAATATTATCGCCTGCTACTCCTACATTAGGACCAAGAGAAAAATAGTTAGGTTTGAAATCATTAATAAATTGTTCTTGACTAGTGTTGATTGCTGTAAGATATCGATTCCAATAAGTAGATTGTAAAAATATTGTATCAATGTCATCGTAATAATCTAATATTGTCTTAACCCAAGTTGGATACTTTCTGTTGCACCCGCCTGGTAGTCCGTACACTATAACTTCTGTGTCAAATAACTCTGCATATATTTCAGCATAGTTATTTTGACTCCAATATGTGGGTATACGATTTGTGTCAACTGTATACCCACATGCATGACTATCACCTATAAAAACTGTTTTGTTCATATTTGTCTTAAATGATCCCAAGTTTCTTGCCAGTTTGAAACGTTTATACTTGTTGCATTTTTAAACTTCTTATTTTTAAATGCTTCAGCTAGTGCCCAATCGTTTCCGCCTTCAAAAATTGCATCTCCAAAAAAATTAATGTAATCATGTTTATCAAAATCTTTTGTAATTTGTCCTTTATCCAATCCCTTAGGTGCAATATCAATGCCAGTCTCACCGCCAATTGTTGCTTCTAATTCTGGAAACATTGTATTAAATGCCTTTGCTATTGTATTACGCTCGTCATTTTGTTTATCAAAGTCTACATACTGTTTGCGTTCATACAAAGATGCATTGCGTCCTACTACACTAAAGTTTACCATACCTGGGCGTTCTTCAATATGATTGCCTGTACGCAACCCAAACACACTTTCGTACTCACAGTTAACAAGAAATTTTCTTTCTAAGTCAGGTAACTTCCATTTGTTAAATCTCATACGAGCTTCTTTGATCCATAACTCATTACCACTACACTGATATACACCTTTACATCTATTATAAATTACTTGTCCAATTTGTTCAATTGTCTTAGGCCGGTCACTACCAGTAACCAAGTACACTTCTTTTCGTTCACAAAACTTACTAAACCAAATAGAAAACTTTTTATCTATTACTTGTCTACTTGGTGTTAGTGTACCGTCTACATCAAATATAAATTTATTCATCTACTCTTTCACTAACTCTGGGTCTAATTTAGCTAAAATATCAATTGGCAATTTCTTCTTTATATGACGTCGGTGTTCCCTCTCATTATATGTAATACCATCAATTGTGAGGCAGTCAGTGTTATCAGTTTGCCATCGACTTCCTAAATCTCTTTCAAAAACTGTTTTCCCACCATCAGGGCTTTCATATATTTTCTTACCCATAAAATCCTCTAATTTTATTCAACTACTTCAATGTCATTATTAAATGTAGTGAATCCGCCTTCTTTAATAACTTGCAATGTAGTATTAACTCTTCCTACCAATTCGTCTCTGTGTGAAATAAGGAAGATATTTTTATTTCTTTCACGTTCTATTTTTTTAAGAATTCCAAGTGCAGCGTCAACACCATTTGTGTCCATTCCACTATCAATTAATTCGTCAACAGCAAGAAAGTTCATTGGTGTGTTCATTGTTTCAAAAACATCTCTAAACGCCCAACTGAGACCAAGTATAAGTCTATTACGCTCTCCACGTGATAAATTATCAAAATCTAATTCTCTTCCTAGTTCGGTAATTTCAACTGTGAGATCACTAATAAATTGCACCTCATGCGGTAACCCCAACTTAGTTAAGTAATACGCCAACCGACTATTTAAGTACTGGAGGTTTTGTTCAATAATACGTTTTCTGATAAAACTGTCTTTATTTGTAAGCAGTTTATATAAAAAGTCTTGATGCTCTTTCATAACAGTAAGATCGTTCATATTTTCCCAACCAACATCTTGCATTCCTTGATTAACTAGTGTATCAATTTGTTCTTGGTAAGTGTCATTTTCATTTTGTGTTCTAGTGATTTCTGCTTGTAGGTTACTAACTGTATTTTGATGCTCTAATGCTTCTTGTAATGTGTTGTAGTGTGTATTAGGCATTTGCCCAAGATCGCCTAGTTCAGATAGAACTTCCTGCCATTCTTGTTCTTGTGTTCCATTTGCAAGCATTTGCATTGCGGCATCTTTCTTTTGAGCTTCTTTAGATTTTAAAATTTCCTCTTGTTTTTCGTCATGCAAATCTTGTCCACAACTGTGACACTTGTGGTCTTCTAATAGCTCAATTTCACTTTCTAGCTTTGATATTAATCTTTGCTGTTTGATGTCGGATTGTGATATACTAGACAACCATTTATCAGCTTGGTCTTTTAAATTTTTCTTTTCGAGGTAATCACTTAGTAATGCATGATTATTAAGTTCAGATTGAATATCTATCTTTTCTAAAGTTGTTACTTGTTGTTTAATTTCTTCAATGCTTTGATGTCGTTTTGATCTCCAGGCTTTCTGTCGAAATTCCAAATCACTGATACTCTTTTTAATCCTTTGATTTGCTTCCTCAATTCCTTTAATTCTATATTCTTCTTCTTTAATAGCATCTTTAGTTAACCTTTGTTTTTCTTTAAGTGCTTCTGCTTTTTCACTCAGTATTGTGATACCAAGTAACTGTTCAATGATCGCTCTTTGGTCGTTAGCTCTCATACTTAAAAATGGTTCGGTATATGTATTTAATGCTACGATATGTTTAAACATATCATGCGTCATACCAAATAATTTTTCAACTACAATTTGGGTTTGACGCATCTCTCCTTGTGCTTCATTACTTTCTTCATTTTGTTCTTGATCGTTAACCAAAAATCGAAATATATTTGGTTTACGACCTCGTTCAATTCTATAATTGACACCATCCTTTACAAAATCAAGTGTAACCATCATACCTTTACTATTGGTTTTATTAACCAAGTTATCCTTGCGTATGTTAGTAAGTGCATTGCCGTACATTGCATAGCTAAGTGCGTTAATGATAGTAGTCTTACCAGTACCATTACGACTACCATCTCCGCCAAGGTCCATGTTATTACCTAGTACCAGCGTCAGTCCATTTTCACTAAATTTTACCGCTTGTGTAACGTTTCCAACTGACATAAAATTTTTAATTGTAATATCTTTAAGAATAATCATAGGTTATTATATATGTCCACTAAAAGTTTTTTATCTATCATTTCACTGTCTACCGCAGTTAAGCTATTATACACTATCTGGTCAACATTTTCAACCTCAATATCGTCAACTGTTTTCCAGTCTTGTGCATGTTCCTCTTTTTTACTAGGTATAAGTGAAATTTCTCTTACTTTGTATTGCTCGCTAAACGTTTCTTTAATAAATGTAGCTTCTTCGTAACTGATGTTTACGTCTAATGTAGCTCTACAATATGTTTTGTTATTTAAAATTGTATCTGCATCGTCAATAAGTTTGCTAAGTGGTACAGTACGGTATCGAGGACCAGGATAATTTGTATACACTGGTTCGCCATCCCATTGTAATTTCATCATTCCTCTTTCATCATCCCATGTGTCCGCATAATTTTGTGGGAATGGACTACCTAGATAATGTACATTTCCTTTGCTTTGACGTTTATGAAAGTGTCCACTGAATACGTATTCAGGTCCTGACAATTCGCTAGCTTTAAGTCCACCATGGTCTGGCATTTCTACCATTGCATTCATTTTAAAGAAAGGAAGTTCAAAATGACCAAACATATATCTGCATTTAACGTTACGTACTTGTTTCCATTCATCTTCAACTAGCCATGGAACAAATGCAACACCATCTTGAACTAGTGTTTTTTCATTTATCAGATGTACATTGTCAAACAGTTCTGCATATGGTAAACTGCTTAGATCACGTTTTTCTCTATAATAGAGATCATGATTACCAGTAATCATATAAACCTTATCAAAGTTTTTACTGAGTTTTTTTACGTTTTCAACACTATAATTAAGTGTACTTACATTAATCCCTGCACGATGGTGATGGAAATCTCCTAAAAAGATGCAAGTTTCGCAATCTTCACTTTGTTGGATAAACCAGTCAATGAACTCGTCACAGTCTTTATTGTGTTGCTTACTGTTATTTTTCATTCCAAAATGAATATCAGTAAAACACGCCGCTTTATTAAAAAATGCCATGGGTCTCCAGACCGTTGCTTACAGTTACGTTAAAGTTACTATGAAATGCAATGAATGTCAACCTATATTAAAGCCTGCATCCTTTCGTGCTTGGTCAGCTTCTGCATCCCATTTAGCACGTTCTGCCATTTCATGATCAAGTTGTCTGCTAAAGCTAGGAGATTGTCCTGCTTGTTGAAGCAAATCATCCCTAATATTTTGATTACGTTTTTCTAAATTTAGTACTCTAGTGAAGCTATTAGTAACCGCAACTGTATAGTACGCAAATGGATTTTGGCTTTTATGTTCGTTAAACTGTAACCCAATTTGTGATAACTGCAAAAGTGCCAAGCTACGCATTTCGTCTACATATGTGTAGCCACGCCAGTTACTACGCATACTGTAACGTTCACAAAGTTTAATATACATTTTTGCTAAATTATTTGTAACCTTTCCGTGATCAACACTGAAATGGCCATTATCCTTGCCACCTATCCAATGACTTCGTACAACCTCATCTAGCTTTCCATTTACATATGCATAATGTTGGAAAGGAGGAAAATTACATTTAGCATGTTTATCACCAATTGTTTTTGGCTTAGATTTTCTACCTGGCTCTTCTGGAATATGATTAAAAGTCATCAGACGATAAATCAATGTACTTTCGTCAATAGTATTTGGGTCTATTTTATAATTAATTTGTTTGGGTTTGTGTGCTTGTTTACCACCAGTTCTAAACCAATAATCATAAGCTTCTTCATATGCAATCTGACTTAACTGGCTTGCTCTACTTTCCTTAGCAGCTTGTATAACTGCTGGATCTTTTATATCTTTTAAATCATCTACTATTGCATCAAAACGGGTATACTCTTCATCTAATGAATAACAGTAGCTAATTTTACTTTTATGTATTTCTTTAAGCATGTCTTTGTTGTTTAAATAGTTTTGTTTTTTCATAATATGCACTTGACTCCCTTGTTAACTTAAAGTATACAATAGTCTGACATGATGTCAATCAATTGTTAACTACCCAGTTTTTTCTACCATAAATACTATTAACAGGAGACTCTTATGCGATATTCGCAATTAACAGAAGCAATAGCATCAGACATCGCCGTTTTTTATGGCGGTAGATTTCAACCTATGCATAAAGCTCATCATAAGGTTTACATGAATCTTGTTGAACAGTTTGGCAGCAATAACGTATTTATTGCAACTATGCTAGCAAAAAACGCAGTACCTGAAGATAATCCATTTAGTTTTGATGAAAAACAAATGATAATGACTGGAATGTTTGATATTCCAGAAAGAAATATTGTGCAAACACAGCCATATAGACCTGATGTTAGCTTAGTAGGCAAAGATCCTGCAACTACTGCAACTGTATTAGTTTTTAGTGATAAAGACAAGAGTAGATTACAACCTGGTGGGTTCCTTAAAAAATATACATCTAGTAATTCATTGGTTCCGTCTACACAGGGTGCATATATTTTGGAAGTACCAGCAACTAATGATGATATGAGTGCTGGTGTGTTTCGTGATGCAATAAGGAATGATGCAATTAATGAAAAACAAAAACAATCAAAGTTTATGGAATTCTTTGGAGCATTTGATGATGACATCTATAATTTTGTAAAGAGTAAGATTAAATGACAGTAGCAGCAAGTAATAGAACCATACTTAGATGTAAACCAGGTGCTACACCATTATATACTCGAGGTCCTGCTGCGGTGTTACGCACACATGGCGGTATAATGTTTCCTTATCAGCCAGATATAAGTTATAGTCAACAAGTAAACTATAATAATTATGACTTAGTACATACTAATTACAGTGTTAATGCATATGCTAATACACCAAGTCCTAGTATTCAGTTAACTGCAAGTTTTGCAAGTGTAACAGAGGAAGAAGGACTATATACGCTAGGTGTTTTACATTTTTTAAGAAGTGTAACCAAAATGTGGAGTGGATTAGATAATGATGACGGGAGTGTGCCAATGGCTGGTACACCACCACCTGTTCTTTCCTTTAGTAGTTTTGGTACGCAACTATTTGAAAGAGTACCAGTTGTTATAACAAACTTTTCAACAACATTTGATAGTGGAGTTGATCTAAAATATGTCAATGGTCAACAAATACCAGTAATGCAAACTATTGCATTGGATCTAATGGTACAGCAAAGCCCAGACAGACAAAAAATGGTGTTTAATACTAGAAGTTTTGTTAATGGTAACAGTTATACAGATGGGTTTGTTTAATGTCAATAGGAACAAAATATAAAGATAGTAGTAACTATTCTCAAACTAAAATGAATAGTAAGTATTTGGAATTATATGATCCAAACATTACATTGGACACATTAAGTGATGATACTCGAGAAGTTATTATTAACAGTAAATATCATAAACGCCCTGATTTAATGGCACATGATATGTATGGAAATAGTAGAGTTTGGTGGTTATTTGCTCACTATAATAGAAAAGTATTAAAAGACCCCTTGCATGATTTTATTGCAGGCACAAAGATTGTTATACCTATTAAGTACAGACCTGGAGGTAGTTAATGGGTGGAAATCATAGCCAATATTTAGAAAATGTCCTTAACCGATATGAAAGCTACACCTATCAGTGGCAGTTAATGATGGTACATCCACGAGAGTCAACTGAGTTTGAGGACTTAATTGATAAAGGGCGGGTTGTTACACTTGCACATAGTGGTGTTGAGTCTGAAATTAACATACAAAGTGTACAACAAGAAATGACATTAGCGTTTGCTAAACAAAATAGAAATGCTGTTGGCAATATGTTTACTATACAATTAGTAGAACCATTAGGCACAACAATGTTTAATAGAATAAAATTGGGTGCCGCTCGTTTAGGGATAGAAAATCATTTACAAGCATGTTACCTATTAGAACTAAAATTTAATGGGTTTTTGCCAGATGGCAGTAGTACAGATACACCACCAGGTCCTTTTTACTATATGACAACAATGGCTAGCTTAGATTTTTCATATAGACAAGGTGCAAGTACATATACTGCGAATCTAATAGAAACACAACAAGAAGCATACTCACGTTTACAGTTAAATTTACCTTTTGAAGGAAGTATAAACGCCAACACCTATGGTGGGTTCCTTAAAGCACTGCAAAAAGAAATAAATGATCAAGAAATAGAGCGAACAAAATTAAATGAACATCAGCTATTTTCCCACCAATACACAATTGAGTTAGATGCAGAGGCATCTAGATGGAACGATTGGAAATTTTCAGCTGCAATTGAAGCTGACAAAAATGCAGCAATATCAATTACTGGTAGTGGAAATTTAATATTTGAATTTAACCCTGGTACAAGTATTGTAGCATTAATGAGTACAGCACTATTCCAAACAGAGGAATTTCAAAAGTTACCAGTACATACTAATTCTGGATCGCAGCAATTTGCAAAAGACAAACCTACTGCCGCTGAAGCCAAAGCAGAACTATTACAGCAATTATTAACTTGGTTTAAATTAGATACATCAGTTGAATATTTGCAATATGATAAGCTATCAAAACATTATCAAAAGAAAATTACGTATACCATTGGACAATTTGTAACACCTGAAATTGTACATGATCCAGTTAGTTATTATACATTAATGGCCAATCCGTCAATGCAACGTCAACGACTACAGAACATATTTGATAATGACTTATTAAGGAAACGATTTGATTTTACATTCACTGGACTTAATACTGAAGTCATTGACTTAGATATTACAATGAATAATATGTATTATCAAATACAAGCCCTTAATAATGGGGAAATAAGTGGGCGCACAGTTGCTGGAGAATCTGGTCCTGAGAATGAGCTTAATATATTTCGTGGAGAATTGAGATCACTACAGGCTAAAATAAGTAAAAAGAAATCAGCAATTACTAAATTACAAAAAGAAAATGAAGGTCAGATTAATAGTGCTGATGATGCAATAGCAAATCAACAACGATCAACAGAAATATCTAACCTTGAATCTGAAATTAGACAGTTAGAAGCCCGTGCTAATTTAATTGATGAGCAAATGACTGATCTACAACGGAAAATTGATAGTCAACCAATTAATGGTAGAACTCCTAATAGGATATCTGGTACACGGTATATTACACAAAATGAATTATTAAACAACCCTAAAATTGTTCATGAAGTACCATTAACTTTTCAGAGTAATAATATTTCTTCGCAATCAACTTCAGGACCTGACCAAGGTAATCAATCTTCAGGATCTCTCATGTTAGGTGCAGTTGAGGTTGGTCTAAATGCACTTAGTGACTTAATAGAGCAAAATATAACTGTGAGAGGTGACCCGTATTGGCTTGGTAAACAAAAGCGAGCTAACAATAACAATATCGGTGCTGATTACGAACATGGTGGATTAAACTATTTTTTAAATGTAAAATTTCCAACGTACCCTGATGATAACACTGGGTTGCCATTACAAATGGATAATGACTTTAGTATCATGGGAATATATAGAGTGTATTCTGTCAGGGCTTCATACGATGCTGGATCATTTACTATGCAGTTGAGCTCATTCCGAGATATGAATGCAAATGTTGGTACACTTTGGGAAGACTTGGAAAGAGGATTTACCAATGCTCCGGGAAGTGTTAGTCAACAGGAAGCTAGAAAAGAAGACGGGCAAGGTGATGGTGATCAAATTAATGACTTACCAAATGATACTAATACTGGGCCTAATAGTTCAGGACCATTAGCAGTAGGATCAGGAACTGGTCAAATTGATGATACAAGTTATCAAACTGAAGCAGGAAAAGTTAGAAATCAACCATTAACTGCCAAACTAAAAAGTCAGATACAACAGGCGGCACAAGCAAGCGGATTAGATGTAAAAGTATATAGCGGTGGACAGGACTCAAGTGGTCCTAATCGAACGGGATCACACAGACATGATAATGGCAATGCGGCTGATATTGCATTATTTGATGGTAATAGACAATTATCATTTAATGATCCTAACGACTTGCCACTAATACGTTCATTTATTAAAAATGGCAAAGCTGCTGGGTTAACTGGATTTGGTGCAGGTAATGGATATATGGGCAATCAACATATTCACGTTGACGCAGTTAACCCTAATTTGGGCTACTGGGGAGGACAACTGGATGATGGTACCTTTAGAGCAAGAAATGCACCAGCTTGGTTGAGAACCGCAGTAATAGGATAAGGACAAAGATCAATGGTAAAAAAACGAGGCGGTGGAGTTAACGACAGTGCAACATACTTATCACAAAATATTGAAAGTACTGGTGTTCCAACAATCTATAGTAAAGATCATCGTCATGGCATTGCGACCCTACAGGGCGTATATATTGGAAAAGTTAGAGATATTAATGATGATACATATTCAGGATACATATATGTATCATTAATAGACGGTCAGTCACTTGTTGATATTAGTACAGCTGAAGGTAGACAACGTACCCATAGAGTTAGACCGTTAAGTCCATTTGGTGGAGTATTACAGGGTGATGATCATACTAATATATATGGTATGACATCTCCTCCACCTGCTCCTGGTACTGAAGTATTAGTATGTTTTACTGGATTTCAAAATGAAGGATATTTACTTGGAGTATTAAATGACACTGCACGTAATGCACAAATACCAGGACTGCCAGCAAGACAAGTTGAAGGCGAAACTGGTGGTGCAATTGGCCCTACGTTTGAGCCCAGTGTAATACAAAACGAACCAGGAAAACAAAACGCAGCCAAAGGTCCGCGGCATCCGATGGCAAATAACCTTGCTAAACAAGGTCTTGGATTAGATGCAGTAAGAGGAATCGGCAGTAGTGGTGCAAGGAGAGAATCTCCGTCAAATGTTACAGGATTTTTAACACCAGGCGGGCATGGGTTAACACTTGATGATGGAACAACTAGCAGTAATGGTGACAATCATGTACCTGATAAAGACAGAAAATCTGGTGACAGCAAATTAGTAAGACTTCGTAGTGCAGGCGGCGCTCAGTTACTATTAAATGACACTGATGGGTGTGTTTATATTATTAATCAAGACGGAACCAGTTGGGTACAAATGGACAAAACTGGAAAAATTGATGTCTATAGTGAAATGGACATTAGCATGCATGCCGCTAATGACTTTAACTTATACGTTGGTGGGGACTTTAATTTAGATGCAGATTGTATTAATGTTAAGTCAAGAGGAACTTGTGGTATCAATATGCAAACCGCATTGGGTAAATTTAATGTACACAGTGCTAAAGATATTAGATTGACAAGTGACATGAATGGACATATTAATTGTGCAAGTGGCAACGTAAGGGTCACTGGCAGACTAATTGACCTCAATGGACCACCTGCAAAACCAGCAAGTAAACCGGTTACTGCCAATTTAACTAGTAATCAATCTGTAAAAGAAAGTATTGCTGGAAGAGTACCTGAGCATGAGCCTTGGAATGGGCATGAAGAAACTAGTAGTGCAGTAGCAAGTCAAGCAAACTCTAGCTTAGAAACTAATAACAAAGATTATAATGTAAGCAATCTATCTGCACGTAAAGGACCAAGCAAAAAGTCTAAACCAAAAACAAAGTCACAAGCTACGCAATCAGGAATTGGTTCTGAAACAAAAAGCAATATTGATCAAAATGAAATTAATCCTAGAACAGGTCTCCCTTGGAGTGATGCTGAATTAAATAGGTTACAACAAGATGATGACTTGTTTTATGATGACGCTATACTAAGAGAACAGCGACGAGCAGAGTCAGATTGGAATGCTGAAAATGGTATAAATCCAGAACCAGAAGTTAACACGTTAATGGGAAGAAGAGAAGACAGCTATGATAATATGGCTAGACCAGTACAAACATACAGACGTGGATATAAAGGGCAACAACAATGAGCCTAGATACAATAGATGAAATTTACACTACAGTATGGGATGATTTTACTGTAAAAGATAGTATACTTTATGAAACAGAAATTGCAATAGAAAACATAGCAGTTAGCGCAGATGCTGAATTAACTGCATTGAATTTTGGTCGTTATAATCCTTATAATTTTATTGGTTATGGAGAAAGTAGATTTGTTCGTGGAGTAACTGAACAAGAAGCATTTAGCAGTTGGTTAGGCTACTTTAATCGTGCTGAAAATAATTTTAAAAAACAACTTATATCTATTGGTGTTGAACGAATTCCACAATCTGTATATGACGGTATTTTTATATACTACTGGATAACAATGAATTTTCTTACAATTAATGCAGTTGAAGGAACATACAATACTAGAAATATAATTTTAAGTAAAGATTGGTCTGGTTTGGCAAGTATGATGATGAGAAGTACAACTAACAGAAAAAAATCACGGATTGCTGCTACTATTGTAAGATTGGCTGATTATGGATTTAATAAAGATAGAAGTTGGATGCGAGCAACTGGTATTTTTAATATGCGTACAGCCAATGAACAAGGAATACTAAGTGAAGAACAACTTAGAGCTGCTAGATTTGCATACTATGCAGAAACAGCAAAATTTCTACCATTCACACCAGAAGGCATAAAACGTGCAATTGTCAATCGATATCAAGATACACTTAGGGAGCAACAGTTTACATATAACGTTACAATAGCTCAAAACAATATAGAGTATTTAGATGGTGTACCAACTATTACATTATCAGTGACTCCAAGTATTGAACCTGTAGAAAAATTACTAGTTAAAATAAACGGTGATATCAAACAACACTATTATGACTATACTTTAGATGGTCCTAGACTAACTATAATTGCAGAACTAGTAACTGGTGATATTATCCAAACATCAGTTAAAATCTAAAAATACCCGGTTAATTCTGCACTAAATACTTGCATGGCAACGTATTACGGATATAGTACACTCAATAGTACATTCTCAAGTAGAACACTGACAGACTCAGAGCTGGCAAAACGTGATCTTATGAATCATTTTTATACACGAAAAGGCGAGCGAGTTATGAATCCTGAGTTTGGAAGCATAGTGTGGGATCTAGTTTTTGATCCACTTGATAGTATGACAGAAGAAGCAGTTCATGAAGATGTTGAGAGAATTGTTAATAGTGATCCACGATGGAAACCGCTAGAAACGTTAGTTACTAAACCTGATGATCATACGTTGAGAATACAGGTTAGATTAGAATACATTTCAACAGGTACAGCCGAAGAGCTATACTTAAATTTTGTAGGTGAGATAGAATAATGGCACAGGGCGCAAGACAGAGCAGTTTATTTGCTGCGGAAGATTTTAGTGTAGTATATGAAAGTTTTGCACAAGCAAACTTTCAAGCATACGATTTTGAAACAATTAGAAACGCAATGGTAGAATATATTACTACCAACTATCCAGAAAATTTTAATGATTGGATTAGTTCAAGTGAATTTGTAAGTTTAATTGAACTTATGGCATTTCTTGGACATAACTTAGCATTTAGAAGTGACTTAGCAAGTAGAGAGAATTATTTAAGTACAGCAGAACGCAGAGAAAGCGCCTTACGTATTGCTGAATTTTTAGGTTATACTCCTACTAGAAATGTTGTGGCAAGTGGACTATTAAAAATAAACAGTATAAGAACATCACAGACAGTATATGATGTAGATGGCGGTAGCCTTGCTAACACAACATTACAATTTGATGATGTTACCGATCCAGATGCTTATCAAAACTTTTTAACAGTATTAAACTCTATATTACAATCAAGCAATAAGTTTGGATCGCCATTTGCCAGATTTACAAAAAATGGTATCATAAACGAAGTATATAGAACAAATAGTGTTAATACAACAGTTAGTAATTTATTTAGAGGAAATATTAACGGAGTTAGTGAAGCATTTGGTATACACAGTATTGCTTATAATCAAACAGAAAACGTATTGCAAGAAAAATCTCCTGACCCTTATGGTGTTTTTGATATGGTTTATAGAAATGATAACAGTGGATTTAGTAGTCCAAACACTGGATTTTTTGTAGGATTTAAACAGGGTACGTTAGAGAATAAAGATTTCTCAATACAAAATGGCTTACCTAATATGGTACTTGATATTAATGTAAACAATATTGCAAATGGCAATATTTGGGTACAAACAGTTGACGAAGTAGGCCAAGTTCAAGCTAATTGGACACGAATAGATAGACAATTTGGTAGTAGTAGTATTTTTAATGCGATCAGTAATGGTAACAAAAATATTTACACAGTTACTAGCAGAGAAGATGATCAAGTTAGTATTGTATTTGGTGATGGTGCGTTTGGTAATATTCCACGTGGCATTGTTAGAGTATGGTATAGAACTGGACTTAATCAAACATATACGTTAAACTCTAATAATTTTAGCGGTACAACATATAAATTTAGTTATGTTGGCGAAGATGGAAATACATATGAAGCATCATTGGGGTGCAGCTTAAAGTCAAATGTTACTAATGCAAGTGAGCGTGAAAGCCTCAATAGTATTAAAGTCAATGCAAGTAGATTTTTTGCTACACAAGATAGAATGGTTACAGCAGACGACTATAGTATTTTTCCATTAACAGTTAGCGAAAACATTCGTAAGATCAAAAGCATTAACCGTGTACACAGTGGGCATAGTAGATATCGTGATTTGTATGACCCAACAGCAACTTATACTGATGCCGTGCAGTTCATGGATGATGGATACTTGTATCAAGAGGATATAACTACTCGAAATATTGTTGCATTGCCTAGTAGATATAACAGTGAACAATTATATCAAAGATTTTTAAAACCTATACTTGACAATCCAGAAGTAAAGAATTTTTTCTATAATAAACATTATTATAGTGGATTACCAGCAGCAACCGCCGAATTACATTATACAGATACTACGGCTGGCATTACAAGTTTTACAATAGACGGATCAATAACAAATACATATCGTTGGAATCAGTCAACAAGCGCAAGCAATACAAGTACTGGATATATTACATTTAATACGCCAGTACAAAGAGTTGGCAAGCTAGCAGCTGACCCAATGAAAAAAATACAAAAAAACAGTTTAGTAGAATTTATTACTACTCCATTTAAAAGTGGTTATATTAATACAATTAGTGTAACAGCAGGTGGAAGTGGATATACAACCCCTCCTACAGTCGTAATTGGTGGTAGCGGTGCAGATGCATCTGCAATTGCAAACATCAATGCAGGTGTTGTTGTTAGTGTAACAATTAGTAATAGTGGTGTAAATTATACAGATGCTACTAGTATAAGTTTTACTGGCGGTGGTGGTACTGGTGCTATAGCAAAATGTACAATAGCAAGCGCAGATACTAAATGGGCAAGAGTAACCAATATCTATAAAGATGGACTTGGTATTGACGCATCTGACGGAACACCAACTGGTGATGATGCATCAGGCAAAGGCGCAATATCATTAGACGCTGTAATACCAACAGGTGCTAGAATTAATCGTATTGTTCCAAGTTGGGTAAATGACACAACTAAAACAGTAAAAAGTAATTTAATTAGTAAATTAGATGCAAACAATAGTTTTGGTTTGAGATATGATGCAACAAACCAAGAATGGGTTATTGTAGAAAGCGCAAATTTACCAACTAGTAGTACAACTAATAACTTAGCTAGTAATTGGAGCAGATCATACGAAGGTGATAATACTAGCACAGGTGCTGATCAAAGTTGGATATTACGAGTTAACTATAGTAGTTCACAATGGGAAATACTTACAAGAAAAACTCGATATATTTACGGAAGTGATCAAACTGTTAGATTTAATAACCTAAATTTTGAAGAATCATTTAGTAGTGATACCCTAAAGCCACTAAGAGATAGTCTTAGAGTATTAGACATAAATGCAGAGAGTACATCTAGTAGTGTGCCCTTAGGTAAAAATTATGACTTTAATGTAGTAGGTTACTTTACATATGCTGATGGATACACTGATCCTCATAAAATTAGAGTATCAATTAGTGATCCAAATAAAGATGGGTTCCCCAATGATCCAGAATCATTTAACAGAATTATTAATAACGGGACAATCAAACTAAAAACTATACGTGAAAATGGTTACAACTTTACTGTTTATGATAATGAAAACAGTGCAGGAAATACTGCGGTTATTGGCAGAAGTAATCTTAGATCAAAGTATAGTAGAATAGCTGATGTAAATCAAGTAATTGATCCAAGTACTACAAATATTATAGATACGTATGTACTATTGTCAAGTTACGATAATTTATATAGAGCATGGGCATTATATGATGGATTGCCACAAACAAAGCCAAATAATCCAACTGTTACTGAACTAGGAGAAATGTTTCAGAGTTTAGAAAACAAAAAAAGTATAAGTGATCAGATTATATATCGGCCAGTAAAATATAAAATATTATTTGGTGATTTGGCTAGTAGTGAACTTCAAGCTAAATTTAATGTTAGTCGTACTAGTACCGCCACAATGAGCGATACTGAAGTTAAACAACAAGTAATCAAATTAATCACTGAATATTTTGCAATTGACAACTGGGACTTTGGTGAAACATTTTATTTTACAGAACTAGCTGCGTTTATTCATAATAATATGATAGGACAAATTAGTCAAGTTACAATTAGTCCAGTTTCAGCACAAGCTGAAACAACAGAACTGTTTGAAATAATATCAGATAGTGACGAGTTATTTTTACCAGTGCTAACCACTGGGAATATAACTATTAGTAATAGTGTTAGTAATAATGCTACTACAATTGCTGCAAATACTGGAGTTAGCATCACATGAATGACCGCACAACAAACCCGATAATTGCCCCTCTTATCACCCGTCCTGGTGAGAGTGTAGATTATATAGGAACACGTTCTGTAAAAGAGCTACTTCCAAATATCTTTCAAACAGCAATTAATGGTCGATTCTTAGATAGTACATTAGAACAATTAATGAGTAGTGGTAGTCTACAGGCAATTAATAATGTGGTAGGTGGGACGTATAATAAAAAAATTGCAAGTGACAGTTATTTTGAAAGTAACCGACCAGTTGACAGTCATCAATTTGTTCCAGGAATAGTAAACAGAGACAATAATAACAATATTACAAGTGCGCTATCATATGCTGATATGATTTCTGCATTAAAGTTTAACGAAGCGGAAACTAATCAACAAAACATAAGTTTAGGTGAAAATGGTTATACCTTGGACTTGCCTGTTAACTATGATATGTTTATCAATTATCATAGATATTTTTGGTTAGTTGATATACTACCACCATGTGATATTCCTGCAACTTTAGCGAACACAATTGATATAGATGATATTGCTAATAATGGTCCATACTATACTACACCAACACTAAATGGTGGAAAGACGTTAGCATTACAAAATGGTATGCGTATTCGATTCACACCATCTAGTACTGAAACATTTACACAAAGTGTTGTTGGTAACGTAACATTTAATTCAACATCAAATAATGCTACAGTAGTTAAAGTATATAAAAATAACACTCGTGTTCTTCCTGGAAGCTATGTATATGATCCAACTACTGGAATTTTAACTTTTAATACTGCGCCAAACATTAGTGATGAAATTATAATAAAAACTTATTATTCACATAGTACAAGTGGTGCATTTAATGTAGATGACATTTATATTGTTGACGGAGTTGGTGATAATATTAAACTAACTAAACAATATGCAATAGGGCCAGCTAATAATGTATATGATAAAAGAACTTGGCTTAATAGTACAATATTCGCAACACAATCACAAGAAGGATTTACTGAAACATCAACAACTTGGGATTTTGATTCAACACTAGATAGTGAAACTAGGAACTATTCTAGAGATTATATTATTGAGTCTAGAATCAGTCAAGATCAAAGTGCATGGTCAAGAAGTAACTTATGGATACATGAGAAAGCAGCGCAAGCGGTATTAACTTATCAAGGAAAAACTTATGAAGATTGGATAGTTGATACGTTCAGAGCAGTACGCCCTATTATTGAATTTAGAAAAAATATTGAAAAATACAATGCTGGGCTATCTAATTATGATGCAACAGATAATTCATCATTATATGTTACCCACTTAATTGAGGAAAGTGTTGATCCTGCAACTGCAATTATTGGACAGACCTCATGGAATCACTTTGATACCAGTACAGCAACCGCATGGGATGCATACAAAGGTTATAATGTTGGTGAAGTAGTAAAAATATCTATCCTTGGTGTTTCAAATTATTATGAATGTGTAAAGGCACATGGCATTGCCAAGGATCCATTGGATCCGAAAAATCTAAACAAAGCACAGACCGCATATTGGGATAGAGTTGAAATATCACCATTGGTAGACGGCGACACTGTTCTATTCTTGAATAGTACAAACGCAACATTTAATAATAAAATTTACACAGTAAGTGGAGTTGGGTCTAGTATAAATTTAGCACTAGTACATACTCCAAGTACTGTTGGTACTAAGATTAGTGTAATACATGGGTATAATAATGCACAACTACAAACCAATGACATAATAGCGCCAAGAAGTGGGAGTGAATGGCATTGGAATGGAAGTTCATGGATTTACAGTCAGCAGAAAATGGGGTTAAGTTCTAATATACTGTTTAGTCTTTATGATATTGATCTCACTCCATTGGAAGATGCATCTGTGTATCCTAATAGCACATTTGTTGGTGATAAGATTTTTGACTATGGAAGAAACAGTGCAAGTAAACTAGACACAGCATTACAATTTAGCCCAAGATATATAGACTATGGTAACACACCAGGACTGAGTTTTGATTTTGGATTAGGTTCTATTAGATATAACTACAATAGTATTAATACACCACAAGACCAAACTAATTTACAAGAAATCCCAGGTTACTACTACTATAAAAATATAGAAAGTAGTGAATATCATAATGGATGGGTGGTTAGTAGAGATAAACAGCCAGTACGTAGACATATACAAAAAATAGTAACAGATAACACCACACCAGTAACATTTACATTAGGAACAACTGATGTTGGTATGGACAACACTTTTGACTTTAGTATTGTAAATAACAATTATTATGTAGAAGGTACAAACGGCGGAAATCCACATTTGTTTATGGATCAAGGTGTAGACTATACTGTACATTGTAAATTTAATCCCAATGCAATTGAGTTTGTTAATTTAGATGGAACGGCATTTAGTGGAATTACTCGAGGTGCAAACGGCACTAACGATAAATTTACAATAAATGTTGCTGCTGGCGCTGCCAATAAAGTTGCATTCAAATATAGAAATGTAACTAACCCTAACATTTATGGTATAGTGTACGTAACAGATAACACAAACAATACTAATATTCAAGTGTTAAAAAATAATGTTGAGTTTACAAATTATACATATGCTAATGGAGTTATTACTATCAATACATCAGCAATTGACGATGTTTTTGATGTAACTTATCATAGTAATAGTCAATTAAGTGCAGATGCTGAAGGTGATTTTTTACCAGCTGATTCTCATATACTTAATCCACAAAATGATACTCTTAAAACTAGTAGCTATGCTGATCTTATGACACATATGCAGCACCAATTAGACAGCACACCAAAACACCAAACAACTTTATTTGGTGAAAATAATTATCATACTATGACACAACTGCATGAATTTGGTGGAACTATCAGACAACAGCCGTTCAGTACAGAAGTTCTGGGACAATTATTGTCAGATCCAGACACTGACCCTTATAGTTCAATAAGATACAGTACACAAAGCTATAGAAGATTTAAAGCACAATTTTTACAAAAAGTTGTTCAAATATACAATAATAGCCCATTAGAAACTCCAGTACATGAAATTGTAGATGCTGCACTAGCGTCTATTAACTTAGGTAAGAATACAGACAGCGAATTTAATAATAGTAATATGGCTATGTATAAAGATTTTGAAAGCCAGGATTACAGTTGGACAGCATCAATGCCGCAACTATTTGATTTACCTAAAGTAGTTAACACCTATGGCGATACAAAAAACCATATACAAGTTTGGATTAACAGTTTAGACGCTAATAATGAACCAATTTGGCGACCATTACAATCACATGAATACACACTAACAATTAATACAATTAATATACATCCTGTAGTAACATTTGATTCAAGTGGACTTGCATACGCTCATATAAGATGGTACCCACAAGATAGTGTTAGCTATATTCCCCCTAGTGCAGTAAAATTAGGATTGGTAAAGCCATATGCTCCAGAGATAGCAAATAATTATGCATTTACTAGTACAGGTACAGCAACAGATGCAGTTATTACTGGACACGATGGTAGTGTACACTATCGTAAAGGTACCGAGATGTTTAATAAGTCCATTGCTGGATTTAGTATAGAGGATGCAGCATTATGGGATTTGGAAAATAGAATTAGTAATAACTTAAACGCCTCATTGAATACAGTTACATCATATACTGAAATTATGCCTACATCTCATAAAACACTTGCATATACATGGAATGATTTGAATAATAGTCTAGCAAGTGAATTTAATAGTTGGAAACTTCGCAACAATGTTACAACACTAAATCGTGTTCTGTATTATGACGGTACTGATAAATTTACATGGAATTACAGTAGTGTAGGACCAGGAATTGGCGGCTGGAGAGGGTTATATACATATTATTTTAATACAGATAGACCACATACGCATCCTTGGGAAATGTTAGGACATAACATAAAACCAACTTGGTGGGATACATATTATAGTTGGACTGATGCATTCAAACGTATAGCATTAAATACTGCATTAAGATGGGGCAAAGTGTCTGATCCGTCACTAACACCAGTATATGATGATAATTATACATATAGTGAATACCAGTGGATGGTTGATACTTTAGTAACAACAGGTGGAGTATTAAATGATCCAGTTACTGCAGGAATAGTAACAGCGCCTACACCAGTAAATGCAAGTAAAGATTTTGTATTTGGTGATTGGGGACCAGTAGAAGCTGATTGGCGTGCAAGTAGTGAATATAAATTTTCACTGATATTTGGTCTTATGAAACTAAGACCAAATTGGATCTTAAATACATACTTCAATAGTTTAACTAGAAAGAAAACTACAGGATACCAATACTATTCGTCAATTTATTATAATGATAATAAAAAACAGCTTGGTAATAACAGGCAGATAGAACTTAGTAACACAATATATCCAGGTAGTATAATTGAAAGTGTAACCGTAACTGATGGTGGAACTGGATACTCTACAGTACCTACACTTACAGTATATGATAATTTTGGTTTTGGTGGACAACTTTTAGGATCAGTTGGTTCCGGATCTGTTACTGGAGTATCAGTATTAACCCCTGGAGAAAATTATTATAGTAAACCAACAGTAACCATCTCTAGTGGAAATGCAACTCTTGAAGTAAATTTATCCAAAGATGCTAGAAAATATGTATCAGGGTTGAGTAACAGTATTGTTGATTATGTAACAAACAATAAATCCAATGCTACTGAATTAACAACCAGATTTAAAAACTTACAATACAATCCAATTGTTAGAGCAGGAGGATTTGTTAACACAAATAATCAAAACTTTATCTTGGAAAGTAGCCAAGATAAAGGAAAAGTTGCATTACCAGAAGAAAATTATAACACTATTTTTTATACTACTAAGCCCAATAAAGAACTTTTTATTGGTGGCGTTAAAGTTAAAAAAGTAAGTACTGGTTATAGTATATCTGGATTTGACAATAGTGACGGATCATTCAAGTATTACGCTACAAATGAAGGCGGTACAAGTACTACAGTAGTAAGTGATAAGTTCAGTGTTACAAAATATTTAAACTTTGGGCAAACTTTACACTCACTATCTTATAACACTGTTCTTTTAAGTGAGCAAGCGGTTTATGACGTAATACGTGGTTATGGCGAATATGCAAGGCAACAGGGGTGGCAGGAAACTTGGGATGCAATGGCAAGCAACTTCCTACAATGGGCTGATACTGCAATATTAAATGAATCAAGTGTGTTAATGCCTAGTACTAGCACAATCAGCATTGCTGATGGTCCAGTTGGATATTATGATAATATTGATCGCAAATATGATGGGGTTTATAATTTAATAGATCCATATGGTAAACAAATCAGCAGTAGTGAAATTTATATAGTTCGTGAATTTGATAAAGGTGAAGATGCAATAACAACAATATCAGTTAAAGATCCTGATAAAACATTTATTGCGGGTATTAGACTTTACAAAGTTGAACTTGAACATGCGATTGTATTTGATAATAGTACAAATTTTGATGATGTTATCTATAATCCAGCACTTGGGCAAAGACATACAAGAATTAAATGGCGTGGTAGTAAAACTAAGAACTGGAATGGTAAGCTATATGCACCAGGCTATATTATAACTGATAATACTATTGTGGATAACTTAGATACTAGTGCAAGAGAAATGGACCAGTATTATGGAAGAGGGAACACCATCAATAATCAACAAATTGTTGATGTTGCAAGATTTAATGTTGGATATAACAAACCAGAATGGAGTTCTAAACTTGACATAGATGATGACACATTGTATGAATTCATAAAAGGTACTCGAAAATATAGAGGTACACGACTTGCATTAGATGCGTTTATGAAAAATAAATCATTATTTGATGGTGATGCAACGGCAAATATACATGAAGAGTGGGCAATCAGAACAGCTGATTATGGTGATACACGTAGTAGAGATACTATAGAATTTCAAATAACACCAGACTTATTAACTACTAGCCCACAGGCAGTTAGATTTAGCGCAGAAGAAGTTAATGATGTTTTAACTGATGTTGTTATTGATGTTGATCATAATAGTCCGTTACTTGTTACTGGTACTCCAGGAGACAACTTTACAACTAGACTTCCAAGAATTTTAGAATCTGGTGATACTATTAGTTATGAAGAAACTTATGCTAATGACTTTATAACTGCAGGATTACCGCTAACAAGTGAAGTAGATTACAGAGTAATAAACAGAGATGATCTTGCAACGTTTCCTTTGGAAACAAAAACTGATTATAATTTTTCAGGAGAATGGCAAGACATTTATGCTTGGAATAATAGAACAAGCTACAAATTTAATGACAAAATTTTACACCAAGGCAAAACGTGGCAAATGGTGGACATTGATGGCAGTAGTGGCTTAACTACACCAAATGATCCAATTGAAGTAATCGGAAGTATTACATTACCAAATGTAGCTAGTAATTTATCAAACACACTGATATTAGATAATATATCAATTCCACTGACACGTACTGCAACATCAACAGTACAAGGCGTAATACAAAAAATCGGTGGAAATGATTTAGTTAGCTCAAACGTAGTTACTCATGGTAGTAGTTTAATTTTAGGCACGACATCTGCAACGGCGCAAACAATTGTATTTTCTAACGTGGTGAATACAACAACGTTTAATGATATTGTAATAAACGGAACCACAACTAACCCAACTATTAATGGTAGTGCAGCTAAAACATTAATTATTGATGGTAACACAATACCATTCAATGAAACACAAAATAATACAGCAAACATTACTGCCAGTGTTGCATATAGTAATGCATTTAGTACTGCTGGTATTTCACATAGTAGTACCAATAGAATTGCTGCACTTGAAGCATTAAGAAGTGCATATGTAGCAGTTAATGGCGCCGCGGCTTGGGCTAGCTTTATGTCCACATACTGTACAAGTGCTGGACAATTAAATATTAGTCAACTTCTTGTAGAATACAATGCTGCACCAGCTTATCAAAGTCAACTTGCTGCATTAATAACAGATGACGTTGCTATCATAAACTTATTAAATGGTAGTCCATATACTGCATCAGCAGTATTAGCTGGAACACAAATTATTACACCAGCACATATATCTGGATCACAGGCTGCGATTGCAAATGGTCAATACATGCTTGGGTTTAAAACATACTTAACAAACTCAGCTAATGCTAGCAGTGTTATCACGCCAAGCACAATTGTAACTACAGAAACAACAAGTGGATTTAAAGTATACACACTGAGTGATATTATTAATAGAATTACATCAATTGGTATAGCAAATATTACAGTACAAAATAGCAGTAATAGATTGCGTATAACTAAGACAACATCTACTCCTGGTGTTGCGTTTGATTTAATTATTGGTTCAGGAACAGCAAATGGTGATGTGGGTATACCAGCTGATACAACATCAGCAACTAGTAGTGTTGCATCAAGTACTCCAAATTTAACAATTGCACAAGTTGTTGATCAAATTAATGCAGCTAGCATTACAAGTATAACTGCTCAGATTAATAGTTCAAACACAAACTTATTACAAATAAACTGTAATGCCGCTACCTTGTTTATTGGTGGTGGTACATCAAATAGTGTAATAGGGTTGACAACTGGTGTTATCCTTGCTGGTACAACAACAACTGAAACTGACGTTAATCTAGACATTACTTCAATAATTGGAAAAATTAACAGTAAAGGAATTACTGGTGTTACAGCAAGTAATAGTAATAACAGACTAAAAATAACCAGTACAAACCCTATCCTTATTATTGGTGCAGGTACTAGTAACAGTTCAGTTGGACTTACTGCACTAACATATAGTGCAACCCAAAGTACAGTATCAAATGTATTTGAAGCTATAGTAAATAATAATGTAGTATTTCAACAAATGACTTATGATCCAAACTTGTTTAGTATATGGGTTGCTGATAATAGTTTCCAAGGAAACTTTAATAGGGGCTATGCCGTTTACCAAACAATGGACTTTGGAATGTATGCACATAGAATTTGTGCTGGAATCACTGAAGCAGACGATGCAGAAATTATTTTGGCAAATTCACAAGCACACAATGTATTAGTTGGTGATTATGTATTAATACGTGGTAGTAATAGTAAACCAAATATTGATGGAATACATAAAGTAACCAAAGTTGATACGTCATCATCAAATAAATTTTATATAGATGAATATATTGAAACGGAAGCTACAGAAGGAAATGTATATCCACTAAAAAATGTTACATTTAAAGACAAAGCAACATTAGACACTGAGTATAATACTAAGGTACTAAAAGGTACACCAAATTCAGGTGGTGCGTATAAATTTAACTTTAGTGGCTATAGACAAAATAATCAACAAACTCCCATTTATGCATATGTTAATGATGACAACACAGGCACACCAACTGTATATAAGTGGACTGGCACGTTTAGTAATACAGTTGGACATACAAATGGTGAATGGTTAGCAATTAGATCTATGCCAAATCAGGCTAGAAATGATCTAATAGAAAATGTTAAAATCTATGATGCTAAATCGCAAACTACGATTACTACTATAGAAACATTTGATCCAGCAAAAGGTATTATTCCTGGGTTTATTAAAAACGAAATTGATTTCATAGTAAGTAGTGATATTGCAACATATAATCATACTACTATTGACGGTCAATTAGATGAAGCTAGATGTTGGGGAGCAACCAATGTTGGACAGCGTTGGTGGGATATTAACAGTGCAATTTATTTAAACTATGAACAAGGTAGTATTGATTATCAACAAAGTAATTGGGGTAGATTGTTTGATGGTGCAAGTATTGACATTTATGAATGGACACGCAGTCCAGTTTTACCTGAACAGTGGGAACAATTTGTTAGTTTTGGAAACTTAGTTGATGGTAAACCAGCAAGCGGAGAAGCATATTCAGTAATGCTAGATGGCGAACAGTTGTATTATTGGGCAGAACAAACCTATTATAATAATAAATCCAACGAGAGTGAAACGTTTTATTACTTTTGGGTTAAGAACAAAACTAGCTATAGTGGACAAAGAAACTACAACACTTATCAATTAGCAAGATTGATGGAGAACCCTAGTGGATTTGATCTAAGTTGGTGTGCAGCGAGTAGCAGTAATTTATTGTTTATAAACAATGTAGACAATTATGTTAATAAAAACTCAGTAATACAAGTTAACCAAATATATGATAGTAATGCACTTCCGTTAAACGAATGGACATTATTAAGTGATGGTGATATTGACAGTGTTATTCCTGAACAGCTTCATATAAAAATGCGTGACAGTTTGTCAGGGTTTAATAACTATCAAGAGCGAGTGGTTTACACAGCGTGGAATGCAAGTACAACATATAGAATAAATGATGTTGTAACTGACGGTGGTAAATATTATGTAAGTACTTTCCCTGCCAGGATGTTTGGACAGGCAGTTATACCTGATAACATAAATCAACAACCAAGTCTAGATTCAGCAATGACATACTGGGCAGAAATTCAAGAGTATACGTTACCAGCCGAAACTGAGACAGACGATATCAATGTGTGGCGTGGACAAATGGTTCCAGATCTTAATTTACATGAGTTCAACAGATATGGGCAAAGTATTCGACCTGTACAATCTTTGTATAGGAACCTAGTTGATGCAAGACACAATTTTGTATATAGCTTAAACAAGTTACTTGCAGAAACACCAATTGTTTCTGATACAAGTAATTGGCAAAATACATTTGATCACACATTCACTAATGCAAACGTAACATATAGTGTAAACAAATATTGGAATTGGGTTGATTGGTCAAGAACGGATTATGATAGTAATGGAAACATAACATACCAATTTAATAAAAATACTACACCAACTTATACATATAATTCAATACAAGATTATTATGATAGTGTTGGTGTTGTAACACCATTAAATGGACAGTACATGCTAATTAAAAACGTACCTGGTCCTGATAGTAAAAATAGAAATGAAATGTATGTTTACAATAATGGCTGGACAATGTGTTGGAAAAAGTTAGGTACTATAGAGGTGAGCGAGGAATTATGGAACCAAAGTAAATTTGGTCATGGTTTTGACGCTGCTGGCTTTGATATTGTACCGTTTGATAGCGATAGTAGTGTTGTTATTAGTGAGCTGTTTGATTTAATAAGAACAAGATTGTTTATAGGAAAACATCAAGTAAAATATAATAAACTTTGGTTTGATATGTTAAACGAAGCAATCACACAAAATACAACAGATGACTTTGCCTTTAAAACAACATACGTTAAATTACAAGTCAACCGTCCGTTAAGTTTAACACAAACAAACTATGCAAATTATGATGTTAGCGTTGTGGAAGACTTTATAAATGATATTAAACCTTTCCATACTAAACTAAGAACTGGTATGGAGTCAACAACCCATGCTGAAGCAGTAGGAATACAAACAACAGAACAATCTAGAAATAGTGTTATTACAATGAAGTACGAAGACCATAGTGGAAGATCATGGGAAGGTGACACAACACTAAGTGGCGGAACGTTTACTAATTTGCTTGATAATGTTGACGCTATAACATTTACAACACTTGACGGAGATATAGAATATGTGTATAATGGAAATAACTTTGACCAAGCAGCATACGAAGGCTGGGGCGAAGAATTATATCCAACAGATTTCACAGAGAATATCTCAATAACAGTACAAACAAATAGTAGTGGTAGTACATATGATGGAAACAGTAGAGCATTTAGAATGAGCATATATCAACCTAACGATGTACAGATTAGCAATGTTATTGATGATGCGCAGAAAACATCATTAAGTAGCAGCGTAACAGCAACAGACACCACAATACCAGCGACAAGTCTAGCATTATTTGATAATCCAACTACAGATCCTGGAGTTGTATATATAAATGGCGAAAGAATTGAATATAGTGCAATAGACAATAATAATTTACTATATTGCATAAGAGGTACGTTGGGAACAAGTGCAAAAGCACACACTAACGGTTCAACTATAATACACAGTGGACCGTCGACACGTATTCCAACACTAGAAAAATTCTCACATTATGGTGATAATTTACGTATGGCATACAACGACAGCGGTACAAGCCTAAGTGCCACAGGAATTTCGCCAGAACATGCCTTCATTAGGAGTGCAGGGCCGGGATCAATATGATCATGGTATTTTAAAGTATAAATACTATAAATTGGAAGAAGAGATATGAGTTTATCACAGAGAGAAGACACAATGATTGGGATTGAAGGACATATTAAAATATGGGATCCTGTATCAGGTGAAGTATTAGTACGCAGACGCAATGCTGTTAATTTTGAAAATATGAGTATTGCTATAGCAAACTTGTTATCTAACAAAGCAGGATCTACAAGCACACATCAAATTGGGACTATGCGATTTGGTAATGGCGGTACAACTATAGATGGGCTTGGTACAGTAACATATAAAGTGCCAAATACTAGTTCATCATCAGGAACGTTATACAATTCTACACATACTGCTAATGTAGATGCAGCAGATGCATATAATAAAAGTGCAGTATCTCATACTGCCAATAATACATATAGTGACGTAGAAGTAACGTGTACATTAGACTATAATGTACCAGCAGGACAAGATGCCACTGATACAGCCACATCACAGACAGGAACATATATTTTCGATGAGCTAGGAATTTATAGTGCAAACGGTGACTTACTAACACATGTTGTTTTTCATCCAGTACAAAAGAGTGCTAATAGAAAAATTCAAGTAGTATACACTCTAAGAATAAGAACTAGTTTCCAGGATATATAATAGGAAAAAACATGCCATATACATTAGACTTTTCAGATAGTACAAAGACGCAAATAGTAGTAAACGATGGGACAGTTAACACTAGTACCAGTTTAAAACTTATTGGTAAAAATTATACAGCGTTTGGCGAAGCATTAAACGAAGATTTACTACATTTATTAGAAAATTTTGCTAATGGATCCGCACCCAGTAATCCTACTGAAGGACAACTTTGGTATGATACAGCAAACAACACACTAATGATATACGAAAGTGGCAAATGGTATTCAATTGGTGCTCCGGCTGGAGATACACGGATTGAATATAGAAATAGACAAGATACCTTATTAAATTATCATAAGACAATTGAGACTGTTGTTGATGGACAAATTGTTAGTATTATAACTGATGACACAACAGCATGGACACCGCATGCAACTGAATATTTGGAAGATAATGTAACAGCACTTACCACACAGTATCCAGTAATACAAGCTGGTATACAACTTAATAATACAGTTAATTATAAATTTAGAGGCATTGCCACAAGTGCAGAATATGCTGACCTTGCAGAGCGTTATGCAGCAGATGCAGAATATGATGCTGGTACTATTGTAAGATTAGGCGGGGATGCAGAAGTAACCCAAACTATTTTTGATTTAGATAATGAAGTGTTTGGAATAGTAAGTACAGCACCAGGATTTGAAATGAATAGTTCAGCAGGAACAGATACAACACATCCATTTATTGCATTAGCTGGCAGAGTACCATGTAAGGTAGTTGGGAAGATTAAAAAAGGTCAGAGATTAGTTAGCAGTGATATAACGGGGCATGCAAGAGGTGCAAGTCAATTAGAATTAGATGACTATAGAAGGATAATTGGTAGAGCTCTTGAAAGTAAAGATACTGACGAGGCAGGTACAATTGAAGTAGTAGTCGGAGTAAAGTAATATGGTGGCTAGCCCCAATACCGTTGTATTAGCATCGGAATACAACAGCGTTGCAGAAGTTGTTAACAAGATATTTGGTGACAAATATAGTACTGCATCTGTCACAGATGCTAATCGTGCATTAACACATAAGTTCGGTTGGGGTGCTGTAAATATAGAAGATGCATTAACTATTGGTACTGATATTACTGCTGAAAGATTGCAAGATTTAGTTGAACGCACAAATGTCAGTACAGATAGAACCATTTTACCTGATACTATATTAATTTTTAATGTACCTACAGGACGTACTGATGTTGTTAAGTATAGCTTAATACGTGCTGAAGATTTAAATTTAGTTGAATCAAAGTTTAATACCTTATTAATAAACAATAACCATTTAACAGTAGATGCAGCGAATGCTAGTAGTCTTATTATAACACCAACAGGTCCAGCATATAATAGGACCAGTGTTTGGCAACACCAATTAAATGGCGAGCATAAGTGGACATTCAATAGTTATAATCATGCTAGATATTTTTTCAACGGCGGCGGGCAACTTCGTGTTAGTATGAATATCACCGGTGGGTCAACTGCTGGTTATTATAACTGGAGTGATATTTTAAATGAAATGGGTCAGTTAAACTTTACATATGATAATGTTTTCGAAAGTGCTGCATTTACTGGTGGTACTAGTGAAGGCAAGGGGTTTTATGACCTAACCGAAAATTATGGTGATGGATCAGATGCTGGGTATCATAATGAAGGTCTACTTTATACTAGCAGCGGAGTAACAATAAGTGGTTATGGCTATGGTTATGGTTATGGGGGAGCTAGTGGCGATTACATATATGTAGACGGAGGCGGGTCTGCATACTCTGGTATTGGAATTAGTCCAACAGGATATAGTGGATATAGTGGATACGGTGGCGCATACCAAAGTATGAAATTTAAACTTTACGGAAAGTGGGCCAATGGTGGTAAGGAAGTTCACTTTAAACTAGTTCTTGATGATACTAGTTTAGCACAATATGTTGACGGTGTTACAACTGCCAATCTTAGTTTATTAATGCCAGATATTGTTACATATAAAGATGCAGAATTTGATGTTAATCCAGTACCCACATGTCAAGTTACAAATAGTTTTAACACAAGTGATGATAATACTCCATAAAGTTCCGTTGACATTTACTACTAAATAAGTTATAGTAGTAGTTAATTAACAGGAGAATATCCGTATGGACGAACGTTTAGAGAAAGCGTTAGAATTTGCTAATTATAGAACAACCTTAGGCAACCAAAAAAGACAAATTAGAAGTAGAATGAATGTCATACAAACTGTGCATTATGAAAAGGGCACGTTTATGGCTGATTCACATACTATTGGATTTGTTAACGCATTAATACAACATGGAAAAAAATCAAGTGTTATACTAGATATCAAAGATAATCCAATTTTGATTGAGGACTTGGAAGATTTTTGTCGTGAATTGCTTGAAGCATATCAGGCAGCAACAAATGAATATAAAACACAAATAGAAAAAATTAACAGAGCTCGAAGTGTTAAAAAGTTAATGGATTGGTAGAAAATGAGTAGCAAGCAAGGTGTTGCAATAATTGCCTACAACAATAGTCAGCTTGATTATCTACAATTTGCATCTATTGCAGCTGGATATGCTAAACTCAATATGAAAAATATTGAAGTCGCATTAATTACTGATACTGGCACGGTGTCCTGGATGGAACAGAGCATGACTGAGGATATGCAATCTCTGTTTTTTGATTATGTAATCGCACATGAAATTGACCATGATCCCAATCCACGTAAACATTATGACAGTCCTTGGACTGAATTTGCTGCACAGTTTAGTAATAAAAATAAAAATGACATCTTTAATCTTACTCCTTTTGATAAAACACTATTAATTGATAGTGATTATATAATACAAAATAATTTTTACAATTATTTGTTTGAAAGTGACGTATCATTGGGTATGCATCGTACTGCAAGGTATTTGGATTTTACACCTCCATATCTAAATGAGCAACAACTAAATGAAGCTGGCATTCATCACTGGTGGAGTACCGCTGTTTACTTTGATAAATCTGATGAGAGTAAAATATTCTTTGATATGTGGGCTCATGTTAAAGAAAATTGGGAGTATTATCATTTGCTCTATCAGTTTCCTCCTAGTTTATTTAGAACAGATTTTTGTGTAAGTATTGCTGCCCATATGCTAAATGGGTTTAATAGTAATAACCTGGTACATGATTTTAAAAATATTCCGCTTGTAAATATGGATCAGAAAGATGATTTAATCAGAGTTAAAAATATAAACGATTGGACTTTCTTGGCACATAATCGACAAGAACAATGGAAAAATTTATTAGTCAGAACTGAAAATGAAAATCTGCATATTATGAATAAACGTGCATTGGCTCGACATGCACCAGGTATTCTTAAAGAGTTAGCACACTCATTAAAAGTATTAAATGGAGATGAAGAGTATGAGTAGAGGATTCATAACACTGGGAATTAATACTGAAACTGACCAAATTCAATATAATTATGCATTAGCATGTAGTATTAAAAAGTGTGACCCTAATTCTGAAATATGCTTAGTGGTCGATCAGGGAAAACTTGACGATGTACCGGACGTATACCATGATGTTTTTGATTATATAACTGAATTAAAATTTGGTAATTCAGCATATAAAGATGGATTTCATGGCACGAATTTATGGCAAATGTATCATTGTTCTCCTTTCAATGAAACAGTGTATATTGATAATGATATGTTATTTTTAAATGTTGATATAGACCTTTTTTGGCAACAATTTAAAAACAAAAGTATAGCTATGCCTATTGTTGCTAGAAATTTTAGAAATGGAATTGCACAGAAAACCAGTAAATTTGAATTTGAAAGTCATTACAAACTATCACAACATTATAGTCATTTGATATACTTTGATAAATCAACTGATGAGGCTATTGAATGGTTTAAAATGGCAGATCCAGTTTTTCAAAACTGGCGAGATATGTATGCAAAAATATTCAATGAGAAAAGACCAGAAACTTTTAATAAGAATGTTTTAACAAATATTGTAACATACTTACTAAACCAAGAAGATAACATTGGTATTTGGATGGATGATTTTTATGATCTTGATAATCGTAGTCAAGGATTATGGCACTCTGATATTCCAAAAAACTGGACAGAAATGCTTAACAGTTGGTACACTGATGATGGTGATATAATTATAGAAAATCATAAATTGTCTTCTGGAATTATTCATTACGGTGACGAGCAATTTATAACGAAAGAAATAATAGATGACCTCAAACTTTCTGTCACTAAGTGAATATATAGTGGATAAACCTCCAGCTGATTACTTTGTATACTATGAAGAATGGGATGGTCAGGTTGTTGAAATTTCAAATAAACCAAAACCTAGCAAGCATTCTTATCTTAAGACTAATGACGACAATGCTAGAAAAATAATGCTTGGGGAATTAGACCCACGCCGTTTTGTTGTGTCTGAGAGTAAAGATGGATTCGTCTTGATGGCGAAAAGTAAAAAACTTACCATTAAAAAGGAAGAAGACCAACTTAGTATGATACCTGAGTATCATAACAAAAATTGTGACGTTAACATTATCTTGTATACAAATGATTGGAAAATGGAAGTAAATTTTAATCAAGACACAGTATATAGAATGACTGGTGCTCGACACGTTAAAAAACAAAGTTCGCAAAGTCAGTATAGTAAAATTAAATTTTATCTGATTAGTAAAAAGAACCCAAGCTATCTGATGTCTACATATGAAATTGATCCTATTGATCTTATGAATGATGGATTTCGTATTTTTGATATGAGTCATCTGAGAACGATATGTAGTTTAGATGATATACAAATTTTAACAAGAAGAATTTTTAAAAGTTATTCTATTAGAACTAAGGAATATTTTGTTGGTGCTGAGTATACAAGTAATAAAAGTCATAAACGATATCATGCTAAAATTTATGAACCTGGACAAATTCAAGTACCGACATTTGTAATAAGTAATACAACTAATGGATGGGTTATGCGTAGTAATTTTAGTGATCCACAGGAACATAAAATTTTTGGAGACTTGACTTTTTATATTACTAAAAAAGATCCAAATAGCTTATTATCAACAATAAAAATACCATTTGAAAAAATAGGTTGGAAACAAGAAATAAATTTAAACTTGACTGACAATGTAGATCAATGTAAAATATTAGTATCAGACAATATACGCAATATTACGTTTGCACAAGAGGAGATTACAATATGACAAATTTAGTACCAATTACTGAATTTGATATAATTTTTATTAGCTATGACGAGCCTAATGCTGATGAAAATTATTCAGACTTACTTGAAAAGGCGCCTTGGGCTAAACGAAGTCATGGAGTATGGGGAAGTGACGCCGCACATAAAGCCGCCGCTGCTATGAGTGACACTGAACGATTTATTACTATTGATGCTGATAATGTAGTAAAAGAAGATTTTTTCAATGTAGAAGTTGATATGGACCGAATCAAAAGCAATGACGTCATTAGTTGGGCAGGTAAAAATACAGTAAATGGTTTGGTATATGGTAACGGCGGTATTAAATGTTGGCCCGTTGATGTTGTTAACCGTATGCGTACACATGAAGCCGCCCCTGCAAGTGATAAAAGAGCACAGGTTGACTTTTGTTGGAATATTAACTATGTACAAATGAATAATATTTACTGTGATGTAATGAACAATGGTAGCCCACTACAGGCTTGGCGTGCAGGGTTTCGTGAAGGTGTTAAGATGGGACTAGAAGATGGCAATGTAGTTGATCCTGCAAAACTTAAACACATATATCGTGAAAATTATAAGAGACTGATGGTATGGATGAGTGTTGGCGAAGACGTTACTAATGGAATTTGGGCAATGTATGGTGCACGACTTGGATGCCAAATGACTAATATACAACGTAATGCATGGGATTGGAAAAATGTGCGTGACTTTGATTGGCTTAGTAATTACTTTACAACTGAGTTATTCCCAGAGTTTGAGGGCGGAAATGAATTGTGTGTAAACACTGGTGTATCATGGGATATTGACAAGGTAACAGCAAAAACTATAGAGATAGGCGAAAACCTTCGTTCAGTATTAGACTTAGAAATTGCAGATATGGGAAGGGTTGGCAGTAGATTCTTTAAGACCGTATACAAGAATCCACATAGATTGGGTGCAATGGTACGTGAAGAACAAGTCAACGACAGTATTGAATAGACATTATGGCTAAATTTTCAATTTCACGTAATCTTGACGGCGAAGATGAAATCAAACAACAATTGTCCTCTGTTAGTACCAGTTTTTGTTTAGCTAAGTGGCTACAAGTTAGTATACATTTACCCGCTGGACTTACACAAAGTTGTTATCATCCTCCTGTACACAATATCCCATTATCTGAGCTTGAAAATAATCCACGAGCACTTCACAATACTGTACATAAAGTTCTTGAAAGAAAAAAAATGTGGGAGGGAAAACGACCCACGGGATGCAGTTATTGCTGGAAGATTGAAGATCAAGGACATTTGAGTGATAGGCATTATCGAAGTGGAGAAGGCTGGGCGCAATCTGGATTTGATAAAGTTTTAGAAGGCAGTTGGGATGAAAACATTAATCCTCATTATGTGGAAGTAAACTTTAACCAAAGTTGTAATTTTAAATGTACCTACTGTAGTCCTCATCTAAGTACTGAATGGGAAAAAGAGATTGACAAATTCGGCCCAGTTAATATAGGCTATAATAAACATAATGATATTGATTCACTTGTTGATAAAGGACTAATGCCCATTAAAAGCACTGCAAAAGAAAACCCATATGTGGAAGCATTTTGGAAGTGGTGGCCTGACCTATATAGTGATCTTAAAGTATTTCGCATGACAGGCGGTGAGCCCCTTATGGACAAAAATACATTCAAAGTATTAGATTATGTAAACAAGAATCCTAATCAATTACTTGAGCTTAGTATTACTAGTAACATGTGTCCTCCTCAACCTAAACTTTTTGATCAGTTTATAACTAATATTAAAAATATCGAAAATGATATTACACAAGAAGTTTATAATGACTGGATTGATCGTGGAATTTTAAAAGAAGTTACTTATTTTGCTGAATCTGATCCAGATATTAATTGGCAGAATTGGCAAAGGGCTATTGTATTAGATGACTCTACTGTAGACGATCCTACTATTGATCCAAAAAAACAGCGTTTAACACTAGAAGATATTGGATTAGAATTTGACAGTAGAAACAGAACCGAACATGGAGATTTTTTGTATACACTTATTTGGTTTAAACCAGATGAAAATCTAGAATGGAAGTGCTTAGGTGCACCACCAAGCGATGAAGAAGGCAATCAGGGAGTCATGTTAAACGTTCCCAGAATCAAAAACTTTATGCTTTTTGCAAGTATAGATAGTGTGGGAAAACAAGCGGAATATATACGTAATGGATTAGATTGGCAAGTGTTTCAAGATAACGTACATAAGTTTTTACGTAATACAAAAAACAGTGAGATAACTTTTATTAACACTTTCAATTTTTTAAGTATCACTGGATTCAAACATTTTTTAGAGTATATACTAGAACTTAAAATGAAATTTAGTGAAAGTAAAGATCGATGTCGAATTTGGTTTGATATTCCACTACTCAGAGAACCAATTTGGATGAATGCAGACTTTGCTGTATTTTATCCAGATATGCTAGATATTCTAGACGATTGTGTTAAGTTTATGCAGCAAAACCAAGAGACGGAGCAAGGATTAGGGTTTACACAGTTTGAAATAGCTAAAGTAAAAAGAAACATTTCAATTATTAAAAATTCTAAGATTAAATTAGGCGATGCAAAAAATAGAAAGTTTCAATTTTATAATTACTTTAAACAACTAGATTCCAGACGTAACACAAGTTTTGTTAAAACTTTCCCTGAACTAAGTGCAGTATGGAAAGACTGCCAAAAAATAAAATATTAAAGGACATTAAATGAAAGATTATCTTTCTAATGCACAACGTACTAAAGAAAAGCTAAATGATATTAGTCCCAGCATGTGTATGGCTAAGTGGCTACAAGTTAGTCTGCACTTACCGCAAGGACTGACTCAGAGCTGTTATCATCCACCTACGCATAAAATACCGCTTAGTGAGTTAAAAAATAATCCTAAGGCATTACACAATACTCAAGAAAAAGCATTACAGCGTAAAGAAATGCTTGAAGGTAAAAGGCCAGCAGGATGTAGTTACTGTTGGAAATTAGAAGATCAAGGGGATCTGAGTGATAGACATTATCGAAGTGGGGAAGAATGGGTAGGAACTGACGGCTGGAATGAGGTATTGGAAGGCAGTTGGGATGAAAACATTAATCCACGTTACGTAGAGGTAAATTTTAATCAAGCATGTAACTTCAAGTGTACATATTGTAGTCCGCATTTGAGTACTGAATGGGAAAAAGAGATTGACGATCATGGAGCATTCCACTTAACAGACTTTGTGCATAATGATAAAGAACATTTAGACAAAATAGGACTGATGCCGATTAAAGGCGCTGCAAAAGAAAACCCATATGTGGAAGCATTTTGGAAGTGGTGGCCTGACCTATACAAAGATTTGAAGATATTTCGTATGACAGGTGGCGAACCTCTCATGGATAAAAATACATTCAAAGTATTAAAATATGTAAACGACAATCCTAATCAAGATATTGAAATTAGTATTACTAGTAATATGTGTCCTCCTCAACCTAAACTTTTTGATAAATTTGTTGAACATCTTCAAGAGATAGAAACAACAAGGATCTGGGAAGATAAAAATAAAATTAATCCTTATACTGATAATAACTTTTTTGTTGCACCTGCTATCAAACATTTTAATTTGTTTGTTAGTTTTGATAGTGTAGGAGAACAAGCTGAATATATTCGTACTGGTATGGATTATGATGTCGTGTTAAATAATACAAAGCGCATATTATCTGAGACTACAGGAACTAGTGTCACTTTTATTAACACATTTAACTTACTAAGTATTCCGAGAATACAACAATACTTACAAATGATATTAGATCTTCGAGTAGAGTTTGGATTTGATAATCAAAATATTGTAAATGATTCTCCTATTGATGAAACAGGAAAACACCGAGGTCCATTTGTGAGATATCAGAGACAACGTATATATTTTGATATACCTTATCTTAGGCAGCCTACATGGATGTCTGCACAGAACATACATTATATACCTGAGGTAATGAAGTATATGGAAGATGCTGTAGAATTTATGGAAAGTAATCGAGCTAAAGAAGATTATGATACAACTTTTCATGGATTTTTAGATCATGAAATTGAAAAAGTTAAAAGGGACATTGCATGGATTAAGTCGGGAGCAGAATCGATTAGTGAAGATGAATTGCAACTTCGGCAGAAACAGTTTTGGGAATATTTTAATCAAATTGATGATAGAAGAAATACAAACTTTATTGAAGTATTTCCAGAGCTTAGTGGTTGGTGGAATGATTGTTATACATCATCTTAGAAATTAAATAGAAGTATTATAGAATGAAGGACAAGTAAACATATGCGTAAACACAGCGAATCATTACAGGCATATAAAGAACGTATGATTGATAGTATTAGTACTAGTTATTGTGCGGCTAAGTGGTATAATGCTACTATATGGTTAGGTCATGGACAAACTACTAGTTGCCATCACCCACCAGGACATTGGATCCCATTGGATGAACTTGAAAAAGATCATACTGCTATTCATAATACATCTCATAAGAAAAAAATGCGAAAAATGATGCTCAAAGGCGAACGACCTGCTGAGTGTGAATACTGTTGGAAAGTTGAAGACATGGGTAAGGATCACATCAGTGATCGTGTGTTTAAAACTGAAATTTTCAAAGACGAAGATATAACCAAAAGTACAGAGATGCCGTGGGACGACAATGTTATGTTGCGTACACTTGAAATTTCTTTTGATCGTGCTTGTAACTTAAAATGTTCATACTGTAATCCAGCATTTAGTACAGCTTGGGTTAAAGATATCAACGACTATGGTGCTTATCAAAATATTCAAAGTGACGGTCGTGGTCATTTCTCAGATACTGCTCCTTGGGCAGAACCAGCAACAAAGAAACAAGAAGACAACCCATACATACAAGCATTTCATAAATGGTGGGAGAACGGATTAGCAGACAACCTTGAAGAAATTCGTATTACCGGCGGCGAGCCTATTATGCATAAAGGCACGTGGAAATTGTTCGATTGGTTCGAGCAGAATCCTTATAGAGGCAGACAAATGAGATTTGCTATTAATAGTAACTTGTCGCCACAAACACCTAAGGTACTAGACAAGTTAATTGAAAAGTCTTGGCATGTTCCTAACTTTGAAATCTACACATCTATGGAAGCGACAAAGCCACAAGCAGAATATATACGTGATGGACTAGATTATGATTTATGGATGAGTAGTATTCATCGTGTTCTTAAAGAATCAAATGTATCTAAATTACATATGATGATGACAATCAATTCATTGTGCTTAACTACTATTACAGAGTTTATGGACGAAATGTTAGACTTGCGTGAAACTTATGGTCGTCGTGCGCCTACTATGACATTAAACATTTTACGTTTTCCTAGTTTTCAAAGTTGTGCAATTATTCCAGTAGAAATTAAGCGTCACTATAAAGATAAGCTACAGTTATGGTTTAACAGTGAACGCCCTCAACAAATGTTAAATGATGGAGAACGTGCTAGTGTACAGCGACTTATAGACTATTTGGACATTGTAAAAACTCCTCACAAAAACACAGCAGATATGCCTAAACTATACAACGATTTTAAAGCATTCTTTGCCCAATATGATGTGCGTAGAAATAAAAACTTTGTAGAAACTTTTCCAGGTCCATTTGCTGAATGGTTTGAAAGTATTGATGCAATTGTGCCAACTCGTAAACAAATCGAAAATAAAGAAACTATCTTTGTAAATGATAGAGCTGGTGATCCAGCCACTACTGAAGAATATACAGGTGGTGATGACGAACACGAAGCAATAGGCGGATGGGATACAAAAACGGATGCGTTAGGTGGAGTTGAAGTTTGAAAGAAGATAATGGAGTAATTTGCGCTGCGCCTTGGGTACACTTATACATACACCCAGACGGTCAAGTAAATCCTTGTTGTACTGCACAAAGTATTAACTATGGAAATACAAATGAAATGTCTGTGCAAGATGCTTGGCGAAGTGATACTGCGAGTAATTTTAGACAAGATCTTCTCGATGGTAAATTACAAGATGCTTGTAAGTTTTGTTATAATCAAGAAAAATTTGGAAATGGGAACAGTCTAAGAACACGGTTGAATAATGATTACGGCGAGTTAATAACCGAAAATACAACACCTGACTTTGCATTAAGATATTTAGATATTCGAAGTAGTAATATGTGTAATATGGCTTGTGTAATGTGTGGGCATGCTCTTAGTAGTAGTTGGTATGAAGACGGATCTGCACTAAAATATCAAGTAAAAGAGGGTGCCAGTAAGTTTATTACACTATCCAATAATACAGAGCAAGACATTTTAACAATTGTTGATAACAAACTAGAAGTAATTTACTTTGCAGGCGGTGAGCCTTTGATGACACCATATCATTACACATTATTAAATGAAGTAGTGCGCCGAGGATTGGCGTCTAATATAAAACTTGAGTATAACACTAACTTGTCAACACTAAAATACAAAAAAATAGATATACTAGACCTATGGAAACAATTTAAATGGGTTAGTATAAGAGCAAGTATCGATGCAGTCGACGACATTGGTGAGTATCAACGCTACGGAAGTAATTGGGAGAAGATTGTAAAAAACTGGCACACAATAAAAAACGAAATGCCAGAAGTACATGTACTTCCACAAATTACAATAACAAATTTAAGCATAAGGAATATACCAAAATTCTTAGATTATCTTGTTGATCAGATGCATGTGGACCCATTTCATTGGCGTGCGCCTAAGGGAAGTCAGCAGTTTACATATAATATGGCAGTAGAGCCTAAACGATTTTCATCTGTTAATTTACCCAAACCTATCAAAGATATGTATACTACAGAACTTTCAGAGTACAGAGATAATTTAGATATAGCTGATGAAAGAAGAAAAGTAGTAGATGCTTGCTTAGAACATATGAATAGTGCAGAGCCAGAGTTATGGCATTTTAGAAACGGGTTAAAATTTCTATCTAAATTAGATATAAGAAGAAATAACAGTTGGAAAAAACTATGGCCTGAGTTTATGGAATATGATATTGACAAAAATTAAACCAAAATGGAATAACGATGGAAGCTGTGCGGCAGATAGTGAAAACAAAACGTTTTGTATGGCACCGTGGACACACACCTATATTAGTCCACAAGGAGAGCGCAGATTATGTTGTGCCAGTAGAGAAGAACACACCTTTCAAAAACAATATATAGATGCAACCAATGACGAAAAGTATGGCGAAATACGTGAAAGTGAGACAGACGCTGATAAGTTTAATCCACTTACACTAGAAGAACATTGGAACAGTGAATACATGCGTGACATACGAAAAAAACTAATGGCAGGAGAGCGTATTAGTCAATGTGATGTATGCAATGATGATACATTGTCGTTAAGTTCATATCGTAAATGGTTCACTGGTGTCTTATTCAAAGACAAAATACAAGAAGCATTTGATAATACAGATGATGATGGCTATACAACTATGCCTACTATATCATTTGACTATCGTTATAGTAATTTGTGTAACTTTAAATGTCGAATGTGCGGCGAGCAATTGAGCAGTGCATGGGAAGCTGAAAAAAAGAAACATGATTTATGGAGCCCTGAACACCAACCATTTATGATTCCTGAAGTTAAAAAGAAAATGAATAACTTCCAAAAGCATGTAGCTGAGCCTGAATTTAAACAAGCTATCAGTGATGGTATTGTAGAAGAAATATATTGGGTAGGCGGCGAGCCACTAATGTATGATATGCATTGGTGGGCACTAGAAGAAATGACCCGTAACGGCAGTGCGAAAAATTGTTACTTGCGTTATAATAGTAATTTATCAAGGATTGACTTCAAGGGAAAAAACTTGTATGATTACTTACCACAGTTTAAAGATTGGCTAATGTGTGCAAGCATTGATGGTACAGGAGATATTGTAGAGTTTATTCGCAAAGGCATTGTATGGGAAGAATGGCTTGATAACTTTAAGCAAGGATTAGCACTACCTGGCGGCAAAGAAAAAATGCGTTTTGATTTAACTATTACTGGTCCAGGTATGTTTAGTTTACGTGACTTATTTGATTTAAGTTTAGAATTAGATGTAAGTATGGAAACTAAAATTATGTTTGCATTTCATCCTGACATTGTAATGAGTCCGTTTGCATGGCCAAGGCATATATTAGATCGTAAAATTGATCAATTACTTGCGTATATGGAACCACGTGCTACACATCGACAAATGACTCTTGTAAATACACTTAGTGAAATGAAAAATCGTCCGACATTTGCTGAACAATTTCCAGACACACATGAGCAAAAATTTAAGAACGGTAAAGGTTATCAAGATAGGTTAGATCAAATTAGACAAGAACAGTTTAGATTAAAAGACATTTATCGTGCTGACCCTGAGTTGTATGACTGGTGGTGTAGATATGAATAAGAATCTATGTGCTTTAGCATGGGGGCATACTAGTAGTGAGCCTAGTGGGTTTGTTAGAAGTTGTTGTATTGCTAAAGATCTTATTGTACAAGACCAACGTAAAATGAATGTTGCTGATGATAGCATACACGACATTATAAATTCAGAGTTTATGATTCAACTTAGAAAAGATATGTTAGAGGAAAAATATCCTAGTAACTGTAATACTTGTTGGAATGATGAACGTAATGGTAAACAAAGTAAGCGTTTAATATACAATGATATCTTTAAGACGTTTAATATAAATGTAGATTATAATAATTTACAAGTTATACCCAAAGACCTACAAATAAACATTGGTAATGTTTGTAATCTAAAGTGTAGAACTTGTGGCCCGACACACAGTACCAAATGGAATACTGAGTGGAATGATCGTGTTCACAAATTTGATCATCGAGAGATGTCTGTAGACTTTAACAATAAAATTACAAGTAAGATGTGGACTGAGTTGGATGACTGGAGTAAAACAGTACAACGATTAGAAATAATGGGTGGTGAGCCGTTGTACAGTAAAGACTTTAGAAAACTCGTAAACATGCTAATTGATAATGGAAATAGTAAACATATTAGTCTTAATTTTAGTTCAAACGCTACAGTGTTTGATGAAGATTTTGTAAACAAAATGCTGGATAATTTCGAGACAGTTGGACTTAACATTAGTATAGACGGTATAGGAGATCATTTTAATTATATACGCCATGGAAAAAGTTGGAATCTAGCAGACGATAATATTAGAAAGTTTAGTGAACTTCAACAAAGTCAGGGAGTACGACTAGGTATTAGTTTTACTGTGACTATTAGTACACTAAACATATACTATCTGCCTAGGATTCACAAATACTTAAACCAATTCCCTGACACATATATCTTTAATAACATAGTTTATTATCCACAACACTACGATATTAGGCACATACCACAAGAGTATAAATCAAAAATTTCAAATGAATTAACAGACGAGTCACTTGTACCTATTGTTAATCATTTACAACAACCAGGTGACCATCAACAATTTACTAACTTTGTACAAGAAACTAGAGGAGCAGACCAATACCGTAAAGAATCTTTCATACAAACATTTCCAGAGCTTTATAGCATTATAAAAGAGAGTTATGATGAAAGATAACATGTGTATACTCCCATGGATTCACTTACATGCTTTTGCTAATGGCAAAGTTTATCCCTGTTGTTTAGCATCTTATGATTATAGTGTTGGTAATTCACGTGAGTCTAGCTTTACAGAAATTTGGAACAGTGAGCGTATGAAAGAATTACGTTTAACAATGTTGGCAAATAAAAAACATGCTGCATGTAATAAATGTTTTGAAACAGAACGTTTTGGTAGTACTAGTATGCGCCAACATATGAACAAATCATTTAGCCATAAATTTTTAAATATCGATTCAACATTGCCTGATGGCACCGTTGAACAAGTGGATATGTCGTATATGGATATAAGATTTAGTAACATATGCAATTTTAAGTGTAGAAGCTGTGGACCAGACTTTAGTAGTATGTGGAAGGACGAATGGGAACAAATGAACGAGGGCTCTTGGCCACGTATTACGAGAGTAAAAAATACGATTGAAGAAATTTGGGATGATATCGAAACTTGGATTGATACTGTTGAAAAAATTTACTTTGCAGGTGGTGAGCCATTAATAATGGATGAGCACTATAGAATCTTAGAATATCTTATTGAAAATAACAAAACAGATATTGAACTAAGTTATAACAGTAATTTGAGCAAGCTCGTATATAAACAACATAATGTGATTGATCTATGGAAGCATTTTAAAAGTGTTAGAGTAGAAGCAAGTTTAGATGGTTACGGAAAGCATGCTGAATATATTCGTCGTGGCACAGTGTGGAAAGATATTGAGAATAACATAGAGCATCTTAGAGCAACTAGTCCAGAAGTTGATTTTAAAATAAACTGTACTGTTAGTGCTTATAATGCATTACACTGCATTGATTTTTTTCAGTATTGTATTGATAAAAAATGGGTAACAAAAAATGATTTTTTTATTAACATTGTACAATTTCCTGAACATCTAAGGGCACAAGTATTGCCTGATTCTGTATTACAAATAGCACTACAAAAGGTAGATAAGTATATACGAGATTATAATATTACAGACACTCATTTTATCCAGTTAGAAGCATACAAGAAATTTTTGCTAGATAAAAAAGTAGATAAGTTTAATTACTTTGTAAGTTGGTCTCGAAAACTGGATGAAATACGATCTGAATCGTTAAATGATATTTTGCCAGAGCTTGAGGAATTTTATGAGTAATACATTTTGCCCCCTGTTATTTCAACACTTAGCAACACACCCGCACGGCGGCGTTACTCATTGTTGTATTGCTGATCACAGACAGGCACTCAGCAGTAGTAGAACAGACAACAAGTATTTTAATCTAAATGTTGATACTGTACATGATACTATGAATAGTGATACATTTAAACAAGCAAGATTGCAGGTATTGGAAGGTAAAAAGCCTAAAGCATGTATGCGTTGTTTTAGCGAAGAAGCAAAAGGTATGACTAGTAAACGTCTAGAGGAAATAAAAAATTATCCCGAATATACACAAGATGTAGCTCAATTAGCAACTGATGCGCAAGGCTACATACAAGATGTACAACTAGAATTTGTAGAGCTACGTCTGGGTAATACTTGTAATGTTGCTTGTAGAACATGCAATCCGGCAAGTAGTAGTAAGTGGCGTAATGATTATGACAAATTACAAAATAGTTTATCATTCAAACTAACTGATTATAATACAATGCAAGGCTTTCGTTGGCCGGAACGTGAAGAGTTTTGGGAAGATTTACTCAAACATTGTGATAATGTAAAAACGTTTTATATTAATGGTGGTGAGCCTATGTTAATCAAACAGCACTTTAAGTTCTTAGAACGACTTGTTGAATTAGGCAAAACTGATATTAAGCTATGGTACAATATTAACATGACATTAATGAATGAGAAAGTTATTGAGTTATGGAGAAAATTTGATCATGTAAAGGTTAGTTGTAGTATAGATGACTTGGGTAAGAGAAATGAATATATTAGATATCCTACCAAATGGGACGATGTAATGAAAAATTTCCTGCGTCTTAAACAAGAGGATTTTGAACTAGACGTAACACAAACCGTGAGCTTTATGAACTATAGTACTTTAGGAGACTTTTATGACTTCTTTCATAGAGAACATGGAGTATGGGTACACCATAACTATGTATACGATCCAGCTATTCTAAGTCCAGCAGTACTTCCCAAGGAAATTCGAGATCTTGTACATACAAAATTACATAACTCTTTTCCAGAGTACAAAGTAAATGAGTTAACAAATATGTTTGGCGGTCCAGACAGACCAGAAAAATGGAAACATGCGTTAGAATATACACTGCGGCTTGATAAAATTCGTGGACACAACATACAAGATTTTTTGGAAGAATTCAATGAAAAGTAATAAGCTATCTATATTTTCAGATATTAAATGGAACGGGCAAGCGAAGGGATTACCAATCGGTCCTCAATGCCCAGAAGAGAATTGGCAATATGATATGCCTACTAGGTCTGACATAACAAAATATGTGAATAATGAAGGATTGGTTATTCCTTTATTTGGAGATAGCTTTATATTTGGACAAGGCTTACCTCATAATGAAACTATCGACGCTAATTTATCTAAATTAGACCCTAAGAACTGTTATCTTAATTTTGCTAATCCTGGATCTAGTAATGTCGATATTTTAATGAGATTAGAACAATGGATAAACACACATCAAGATAGTCCTGTGATTTTTGTTGGACTAACTGATGGATTAAGAGATACCATATACTATAATACCGAGTATACACAGATTGGTGATACGCCAGATATTAGTATATTTGATAATAACAATCAATGGGTTGAAAAATTAGTACCTAATCATCGTATTTCTAAAGAACGTATTCGGGCTTCCAGCGTTCCAGAAGTGTTTAAGTATGCGAAACAACAATGGGATCATTATTATCAATACCAAGTGACACCAGTAACAAATTTAATAAATTTACAATTAGCAGTTAAAAGATTATACTGGATATCACGTGCGACAAATATACCTATCTATTATTGGTTACCTGATAGATGTTTACACTGGCTTAATAACCAAGATACCTCCATATTTCGTGAGCAACTTAGTAAATTAGAACAATCTAGCAACCTAAGAAAAATAAAATACATTTTACCCAATGTTAGAAACTATTGGCTTTCAGATACTGATGCACATTGGAACACTGAAGGTACTTCAATTGCTAGTGATAATATTTGGAAAAAAATAAATGTACACATTCAATGAACTCCAATATTTAGATTTAGAAGCGAGCAGCTTGTGTAATGCTTTATGTGCTATATGCAACAGAAGATATTCTGGCGGACAAAAAGTTGAAAATATGGTAGAAACATACATTACATTTAATCAGTTCAAAGATTGGTTTAACCTAGACTTTCTAAAAAATCTTAGAGGTATTAGTTTGTGTGGAAACTATGGTGATCCAATGACAAATCCTGAGTTGTTGGATATACTAAGGTACACAAAGGACATTAATCCAAAAATAGAAATTACTATGAATACTAACGCCAGCGGAAGAACTCCTGAGTTTTGGGCTGAGCTAAGTGAGATAATTAATACCAATGGACATCTGACATTTAGTGTCGACGGTTTAGAAAATACAAACTGGATCTACAGAAGAGGCACTAAATGGGATAAAATTATTACAGCAATGGAAAGCTATGCTAGCGGTCCGGGTCATAGCAAATGGGAGTTTTTAGTTTTTAAACACAACCAACATCAAGTTGAAGAAGCTAGACAACTAGCAGAGAAGATAGGAATCACTGAATTTTATGCAAAGGAAGCATTTGGATTCGAAGACACAATGATTAACAATAATAAAAAGTCTAGTTTTGGTGTATACAATGAACAAAACAATTTCCTATATAGTATTCATGCACCTGATGGAAAGTCTAATAATACAGAAATAATTCAAGATATTGTTGACGGTAATCAAAATCCAGATACAAAAAACAAACATGTTAAATTTAAATACAATGCATCAACTCCATTGAATGAGTGGGAAGTTAAGTTGGGTAATACTTGTATTGATTGCCAAGTACTTAATAAGCGAAGTATTTTTATAACATCAGAAGGCTTGGTATTTCCTTGCTGTATGACAGCAGGAAAATTATATGCACCTGGTACGCCAGAAGCTGTACAACTTAGAGAATTTGTAAACAGTGGAGGCCGTGATAAGATTAGTTTGAATAACAACACATTAGAGTCTATTGTTAATAGTAAAATATTCCAAACTGATTGGCCAGACAATTGGCGAGATAATGACATCACAAACAAAAGATTGAGAGTATGTAGTATGTTTTGTGGTACTGAAACAAATCAAACATGGAAAAAAGTCAGCGAAAGTGTTAAAAATAAATAGAGTTTACTTTTGTTAACTACTTACCATCCATTATTACTAGTAGTTACTATAGGATTGCAATTAATAAAATGATCATAGTTGTATCTTAACTGAGGTACAATATCACGTAGATGCTTTAACCAAACATCTTCTGGTATTTGTGATAATCTTTTCATTTCCTTAGCTATCATGTTTGCTCTAGTGGTTGGACATAATTCATTATCATAACTATGATTTATAAATCCATCAAATGTTTTATATCCTTTTTCTTTGATCGCTGCAACTGTTCCTGCACAACCGTGTACTAAAAACATTTGACCTGCGGCAAACGGTTTATAAATTTTTTCAGATAAGAATGGCCTAAGCGTAGAAGTATTATGTACTAGATTTCCCGGTATAGTTTCATTGACAAGCATAAATTTAGTATCAAATATATGCTCCCATGTTAAAAACCCAAGTGCTAAATTAGTATCTAATGTATTGTCATCACATGTTATATTTTTATCAATCGAATAAGCCCAATCTATTGTATCTTTGTTCAATAGTCCTGGATGTGATTTTTCTACAATACTAACTATATAATCTAATTGCTTTAATACACTTTTTAACTTTCTATTACCATCTACTAGAGTTCCCAGTGACCAATACATATCTTTCAATAAATCGTTCTCTTTTAATAACATAGCCATAGTCATACGGGCATGTCTACGTCTACGCATATACGAAGTACATAACTTCTGTCTTGGTTTTAAATCCAATGAGTGTTGTATTTGCTGTTCAAACATACGCTCATTATTTTTATCACGGGCTATGTGAGTGTGTAAATTGTGTTCCCAAAAATTATAGTATAAAGATTTCACTTCAGTGAATGGAGGCTTGTTACGGAGTCTATATATAGATGTAATCCAAACAAGTCTTTCTTTCGGTATATTAAAAATCTCACACACACGATCAAATAGTATATTATCCCAACCTTCAATTGAATGATCAACATATACTAATGTATTTTCGTTTTTAATTGCTTCTCTAACTTCTATCGGTAGAGAATTAAAAGTACGCTTATCTTTTTCTATTCGTTGTGTTCTTAGTTCTTCATGATTTTTTGGTATACTAAATGTAAGAGTTTTTGGATCTCCTAAGAATTGTTCATCCTCTAAGAAATCAAAAAGCCTTTTTGCAGACTCAAAATATATGATTCTATTAGGTACTATTTTAGTATGAGAATGCTCTTTATACGTATGAATTGCTTCAAATACATTCTTTTGATATTCTTGAAACAATACTATTCGACTAGAATTTAAATCGTGACCATTTGCAGTAAATGGACCCCATAGCATATTATTCATTCGATATATGCCCCATACAAATACGGATGGGTAGAATTTATATCTGTTAATTGATCTATAGTTATTTCATTAACAGGTTCTCCCAATCGTATACGACCGTACGTATGCTTGGGATCATTAACATCAATATATTCAGACAAATTATTTTTGTTGACCCAGTACTCTGCATGCCTTTTCATTGCTCTACTACGAGCTTTGTAGAATTTTTCATTTTGTCGTCCCCGATGTTCTACTGTAAAAATCATACTAGGTAAAATAAACTCTTGTGGACTTACTTTTTTTAATTTAACTAATTCAATGTCATTGGTGACACGACATGTATGAAAATCTTTCCCTACAGTAGCATAGTCAATGTATAGTATTCCACTTTGAATAGCTTCAAAATTTGCATAGTCTTCTGTCGTTAAACGATAATGTTCCTCAATTCTACTATCTGCTCTAATAACTGTATGTCGTAACGGTGACGTACTAGCGCCACTTTCCATTTTATGAACTAGGTAATTTATTCTTTCTAATAGATTATAAAGTTCGATATTTTTTTCACTGCTATTGTTAGCATGACTTGTGTCTTCAAAATATTCATGCAATGCATTTAATTTGGCCAATTGTTGATCATCTTCGTTAATTACGATTACAATATCATCTGGAATTGGATATTCAGGCCAGTTTTTTGTGATAGTTTCAATTGTTGCCAACATTTCTTTTTGGTTAACAACTAATTGTTCTTTACTGATTTCCTCATATACATTGTATATAATTGATCTTGTATTGTCAACGGTTTTTGTACGTTCCCATTGGTCTAAAAATATACGTGAATATTCAGTATCTACTACATTGAATTTAATAGTTTTTAGAGAATGTAATTGATTATCGAGTATTTCGTCAGCACTAGTTGTAAGTTGGCTAGAGCCATTGGGATCAGTATTATCAAACTCTGGTCTTGGCAATTCACTAAATGCTAAGGTTATCTGTGTCATAGTATATCATTTCTAATGCTGTTTTGTAAGGCTTATATAAATTTGCAACTTGTTTGTTATGATTAACCACTTCAAGACATTCATCTAACAATACTTGTTTGTTAATTAACCTATCTAATTCTTTTATCATTGAATCCATACGTGTGGTATCATCTTGTGCGTCATAACTGTGATCTACGATATTATCGTAGAAATTAAATCCAATATTACGAAGTTCCTGAATCTGATGCTGATGCCCGCATAGTACAAAAGGTTGAGGGAATAGCAAATTTTTTAAAGTTTTTTCAGTAACAAACTTCTTATCTAATCCTTGATAACTGCACTCGCTTACCACTGCAACCTTACTACGTGCAAAGTTATTAGGTTCTATTTCCCACCATTCATAAACACTTTGTAACTTTGAATCCAGCGGATTACTTTCTATCCAATCGCTATCGTATATGTATTCGCCAGGGGTTCCTGTTTTCATAGTACAAACACTTGTTTGTGTTGTATACAAATTTCTTAGTTTGTTTCTAAGTGTTACTCTAAAATCACGAGGACGTTGTTGTAAACAGATAAATTCAAAAAGCCAATCCTGTGATGCTCGTTGCTGTGATATCTGACTCACAGTATCTGTGTGCATTTTATCCCAATTTTGATTCGCGACTTCAACTACAAAATGATCTTTTATTACATTGTATTCAGTAACTGAATTAAATCCTGTATTACCTGTAACATAATAAACTTGTTCTCCGGATATTTGGTTTCTATTTAAAAAATTACAAATACCAGGATGTACCCATTCTGTTTCAAAACCTTCTATAGAATCATCTATTATTATACTACACTTTTTATTATGTACACTTTGTATTATTTCCAAGGGCAATATAATATCATCTAACCAATTAAATAATCCTTTATTAGAATTTACGTATCTACCTGGTGGAGCATCCCGATCAGTGGTAGCAATAAAAAATACAAATTTTTCATCTTGGGCTGTGCGTTGACGTACATACTGACGATATAGATATCTTTGACTATAAGCGTCTAATTTTGTTTTATAAAATTCAGCTGGTATCATATGTTATTACTCGTGTACAAATTGTAGTTGTTATTGAGGGCAAATCTATAAGCGTCATGGATTATTTCTTGTTCATTATAACCTGTACTGGTTAAGTTTATAGCACAATCTATTAGTACACTACAATTAAAATGTTGTTGCATTGATTTTATTCCAAGCGGTCTATCTAATATACATCCAGGCAAACTAGCACCTGCATACACAAGTTCTGTTGTGTTGTGTTTTACTAAAAATTCAAACACACTATCCTTATCCCAATCAATAATACTGTTGGAATGATCATTTGTTGTTATTTCAAGCAACAAGTTAGGACTAGTCCACGGCAAATTAGTAGTCTGCCATTGATTTGTAACTAGATCTTTGTGTGTATTATAGCAAGCTAGTACAACAGGCCCTTGCCATCTTTTTATTACATTACTTAATCTATTAACAGTTTGTTCTAGTATGTTTTGAAATCTTGTATGCCCAGGATGATATCTATCCCACATATCAATAATTATCAGTGCTTTCATTGGGTATCCATTAACTACATACTTATTTATATAAATAGTATTTAACATATATAGAGGATCTTTATAATTATGAATATGGTAACACTAATATATTCTTGTGGTGATGAAAGTATTTCGCTAGACTATACTTTACAAACAGATCACACTGTAGTAGAAAAATGGTTAAAACTTTGGAAATTTTATAGAGATACGGGCCATGTAGATTTTGAAATGAATAGTGAGTCACCAACAACTATTAATTCTCTCGACTACTACCATAATGAAGTTTTTGTTAGATGTCAAAGTTTAGTCAATCAGTACGGTGTCGATATTGTAGAAGGATGGGACAAGCCGCCGTATACTCAGGAAATGCTAAATGTGATTCACGACGATTTTGCTGAAAATGTAAATATTGTTAATAGTAATGATGACCCTGAATTTAAAAAGATCTTAATTGAATTAAATCATCAGATACACACACTAGAAGCTGCAATGTCTTCTGGTAATGGACTACAAAGTTATTTAAGAAGTGTATTAAAACAATGGCATGCAGCGGATGATCCGCAAGATTTAAAATACCTAACACAAGATGATCAAAAATCAAAAAATACTGACTTTACAAAAAAACATTGTTTATTTTTAAGTTATGCCAGTCTGGGTAAAGATTTAGAAATGATATTAAATGATAAACATTTTCATTTACTTGAAAGACAGGAAATGGTTCCTAAGGAAACTGTAAGCCCGTGGTTTGCTATCTGTGTACCACAATCTGATAATATTATCACTAATACAGAACAAACAGATAAAGAAAGAATTGAATGGATGAATAAACTTGCAAAAGAGCATAACATTGCACAATACGGTGTAGACGTTAATCATTGGATACACCGTCCTGGACGTCATATTATGGGAATAAATCATAATGGATCTCAGAAGGACAGGCAATGGTTTTTGAAGTATGGGCAACAGTGTACACTTGACAAAATAATTTTTGACACTGATATTGTTAAAACATCAGTTACATTATCAAATAATACTTATTCTTTCAAATAATAATATACTCTCTATACTGACATTTGGGCTGTTTCCAACTCATTGGTCCATCCCTTATTTTTGCGAGCAAAGTTCAGAAAAGCTATCCAGTCGCCTTCGAATCGCTCTTGTATATTTTTATTTGTAATCACGTAGTTCGTTTCTTCTAATTCTAATTTTTTATTTTCTACAATATACTCATATAGGTTAGCATCACATCTGATTACATGTTTGTGTTCGCCTTTTTGTCTCTGAATTTTTTCCTGAAGATCGATAACTTGACTTAGCATAGGGTCAAATTTATCCAACAAGCTATTTGCAACTTCATAAACTTCTTTAAAGAATTTTGCTCTACGGTATTGTCCAATATCTACTAATACTTCTCCGTATATAAATCCTGCTATAAAGTATTGGAATTGTAAATCTGCAGCATGTTTCCCCCATTTTTGTAGGTGCGGGTAATAGACACTGTCTTCGTTATTCAAGAATGTTTCTAGTAAAGCCTCATAGAAATCTTTTTGTTCAATGTTATGATACTTTTCTAAGTAACGACTAAGAAGATGCGTAAATCCGTTTGCTTCGAGTTTGTTTGTTAACCAGGTCCACAACCACACACGACTCATCATGTTTTCTGGCATAGTACGTGTGCCTACAACCATATCTTGCCATTCGTCTACATAGTTACTAAAATAACTTTTTACTTTCTTTGTGATAATTCCATATTTCTCTTTATATACAGGATCATTCATTTCACTATTTTGCAACAATGCAAGTGGATAACTTTCCACAATGAAATCATCTTTTAGTAGTTGGCAAATACCTTCCTTCCAACTTTCGTATGTTTCTTCCGGCAATCCAACAATCATCTCAGTACTAACACTAATACCAATCTTACGTGCATCATCTACAATATTATCCAGTTGCTCACCATTTAGGTTTGTGCGTTTAATAGCTTTAAGTACATCAGGGTTCATACTTTGTAAGCTAGCAGTAAATCTACGCATCATACCAGCATTTAACAATTTGCTTGCCATCTCTACTGTTGCCTGATTGTTATTTTTATTCCAGTTTGTATCAAATATTTCTGGGAAACCATATTTTTCTTTTGTAGCAATAAGCATATCAGTAATAGCCATATCACGTTCTTTAAATATGCCAAAGTTAGCATCAGTGTTGTTGATGTATTCAATTTTGTTTTCAGCAAACCATTTAACTTCTGCTTCAATTCTTGTTATATCGAACTTCTTAACTTTACTAAATGTAGTACCTCCCCAATCACAGAACGTACACATGAATGGACACCCTCTGTTAGTTTCAATAATACCGTTTAATATCATATCATCACGATTGCTGTACTTGGCTATAATGTCATCGAATAATCCAGTTAAGTATGGACTGGGTACATTAGTTAAGTCATTGACTCTGACACTTTTACCTGTTGTAATTCTTTCACCATTGCGGTTAATACTAATACCAGGTACTTTCTCTTCATCTTGTTCGCCTATAAAACTTTTAAGAAGCCCGAGAAAACTAATTTCTCCCTCTTGGTGTATAAGATAATCAATATATGGTTTGTTTTTAAAATATTCTATATCACTGTCCGGTGCATTTGCGCCACCGACAATAATCTTACATTCTGGCCAACGTGCTTTAACTTTCTTAGCAAACTCTTCATTATAATTAGTATTCCATATATAACTACTAAGTCCTAGAACAGCAGGATCTTCCATATTATTGACTATAGTATCAAGATCATCTTTTAAAAAATAAAGTTCTTTCAATTGATAATTTTCTTTAACTACTGGATCATTTGATGCGTAACACCATACTACACCAACACTGTAGGGAAAGTAATAATATTTAGAACCAGGTAGTTCTAAACTCATCTGACTGAGATAAACGTTTTTCATACTAGTTATTTATTTCCCTGGAATTTCCATAATGTATAACTGTACAAGTATCGCTTTGGAACTTACGCCATGGGTCAACTACAATACTACCGTCTGGAATATCACAATATAATTTATCTTCTTGTAATTTACCAGTATATTCGTATGTGATACTAGCACTATGTGCAAGCAAAAACACGCAAGGACCAGTGGGTTTATAATAGTCGTCTGTTTGCGGATCAACATAATTTATATCACTGATACCTGCTTGTGCTACATAATGTCCTACTAGTTTGCTATAGCTGCCTTCTTGATATGGTACATTTGGTTTGTATGCTTTTCCGTGTATAACCACTGGCATGCGATGCAATTTTGCTAGATGTGCAACAGATTTAGCCATATTTTGTGCTTGAATTTCTCTAGCATTCATAATGCTATCAAATAAGTCGTAACCTAAATCTAATTTTTCTGCCATATAACGTAGTGCGATATTATCTCTTGGATGACATGCACCACCGTCGCCCATTCCTGCTGTCATAAATTGTTTACCCATAATTCTCATATCACTTTCAGCAAGTGCTTTTGTGACAACGTCTACATTAATATTTCCTTGCTTTTCTGCAACATCTTGTATCATATTAACTAGCCCTAACTTAGCACTAATAAATGTGTTATAAAATACTTTGATACATTCACACTCGTCCCATGTACCTATTACGTAGCGTGGATTGTTTTCCATTATAGTCTTGTAGAAGTCTACTAATTTTTTTGCATCGCCTGTTTCACTTCCGTCTTCTGTGCCAATCATAACCATTTCGGGATTTACCATATCCCATGCTACACTGCCCATTGCAATTAAATATGGATTGTATATAAATCTTGTATTTGGAACGAGATCGATAAATTCTCTTCTTGTTGTTCCAGGCAATACTGTACTAATTAGGATTAATAATTGATCTTTGTTCATGTATTTGTTAGCTTCTGCTAAACACTGTTTAACAATATCGTAACTAAAATCTTTTGGATCCAAGTGTGCAGTAGGTGCATCTCCATCATACTTAGGATCATGTGGTGTTGGAACAGCAACAAATACAATATCTTTACCTTGTGTAACTTCTTTAATAGTTTCCACAGTTTTAATAATATCACTATGTCTAGATGATATATCGTAACCAACCACATAATGACCTTTTTTAGCTATTGCTTCTGCACAAGGCATACCTAGTTTACCAACCCCTATAAACCCAACATTTGACATTTTGTAAAAAATCCTTTATTATATACGTACATAAGTATTTATGTAACCTTAAGAGAGAAATAATGAATTCCAAATCACCGTTACTTCCTATTGAGCTATACGGAATGCCAATGAAAATTAACATACAAGATGTATTATTTTGGATGGATGCGATTCGCGATAGTGATGACCGATATCGCACACTTGAAAGTTTTTGGAAGGGCCAAGTTAATAGTAAAATATGGTTAGCTGAGAACCTAGTAGGGTTTGTGCCTGTCAGACCGTTAGATATTGTTATATACGGTGGGTGGAATGGAGTACTTGCAAGTATATTATTTAACTCTAATATTAATATAAACACAATTAAAAGTGTAGATATAGATCCTGTGTGTGAAGAAATTGCAAACACAGTAAATACACTTTATTTGGATCAAGGAAAATTTAGTGCAATAACCGCAGATATGACAACATTTGTAGATAAGACTGCTGATGTTGTTGTAAATACTAGCTGCGAACATATTACACAAGAACAATACGATCAATGGTTAAGTAATCAACCAGATCATGCTACTATTGTATTGCAAAGTAATAATTATATTGACTTGGATGAGCATATTAGATGCTGTACAGATTTAAAGGAATTTATGCACATAAGTAATATTAATACTTATTTGTGTAAAACATTACCCACATTAAAGTATGATCGTTATATGTTAATAGGAAAAAAGAAAGTGTAGGCAAAATATGCAATTAAGTTTAAGTTATATATGTGATAGCTGGATTAATATTAGAAACACCCATAACGATCTGTCTAGAAGTTTTGCAAAAGGATCAGTAGGATTACACATGGACTTTATGGATGGCAGTTTTGTTCCTAGATTAGGATGTCACCCTGAAGCTATAGATGAAGCTAGAAAACATTTTGCAGAACACATAGATGTGCATGCCATGATAACATGTAATAATCCTGCATGGGATGCAATACTGAATAGCAGCGCAGATGTTATATTTGCACACTATGAAAGTTTTCACAGTGAACAACATTGTGTTGACTTCTTAAGTCAAGACCCAAGACTTAAATTAGCATTTAAGCCATACCACACAGTACAAAAAATGGATAATATATGTGATAGATTGGATGTAGACTCTTTTTTGCTTATGGCGTATAACCCAGGAATTAAAGTACAAAATAGCTTCTTTGACTTGGATAAATTGACAGATACGCAAAGACATGTTACAATAGACGGTGGTGTAACATATGAAACATATGAGCGTTTTAAAAATCAAGACAACATTCGGTTAATAGCAGGAAGTAAAATAATATTCAATGAAGACTATACACAAAACATGCAAAAACTTACTTATTCCATGTAGTGGGCCTGGTACTAGGAGTGCTGGCTATACCAAATTTCATAAAACATTAAATCGTGTTGGACCATATGCTGTAATAGATCATATTATTGCTAGCTATACTGACATAGATACAATATATATTACTCTTGGGTATGAAGGTGATCGAGTACGTGAATACTTGACACATGCTGGATATAAAAATATAGAATTTATCGAAATAGCAAACTGGAACAGTGGCCAAATTGCTAGCTTTAAACAAATACCTGAGTATGTATTTGATAAGCCATTTTACTATAACGCATGTGACAATTGGAGTACATTGGTTCCTCTGGTTGATGAAAATACTTGGTTCGTATGTTATCCAGAAAATAGTGAATATTATGATTCAGATAACTGCTCAGTGTATAGCGGCATAAGTTTTATAAAAGACAGTAAAGATTATTATCGCATACTCCAAGACAGCAATCATAGTCGTAATGATTTATTGATATTAAAAGAGCTCAACAACTTAAATGAGCATGCATTAGATACTTGGTATGATGTAGGAAACAGAGAAAGCAGTAGCGGAGCGTTTACTCATTTTGAGGATGAATTTTTAGTTCTTGATAAGTCACATCAAGAAGTATATAAAGTAAATGACAGAATAATTAAACTGTTTAGTACGGAAACTAATATTAATGTAACAAATACTACATTTCCACATCCATCACCAGTAATATGTACACCAACGTCATTAAGTTATGAATTTGTTAATGGAGATGTTAATCCGTATAATGGAAATTATGATAGAATCTACAACAACTTAGAAAATTTATGGACATATTGTTTAAACAACAATGTAGTTGTTAATAATAAAGAATTGTGGCAAGATAAGACTTGGCAACGTTTTGAAATGATGTGCGATCAAGACGAGAAGTATGGCGGCGTATTAGACATTAATGGTGTTAATGTCGATTGTACTCGTCTAGTTGAATCAATTAATTGGGATATACTTAATAATGGGATACTAGGACCATGTCATGGGGATCTTGTATTAGACAATATCGTTGTAACACCAGATAGTATAAATTATATAGACCATCGTGCTGGCGTAGTCAATGACATATTTTATGATATCTGTAAATTTTATCATAGCTTATGGCTGCACAATATTAACTTAAATCATATGGTAACTGATGGAGTTACTGTTACTGAAAAAGACTTAATACGTTTAAATAAATTCAGAGATTCAGATATTTACAAAAATAACTGGCAAAAAATTGAACTGGGTGTAGGTGCCATATGGTTGTCAATGGCACCATTAAATGTTGATGCTCAGTTAAATCATCAATTATTTTTGTGGTCAATGCAGCATTTGCACAAATATAGTACGTAATCTTGCCTTTTTATATTGACTCATGTGTTATAATACTGTACAACGAAGACATCTAAACTTTAAACAACAATTTTTTAATTGGAGCAGAAGAGAATATAAATGATGACACTAATGACAACCAATAAAGCTAATACTATTAAAACAAGTCCATATGCAGACATTATTAATAGTTCATATCATACAGATGAAGATCATTTTGTAACTATTGGCGAACGACTACAGGAAATGTATGCTAAAGATAGTGATTTAGAAATGATGTTCCGTGCGCTTGCTGAAGGTATGGTAGGAGCTATGGGGTATGAATCATATCATGACATGGTTAAAGATGTAGTAGGCATGGGCAGCATACAATATGTACCAGCTAGTGAAATTGATATTAATGACACTATGCAGCGTTGGCCAGATCGTGAAAACTTAATTAATATTGTTGCAGAATTTAATCCAGATTTTATTAATCGGATACGCACTTATTTAGACACAAAGCGAGCAGATGGTAAGATTGATAGGCATGTAGCATGGGATGGGCAACATACTGGAATTGCTCTTTGGGTTATTGCAGTATATGGATTTGGTATTGATCCCGCACAAGCAATGGTTCCAGTGGATCAATATCCAGGTGATGATCGTGCAGCAATTCGCAGACGGTTTGTAGAATTTAATAGTGGACGTACAAGTAAAAAACTTGAAGCAATTGATTTGTATAAGCAGTATGTTGCAGGGTTCCGTCATGATGGGTTAACAGACTTTTGGAATATACGATGTGTTAAACTACAAGAATACTTTGAGCAATACTCATACTTTGCTACTAGCGAAAAGTTTGGTGATGAGAAACGTGCCGGTGCTTGGTCACGTATGACAGAAGTTATGAACCGTAATTTTCCAGTGGAAGTGTTTGAGCGTGTAATGTATTATCATTCAGTTAGCAATACTAACAAACCGTTTGTAGCAATGGAGATTGATAACCTTAGTGTATTTTTTCGGCAATGTATGAATCAGGGAATCACTATTACAAATACATATATTGATGAAATGTCTGAAATACTGAGTAAGATTACACAGAACACATGGGCACCTAGTGGAACCATTAAAGGACGCAAGGTACAAGAAGCATATCAGAATCACTGTAATATTGAAAAGGCAGCAGGGCGTATGATGGAGGGTAAGACTTATCGTTGTAACCAAACAATTGTCGGACCTTATTGGATTACAACAGCATTAAAGGTAGCTGGATTTAGTAAAAAACTGCCAGTGTTTAGTGAGACATTTAACTTTACTGAAGAGGATGTAAAATAATGATACGTGAAGCTACGGAACGTGTAAGAAAGTCGACTGTTGAAATGAAGTCGGCACTGCGCGGCAAGTGTAAAACACCTGGTTGTAACAGTCATTTAACACTGTGGAAAGGGCCAGGTGAGAAAGACTATTGTGATCCTTGTCAGCGAAACTTTAGTGCATTTGGTGGTTTAGCAACACCAGCAAAAGCATACAGTCAGCTTCGTGAAAGTAAATGTAGTGAATGTCAGTTTGATCCGTCGGAGTTGCCACGTGTTAAGAAATATAAAGAAAGTGATCCTAAAATGTATAACAGTTTATTACGTGCTTCCTTAACAGTTGATCATATTGATGGTAATCATGCAAATAATGATCCAGGAAACTTAGTTACACTGTGTAGTAATTGTCATAATATTAAAACAATTGAGCATGGTGATAACATTACACCAGCTAATCAGAATCACTGATATGAGTGATTTTGACAAAGCATGGTGTGATTATACTAAATTGTATGATCCTGATAAACAGCAAGCAATACTAGTTGAACTACAACGTGCAAGAAACATTGTGTTTGTTGCCAAAGGTAGAGTAGGACTAGCATGTAAGATGTTTATGCAGCGGCTAAGTCAACAAGGATTACGAGCGTACCACAGTGAAGACTTACAAGTGCCCAATTTAGATAGTAGAGATCTTGTTGTGTTTGTAACAGCTAGTGGAAATACTGCCAGCAGTTTTGCCTACATAGATATTGCACAGAAGACTAATGCAAAAACTATGAGTATCACATTTAATGCCAATGGCCGTATCAGTAGTTCAACTGATATTTGTATTGAATACAGTGAAAGTAAATTACCCATGCTCATGAAAAGCTATCATGAGCTAGGGTTCATTTACATATTTGAAAAATTAATTAGTCACTTTCCGGCGGAGGTATTTGTTCATACAAATTTTGAGTAAACCAATGTTCACTATTCCAACTTTTGTCGCAAATATATGCATCAAAATGTGGCTTGCTGCCTACATGAAGTTCGTGATATTTGCAGCCCCAACCATTAAGTTGTTCTGTAGTAAGATCTGTCCAGTCAATACCGCTAGTGGTGCCTCTGGCAGTCCAGTAGTGTATCTCATGTCCTTCGTCATACAGTTTGTTAATTACTGCAATTCTGTCCATGTGAGGGTTAGCTCCCTCATAATCTTTGGCACTCTTTCCCATTACTTTTTTCTCGGTGCAGATAGTGCCGTCAATGTCAATATAAAGTATCATAAATATATTTATTATAGTAGCACTTAATGGAAATAACACCAATGAAAATATTAATATTTGGATTGCCAGGAAGTGGTAAATCTACACTGGCAAAACCATTTGCAGAATTAGTAGGTGGTGTGCATATTAATGCAGACGAAATTAGAAAGAGTTATGATGATTGGGACTTTAGTTTGTCTGGTCGTATTAGACAGTCTGTTCGCATGAAGCATCTAGCAGATGGCGTAGTTATGGCAGGTAAGATTGCAGTGTGTGATTTTATTTGTCCTACAGAAGAAGCAAGGAAAAACTTTAATCCAGACTTTACAGTGTGGATGGATACTATTTCTCGAGGCAGATACGAAGATACAAATGATTTGTTTGAACCTCCTGAGCAAGTACATTATCATATATCAGAATGGTTTGACAATACCCACGAAACACTAATGCAAGCAGTTGAAAGGTACCAATATTGGAGAGAGAAGGGCGAACTTGAATAGAACACTACAAGATGGTACCGTAGTACCTGCCATTGACATAGCAGTAGAACTCAAAGTAGTTACTAAATGTCCAACCAAATGGCGATTAATAGATGAAGAGACTGGAGTTGAATATAGAGGTCAACTACCACAACAAGGTGAATTACATTGGCAAAAAATAAAGTAACTTGGGGTTGGACTGGAATGAGCCACGATGCAAGTCTGGCAGTGTTTGTTGGTGACCAGTTTAAATGGGCTAGACGCACACAACAGTATACGCATGTTGTTAATGATAAAACATTATGTTTACCATTAATTCAACATGCATTACAATGGGGTAAACCCAGTCAAGTTTATTTTTATGAACAGCCCTGGCTTAAAAAAACACGTCAGTTATACGCAGGACAATACACACTACTCAGTAAAGAATCACCTACAAGATATATGCGTAGTCTATGGAAAGATGCCCCTAAAAGCACTACAGTTAGTCATCATTTAAGCCATGCAGCCGCAGGATATTACACTAGTTCTTTTGATAATGCGGCTGTATTAGTAATGGACAGTATTGGTGAATGGAATACAATTACTATTTGGGAAGGTAATGACGGAGAACTAACTCGTAAGTTTTCACAGAACTATCCACACAGTATAGGTATTTGGTATAGTGCAATGACACAACGAATAGGTCTAAAACCACAAATACAAGAACATGTAATATCTGAAATGGCACAAGTTGGTAACAGTGATAGATTTTATGAATTAATTAAAACAGAATTTATTATGAAAATGCCAGATATAAATGACCCACGATTACTTTTTAAAAGGAATTGTCACAGGGGATGCAGAGATTGGCGACCTGAATTAAATACAGTACAAGACTTAACAGATATTGCCGCTGCAACACAGCGTATATTTGCAGAGATAGTTGACTCGTTAATCTTGTGTAGTCTAAAACTAACTTGTAGTAAAAATATTGTTCTTATGGGTGGCTGTGCAATGAATGGTGCTTGTCGAGAATCATCTAATAAATATTTTGATAATACTTGGATTATGCCAAGTCCTGGTGATGCCAGTAGTGCTCTAGGGTGTGTACTAGCGCATACTAAATCAAAAATACGAGTTAAAAAAACTATATGGAGTGAATGAATATGCTTAATAAAATTAGAAACTTTTTTATGTATCCTTGGGATAGATATCAAAAAAAGAAAAAGCTAAAAAAGAGATTAGAAGAGTTACGTAAAAAAGATCCGTTCATTTACGAATAATTGACATCTAAACTATCATACTGTATAATGAAGTGTATAGGAGAAGTAACCTTTGCTAGACGTAATACAAATTAGCTATAATGAACCACAAGCTGATGAAAACTTTGAAATTTTAAAATACTATGCTCCCCACGCAAAGCGTGTTCAGGGAGTCAAAGGTATATTTGCAGCACATAAAGAAGCAGCTAGGATTGCTGAAACTAGTAACTTTTATGTAATGGATGCGGATGCAGTAATTGAAGAAGGATTTAATTTTAATTTTACACCTAATAGAGAAGAAGTGGAATATGGGTTTAGACCACAAAACGAGTGTATATATTGTTGGCGCTCACGTAACCCAGTCAATGATCTAATATATGGTTATGGTGGTGCTAAATTATTCCCACGTAAGGCAATGTTACTAGCTAATCGTTGGACAGTAGATATGACTACTAGTTTAGGGTGTACGTTTGTGCCAAAGTTTCAGATTAGCAACGTAACGGCATTTAATACATCGCCATTCGATGCATGGCGCAGTGCGTTTAGAGAATGTGCGAAACTATCTAGCAGTATCATCGATAATGGCGATAGTGTTGACAATGCATACAGATTAGAGACTTGGTGTTCAAGAGGCAAAGATCGCCCGTTTGGTGATTATTGTATCTTAGGAGCAAATCAAGGTTCTGACTTTGGTGAATATTACCGTAATGATTTAAAACGTTTAAATAAAATTAATGACTTTTCTTGGCTAAGAGAAACATTTTCTGACGCAGTGGAGGACACTCCACTGGAGGCTGGCGCTTTTGACTAATACATTGGAATTACCTTTAAACGAACTGCTAGACCGTTACGAATTACTTTATCCAGAAGTGTCTGCGATAGCTGATCTAAGACGTGCGTTTATTGACCGAGATTTAAGCAGTATATTTAGATTGTGTGACGAAAACGAAGAACTAAGAAAAGCAGTAGTTGACGAAAATCTTCATAGTATGTTTAGAATAGCTAGTGAATGGGATGTAAGTGGACACAGTGACGATCTAAGAAGAGCTGTTATTGAAAACAATTTATATAGTTTGTTTAGATTGTTTTCTGAACAAGACGAGAATATACACTTATATCGTACAGCAATAGTTAATAAAAATTTACGCAGTATCTTTAAATTACTTGGCAATGACAATTTACGTAAATTAATCATTGATGAAAACGTGTATAAACTGTGGCCTATACTCAGTAGTTATGTGGACACACAATTCACTAGTGCGTTTAAAAGTTTTTTTATAAACAGTACAGATATTGACAATGATTGTTTTAGCAGAGGGCAATTACAAAGTAAGCTATGGTTAATCGACGAACTTAAAAAGTGTAATGTAGAACTAGGAACTGTATTTTTATGTGCAGGATGGTACGCTACACTTGCTACAATGTTATTTGAAAGCGACATTAAAGTAGATAAAGTTAGATCTTTTGACATTGATCCTAGTTGTATAGACATTGCTGAAACATTTAACAAGCCATGGTTTATGGAGACATGGCGCTTCAAAAGTATTACACAAGATATAATGGATATTGACTATGACACTCACAAGTGGCAATCTTGGAGTAATGCTAACAACAGGATGAGCCGACCCATAACAGATACGCCAGATACTATTATTAATACAAGTTGCGAACATATCTCCGACTTTGCTGAATGGTATGCTAAGATTCCAGATGGTAAACTAGTAGTACTACAAAGCAACAATTTCTTTAAAGTAGCGGAGCATGTTAATTGCGTAAATGATATAGAAGAATTTAAATCACAGGCACCAATGTCACAGGTACTATATAGTGGCAAACTAGCATTGCCTAAGTACAAAAGGTTTATGAGAATTGGATATAAGTAATTTAAAATTAAGACAGTTGCAACAGGAAAGTGCCAGGGCACTAAGTACTATGCAAGCCACAAACAATAACATTTATAAATTTAATAAACTAGCACATCATGATAGTCAAAAATGGTATCGTGCAGTTATAGAATGGTATATAGAAGAGTACGGTGATTTGCCCAGCAAGACTGGACCTGGCAAGGATGTAAAACTAATATACAATGTATAACTATGAAGATATAAAACAAGTTCATTTAGAAGTTACACAACGTTGCCAAGCAGCATGTCCTATGTGCGACCGTAATGAAAATGGCGGAGTAGACAATCGCCATATAGATAATAGTGAACTAAGTTTAGCAGACTGCGAACGTATCTTCCCTCCAGAGTTTATTGCACAATTAAAAACAATGTACATGTGTGGTAACTTGGGCGATCCTATTATTGCTCGGGATACACTAGAGATATTTCGGTACTTCAGAAAACACAACCCTACAATGTGGCTAAGTATGAATACTAATGCAGGGGCAAAAAATGAAGAATGGTGGAGACAGCTGGCTGAAGTTTTTGGAAGGATGGGTACCGTCATATTTTCGGTGGACGGTTTGCGTGACACTAATCATTTATATCGCCAAGGAGTTGTATGGGATAATGTAGAACGCAATATGAAGGCTTTTATCTTAGCAGGTGGTAGAGCTCGTTGGGACTTTATCATTTTCGGACACAACGAACATCAAGTTGATGAAGCAGAAGCACTTGCAGCTAAATGGGGATGTGAAAAGTTTCAGCGTAAGAAAAGCGGCAGATTCTTTACAGCAAGTAACAAAGGCAAAGATAAACATCAAGCACAAAATCGCAAAGGCCAAGAAACACAACTACTACAAAAACCTCAAAAGTTAGATAATCAAAATTTAGCATTGTTAAAACAAAAAGAGATTGAAAAAACATACGGAAGTATGAGCGACTATTACAATAAGTGTAGTATAAATTGCAAAGCCATAGATAAAAAAGAAATCTTTATTACAGCAGAAGGACTATTGATGCCTTGCTGTTGGACTGCTGGACGCATGTACAAATGGTGGCACAAAGATTATCGTGTAGAACAAATATGGGAACATATCGAACGTGCAGGCGGCAAATTAGCTATCGATGCTACATTACACGGATTAGAAAGTGTATTTAACAGCGGTATATTAGAAAGCATAACTGAGAGTTGGCAAAAAGACAGTGTTGCCAATGGTAAACTTGGCGTGTGTTCTATGAAGTGTGGCAGTGAGTTTGATCCGTTTGCTGCTCAATTTGAGTAGCCAACTCATACAATGGTTGTAACCGTGGAACACTTGTACACAAATCAGTGCCACGAGCAATATCCAATGCATCTATTCCTCGACGCCATGCAAGTAAATTTTTATAATCTACACTGTATTGTTCTAAGTCTTGATTTAACCAATTGATCCAACGCTGTATATTTTCTCGCCAACTGTAAGGATGAATTTCAGATTTTTGCAAACGTTTGAGTGCTTGTAACCCTTGTTGCTGTAGTTCAGGTACATAGTTTATCATACAAGGCTGGGTTGTTGTGTTTGTCCATATAGTTAAGCTACCGTCTGGTACATTATAAGGCGGATCGTAGTGCGTACCTGGGCAATTGTCAAGATACCAAGTACCAATTTCGTCAATGTTGGGTGCGTTAAACATATTCCAACAAGTTTGTATTGTAAGTTCTATACCTGATTCTCTTACTTTACGATATGTTTCCAACCATTTTTTATCTTTGTATCCGTAACGAGTATATTCTCCTACGCTGCCAAACCCATCATTACTCATAGTAACTTTACAGTTTCGCCCCCAATGTACAAGATACTCTTCAATAATATCAACACCTTTATAACTTTTTGTAATACTACCATTGGTATGACTCCACACTTGTATAGTTTTGTGCAATCCACGCTTGAGAAGTTCTTCTAATAGCTCATATGTTTCTTGTTGCATCCACGGCTCGCCGCCATTTAAGTGTATGCTACGAATAGTGTCTGCGTGTTTTAGAACATAATCTACTTTGTGCTTTCCCATGTTATCCCAATTGGTCATGTGAGGATAATATTGATCTGCTGAATTATCATTTAGAATAGCAAATTCTTTTCTATATTTGTTGTTAATTGTACTGCTAAGATCAGGGCCGCACCCCAAACAAGCAAAATTACACTTTGATGTCCACAACAAGTCTAGCCATTCAGGCTTTTGTACGTGCAGTGTTCCGTCTGCATCTGTATTAGCAACAAGTTCACGCAAGTTATCCATATCACTCATAGCATTGCCGTGTACCCTGTTTAAACTAGGCTCTCCGTTTACTTCTTGTATCCAACATGCTTCACACTGTGAATGTCTTTCGCCACGCAAAAAAGCTGCCCTAACGTCTTTAGCATGATCACTGTTGTACATTTCTTCATAGGTTTGCTTGTTACTCCAGCCAATTGGTTGTCTGGTTTTACAGCAAGTACTAACCAAACCCTCTGGTCCTTCGTGAAAACTGTTCCAAGGACTTGCACAAAAATTTGGCAGATTGAATTCTTTGATGACATCACTGTGACGTTTATGCTTGTTTCTCATACTAGTATTTATCATAAATAATGTATGTACTTAATTAATATAGATACAATTGAACGAATTGAATTAGAAATAAGCAGCGATTGTAATGCCGCATGTCCAGGATGTGCTAGAACACAAAACTTAGATATACTAAAACCACAAAACTTAACACTACAACAAATTAAAACTTGGTTTCCTGATCGCAGACACATTGCAGGTAAACGTTTTAAGTTTTGTGGAGTACTGGGAGATCCAATTGTTAATCCTGAATGTTTAGAAATTACACAACATTTAGTTGATCACGGAGCGCACATACAGTACAGTACCAATGGTGGACGCAACAGTGCAGACTGGTGGGCACGATTAGCACAGTTAGGAGTTGATGTACACTTCTGTGTTGACGGCACTGAAACCAATCATATATATCGTGTAAACACCAATTATAAAATTATTAAACGTAATATGCAAGCATACGCCGATGCCGGTGGCGAAGCAACTTGGATATACATTGTGTTTGATCATAATGAACACGAACTAGAACAAGCTCGTGCATTAGCGAAGAGCATGAATTTTAAGTTTGCTACTCGTACTGGAATGCGTAATAGTTATCACAACTGGGTTGCACAAATTGGCAAAAAGAATAATAAAGTAGAAAAGACTATAACAACCACTGGCGCAAAAGAACACAGTAAAGTAAAAGAAGTAAAACAATTAGATAAGTTTATACAACAAGAAAACAAAAGTCAAGAAGAAATCGAATCAATTTTGGACAGTATAAGTTGCAAATTTTATCACGATAAAGAAATATTTGTAGCCGCCAACAGTACACTATGGCCTTGTTGTTTTTTATGGGACAGTAGTTTTAAAAATAAAGAAGGTATCAATGACAAGTATAGTGGGTTTACGCAAGGTTGGAATAATTTAAACACACACTCAATTGATCAAATACTTGCAACTGATTACTATGCACAAACACTTAGCGATAGTTTTGATCCAAGACATAATTTGCACATAAGTCGTTGTATACGGACTTGTGCCAAAAATCGTGCATATCAAAACGAAATCAAATATGCAGAATAAAATCAGCTACTTGTGGCTGTAACATTTCATCATAGTTTTGTTTACGTACAATATCAAGTGTTAGTGTGTCTTGTTTTAGCCTAGCTCTACGTTCCGTTAGTACATCAGGATCATGTGTTTGATTCAAACACCATTCTAAATACTTTATAGTTTTTTGTACACCACCCTGTACATATTCATCACACTCTACAGCACACATAGTTTGATATACTATGTCCAATAGTTCTGTACTTGCCCACTTAACATCTAAACAACTATCTACTGGATGTGGATCAGGGATACACTTCCATGTAATCTTGTGTTCACTATACCAATTGTGTTGTATAATCCAATCAATAAGGTTACGTATGTTTAACATATTATATGTGGTTAACACACTACAAATATGTATCTCAGTACTGTCTGGATTTTGTGTTTCACAAAGTTTGTTTATATTATTTTCCAGCTTTCGCCAGTTAAAGGGATATCGTATGTATTCATATGTACTACGGGTACCGTCTATGCTTAGTGTAAAGTGGCGTTTACCGAACTTCTTCATACTGTCTAAAAATAAATGATTAAATTTAGTAGCATTGGTTGTTAAATGTATTTTTACATTTTCTGGATAGTTTAAATTATTAACGATACTCCAAAATGTTTTACTAACAGTTGGCTCTCCGCCAGTAAACTTTAGCTCACGTATTTCGTCTCCTATATCAATTATCTCTTTTTGATATTCTGTATTAGGTCCAAAAAATACTTGTGTTCCACTGGGATCAGCTTGACTTTCTGTCTGCTTTATGTTATAATATTCAGGTAACGGTAAGTCAAGTTCTAGTATCTGATTGTAGTCTTTACGTAGACTATTGCTAACACTGGGCGCACACATTCTACACTGGAGGTTACAACTTTCGTCTATCATAGTATCTAACTTCATTAACTTTTTAGTAGCTGGAGCTGTACTTTGTTTTAGCGGTTCAATAGTAGTAATACGTGGGCTGTGTCCTGTTCGACTTTCCAGCCGCCAACAATACTCACATGCTGGGTTGCGTATGCCACTCAGTAAGTCTAAACGTAGTTGATCAAACTGTGGGCTAGCAAAAATATCTGCTAAACTAGCACCAGCGTCTATTAGAGGTTTTACTCCCATTGGATCGTCAGTATTGTCCGACTTCATGTTACAACAAGGTGTTACACGATGTGGACGACCATCAACCCAGCTTTTAGGAGCAATGCTTTCAAACGGAAAGCTACAATAAGTAGGATGTTCCATTCTAATATTTATCTTATTAAGTACTACGTTAATAAATATACACATGCACAAGAACTTTTGTATTCTTCCTTTTATACATTTAGCAACCACAACAGAAGGCACCTGTCGCTTGTGTTGCAAAGTAAGCAAGCACGATGTTATACTAGATGACAATGGTGTGCCTTATAACGTTAACACTCACAGCATTGACGAGATATGGAACAGTAAACATTATCGCGAACTGAGACACAAAGTATGGGAACAAGATCAACAATTGCCAGAGTGTGCGACATGTTGGCGTGAAGAAGAGATTTTCAGTAGTGACTGGAGCAAACATAAAAAAGAAGAATTGCCCAGTAAGCGGCGCAAAGAAAATCAAAAATGGCTACACAAGCCTCACACAAAAATCAATGATCAGTGGGAAGACATCATTGATAACCCACGCATACGCTACTATGATATCAGACTGAGTAACTTGTGTAACTTAAAATGTCGTATGTGCTGGCCTCACTTTAGCAGTCAGATAGTTCGAGAGCAAAAACAATTTGCATCTATGGGACTTCCTACACACTACAAGCACTATGATGTTGCCGAGTGGGATACTGCTAAACTGTGGAGTAGTATCAATGATGGCATTGCAGAGATTGAAGAGATTACATTTGTAGGAGGGGAACCTACACTACACGATGAAATGTATGAACTTGTTGATAAACTTGTGCAAAATAACTTGGCTAAAAACATTAGATTAAAACTAACCAGTAATCTCACTAATATACAACAGAGATTTTTAGAGTTGATGCACAAGTTTGACAGTGTAGAAATAAACGGCAGTATAGATGGCATCGACGATGTAAACAATTATATTAGATATCCCAGTGACTGGGTAACAATTGAACATAACATTGATAAATTACTTGCTATTAAAAATGTACAAATAAATTTAACTCCAGTAATACAAATATATAACATAATGCACATTGATCGCCTAACACGGTGGTATACAGATAAATGGATCCAACAACAGCTGGGTAGTAGATTTACACTGAGTTATGATCTATTGTATGATCCCGATTATTTGTCAGCAAAACAATTAAATAAATCTGCTAAGTACACATGGTACACAGACGTATATCAGCCAGTGACAAAATATTTAAACAGTATAATAGACACCGTGGATACACAAACACAAACTGTACAAGATCATTGGAGAGAGTTAGATAAACTTAAAAAAAGAATTGTTAATATTGCACTTTACATTGAAGTATTGGGCTTTGATAAACAAAACAATTCGTGGCGTTACTGGTACAATGACACAGCTCTGCCCGAACTTGCTGTAAAATTACACAAGTACACAAAACAACTAGACCAACACAGAGGACAAAATATTACAGATATTGTTCCAAACTTTTATGAGATAATACAATGACAAAAATACCAAGTGACACATTTTGTATACTGCCCTGGGTGCATCTTAGTACAAGGCCAGATGGCAGTATGCGAGTATGTTGTACTGCAAATGCTAGTAGTGTTGGCGCCACTAATGATAAAGAACACGGGGGTATGGTTGGAGTACTTAAAGACGATGAAGGCAAACCCAACAATTTAAACATAACTGATTTTCAAAGTTCGTGGAACAGTACATACATGAAGAACGTTCGCAAGCAAATGCTCAACGGCGAACAACCTCCTAGTTGTGTAAAATGTTACAAGGAAGAAGCAGCAGGGCATCGTAGTAAACGTCAGTGGGAGACCGCATATTGGATGCAACGCACAGATCTAGAAAGTCTCATACAAAATACACAAGAGAACGGAGAAGTGCCTCCTAACTTGGCATACATTGATTTACGCTTTGGCACAAAGTGTCAACTAGCTTGTGTTATGTGTAGTCCACACGATTCATCAGGTTGGATTAAAGACTGGAAAGCAATAAATCCTCAAATACAAAATGAAAGTTTGAAAAGCAATACACAATGGCGTGACAAAGGCAGTATTAATGGAAGCAGTTACAACTGGCATAAACATAATCCAGTATTCTGGGAACAGTTTTACGAACAGATTCCAAATATGCAACAGATATATTTTGCTGGCGGTGAGAGTTTAATTATTGATGAACACTATGAGATACTTGAAGAATGTATTAAGCAAGGGCATGCAAAGAATTTAGAACTACGTTATAACTCAAATGGAGTTGAATGGAGGGAGGATTTATTTGACTTGTGGAAAGAATTTAAACTGGTAAGATTCCATTATAGTGTAGATAGTATACACGAAATGAATGATTATATTCGATATCCTAGTAAATGGAAACGCACAGAAGAAGTATTTCATATACTTGATAAAGAAACAAGTAATAATGTTGAAATTACAGTTGCATGTGCAGTGCAAGCTCTAAACATCTATTATCTACCAGACTTTATCCGTTGGAAACTAGAGCAACGGTTTAATAAAATAAACATGTGGCCGTTTGGCGCAGGTGGTATAAACTATCACTTTGTATATCATCCAGCACACTTAAATGTTAAAGTACTACCAGCCTGGTTTAAAGCTGAGTGTCGTAAAAAATACAAGGAGTTTTATCCATGGTGGGAAGAAAACTGGGAATTAAGTATACCCAGTTGGCACAAGGGCAAAGTTACTTACGAAGAATGGCGAACCGCTGACTACGGTATTAAACGACTTGAAGGTATGATACAGTTTATGGAAAGTGAAGACTGGAGTGTACGCTTGCCTGAAATGAAAGAATTTTTAAGTTTATGTGATCGTCAACGCAACAACAGTTTCAGTGCAACATTCCCAGAAATGAAAGATATATTCAATGACATTTAATATTAAATTAAGCAATAGCAGTTACGAGAAGTTTGGTGTAGACCCAAGTGTACTTCATGATGTAAATGGATTACTTTATCCATATGATCCTGCTTGGGCTAATATAGGTGTAAATCTAAGTGGAGGAGCAGACAGTGCAGTTGGTACTGCAACACTGTGTAAACTTATACTAGAACACGGAAACAATACAGCAATCACAGTGCTTACCAATGTGAGAGTATGGAACAATAGACCATGGGCAGCCCCTATTAGTGTAGAAGTATACAATAAATTACGTGAAATGTTTCCTGATGTGATCATGCAAAGAGTACAAAATTTTATTCCGCCTGAGATAGAAGATGGTGCTATAGGAGTTATTGAACAAATCGGCACCACTGGTGACAGAATATGTACAAGAAGTTTTAATCAATTTGCTGTACATACCTATAACTTAGATGCAGTGTACAACTTTATAACCAATAATCCATCTGACTCACAACTAACACACAGAGAAAAACCATGGGATAGAAGTTGGGATCAGTTAAAATTGGAATTTGCCACATACTGCCCGCAGTATCAGCGGCAGAATGGTTTTGTAGGATGTCATCCCTGGAAACTAGTAACCAAAGACTTTATTATTAATGAATACATACGCAATAACTGGATGGACTTATTCAACACCACCAGAAGTTGCGAAGGTGACAAAAACTTGTTTAAATTTATGGAGTCAGAACCATTCAAAGACTATACTGAATATGAACATGGTATTACACCATTGGTGACCTGTAATGATATCACCGACAATTCACAAGGGGGTTGTTTTTGGTGTGCAGAAAGAGCATGGGCATTGGGAGTAGTTGGTGCATCCAAGTAAACAAAATACATTTTGCTGGCATCCGTTCACACAGCTAGCTCTTAAAGAATGGAATTCTCAAAGTATTACCAATGCCACACCGTGTTGTAATATGATACGTCCTGAAACACCTGATCCAATGGGCTTGGTAACTAAACTTAAAACCACTACTCCCACTGCTAAAGAAATATTTCACGGTGAAGAGATGTCTGAGTTACGAGCAACCATGTTAGCAGGTGAGCGACACAGTGCTTGTGATGTATGTTGGCGTATGGAAGATCGTGGAGCAAGTAGTTATCGGCTAAGTGAAATAAAATATCACGACTCCCAGTTATTAACTGACCCCGTATTACAAGTAATTGATTTTAGTTTCGGAGAGAATTGTAATTTAAGATGTCGTATATGTATGCCAGGGTTAAGCAACAAACTTAGAATAGATTATAGATATTTTTTAGAAAATGACATCGACACTGTTGGTATGCAGGACTTTGATTATGCCAGTGATCATCCTTTTACACAGGCATTAAACAGTGACCCAGGTAATGAGTATGCTGTGCATAATTTTGATCAAGACAATCATCAATGGCAAGATATATTAGATAATATTCACGAATTAACACAGATTAAAGCCACTGGTGGCGAAACAACACTCAGTGGTGGTTTTTTACAATTCCTTGACACTGCTATTGAGCGTGACTGTGCTAAGAATATTGTATTAGAGTTTCATAGTAATTGTACAAAGTTTACTGACAAGCTGATGAATAAATTAAATCAATTTAAAGAACTGAGACTGAATGCAAGCATAGACAGTATTGGGAACAATTATCATTACATGCGTTATCCATGGACATGGGATCGTTTAACACACAGCGTGGAAAACTATCTCAGTAAAAACACTCGCCCGGGCACAGTGAATTTTAATCCAGTAGTAACTGCACTAAACGTACACCACTTAGTGGATCTTTACAATTACCATTACCAGTTGCACACAGTCTACGGTAAATCTCAACTAAGTTGGAGTTTTTGGATAGACCTACTTTGGCCAGAGAATAAGTACATTAATATAAAGTTCTTGCCCAAACATATAAAACAAGATCTGATACAACAACTAAGTGCTATAATTCCCAACGAAGAGACTAAATTTTTTGTTAATACACAAAACATTATTACATTTTTACAGCAGCATCTGGAGATGACTGTTACTGAACAACATAGACTTAACATGCTCAAAGAAGTAACAGCATTTGACAAAAGTAGAAATCAAACTTATAATGATTATCTACATGCTGATATAATTGAATTTTTGGAGACCCCACGCTGATGCTAGAATTAGAACAAAAAGATTTCACAGCTATTAATTTACTGGATGGTGACAACTTAACTGTTACTTGGGATGTAGGTAGACGCTGTAACTATGATTGTACATATTGTCCCCCACACCGTCATGATAACTTTAGTAAACATGCTGACTTAGCTACACTGCAAAAGACTGGAGAGTTTGTATTTGATTACGCACAACTAATGATGCCACACAAAAAGAATAAGCGTATTAATTTAAACTTTACTGGTGGAGAGCCCACAAATAATCCAAACTTTTTAGCATTTGGTCAGTGGTTACGTGATACATACAATGAGAAATATGCTGACGACTTTAAAATGACCCTTACTATTACCAGTAACGGCGCATTTGGCAAGAAGATGGCAGATAATGTTATTGCTAATTATGGATTTATGACTATTAGTTACCATGCAGAAGCACATGCCAATCTTAAAAAGCAAGTAATAGATAATATATATTATTTTACTGAGCATAAATTTCCAATTAAGATTAATGTAATGTTTCACGCAGAGTACTGGGACGAGTGTAAAGACTTATGTATACAGTTTGAGCGTGATGGTATTGGATATGTGCCACGAATGATTGGCGAGCATGAGGATAGTAAAAACTCATATGCACACCGCTACACAGATGAGCAACTACAGTGGATGAAAGACTACTGGGCAAATAAAAACGCCGCACTAAACGACAAGCCTAAGCCTGCTCCAGTAAAGAAACCACCAGCGGGTGTAATGATGATGGCAACTGAGAAACCCCCAGAGAAAAAGTTTGCTAGAGAACTAGGACGTCCATGTTGTGGTAGTCGTACAATGGAAACATGTGGTAGTGATGGTTGCTGGAGTAAAAGTACATTCTTGGACTTTGCTAAATTCCGTAACTGGCAGTGTAGTGTTAACTGGTTCTTCCTACACATTGAACAACAAACAGATACTATATGGCATCATCAGACATGTCAAGCCAAGTTTGACGGTACTCGTGGACCGATTGGTACTATTACAGACTGTGATAAAATTATAGACGAACTACGTACTAACTTGGAAAATAAAACAATGCCTGTTATTACGTGTCCACTGGGACCAGGTAAGCATTGTGGATGTGGTATGTGTACACCCAAAGCAACTGAGCTTGATGCATTAATGGAAATTATGCCACAACATATAGAAGACATGAGTATATTTGGATGATAGTAACAGGCAATTCAAGACAAGGACTAGCACACAGTATACACAAACTGTATCCTAATGCAAAGTTTGTGAGTAGAAGCACAGGTGTGAACCTTACTGACAACAGTGATATGGAGTGGTTTGCACAAGAAGCTGCTAAACACAGTCAAATCATTATCAATAGCGCACTATGGCGCTTCCATCAAACTGTGCTACTGGATCTAGTATACAAGGCGTGTAAAACAGCCAACAATGACGCACATATTGTATGTGTAGGCAGTACAACAGACAGAACTAGTAAAGGCACAAGTTGGTTGTACAATGCAGAGAAACGTGCGCTAGCTGATTACTGTAATAGTCTGGGACTAATAGGAGTTTGGCACAGTGGTCCTAAGATAACACTGATTAGTTTTGGAACACTCGACAATAATCAACATAAGCATCCTGACAGGGTATGTATGCACACAGATGTAGCTGCTGAATATATCAAATGGGTATTGGATCAGCCACAAGGATACTGTGTAAACAATTTAAGTATTGATCCCATGCAGGAGAGACAATGATGTGGAGCATGGATACTATAGAATGGCTAGACATAGAGCTTACTAGTTATTGTAACATAGAATGCAAAGGTTGTTTTAGAATTATTAGCAAACAAGCTGATAAAATACTCAATAAACACTACATTACCATAGATACTATACGTGAACGATTTGTGCGTGGACAATTTCCTAGTATTAAAATTATTAATTTTTGCGGCAGTGTGGACGAACCTACAACACACCCACAGTTTTTTGATATTATACGTCACTTTGCTGACTGGAATGCTCACATAAACATTGCTACTAATGGCAGTTTGCGTACTACAAAATGGTGGACTGAACTAGCTGGTATATTACCGCCTAGTCATGCTGTTACTTGGGGTATTGACGGCAGTGATGAACTAAGTGAAGTATATAGACAAGGCAGTAATTTTACAAAAGTAGAACAAAACTATCGTGCGTTCAATGCCGCTGGTGGTAGAAGTAACTGGCAGTTTATTGTGTTTGAACACAATGAACATCAGTTAGAAGAAGCAAAAGCCAAAGCAACTACTGAAGGATTTAAAAGTTTTAAAACTATTATCAGTCACAGAAAAGACACAACTGGCGGAGTCAAGTCAGCCAAGACTGAAAAGATTGACAATGCGCCAGAAATACCGTATATTAGTTGTAAGTACGGTAATCAAAAACGTATATTCATAAATCATATGGGCAATGTTATTCCTTGTTGTCATTTAAATAGCAAGATGATGGAATATAGTGTAACAGGTGAAGTGAAAGATCAATTTGAACAACTGTTGTTGGACAACAATTATATTGATACAATTAATTTACAAAATGTTAGCATAAAAGATGCAATACATAGTACTGTATGGCAAAATATTCAACAGAGTTGGGATAGCGACAATCCTGTTCCACGATGTATGCAAGTATGCAAACAAATGAAACAAGATAAATTTATCAAGGAAGAATTATGAATATATTATTAGTTGTAGCATTGGAAGAAGAACTTCCAAATCCTCCTAAAAATACCACAGTAGTTTACACAGGTGTTGGTAAAGTACAAGCTGCAACACGACTGGCACAAGCACTATGTAAAAGCACTAAGCCAAATCTAATTGTCAATTACGGCACAGCAGGTGGGCTTAATCCTATGGTCAAAGGCATGCGTGAGATAGGTACATTTGTACAGCGTGATATGATGGCAATGCCTATGGTTGATAGGGGTGTAGTACCGTTTAGCGATCCTATACTCAGTGATATTGGTACAGCGAGTCCAGTTATGCAATTAAGGTGTGGTACTGGTGATAGTTTTGTTATGGGTCCAGACAAATGGTTTGTGGAAGCAGACATTGACTGTGTAGACATGGAAGGTTATGCACTGGCATATGTTGCACAAGAATATAATATACCTTTTAGAAGTTTTAAATACATTAGTGATATGGCAGATGAAAATGCTGCCCAAGAATGGTCAAAAAATGTCGCAAATGGCGCAGAACGATTTTTGGAGTTATTTGCAAAATTATGACAGAAGACTTAAAATGGAGTGAATATGATTTTACTAAAATACCCTTTGACGATATCGTCAGCGTTGGGCAAAGGACTTTGCTTTATCGCGACTTGTTTACTGTTAGTTGGCTGCTCGGAAGATTTTGCAACTACAAATGCTCGTACTGTTGGCCTTACGCCCGTTCCGACCGTAAAGACCACCGACCTACTGAGCTCTGCTTGCATACAGTGGATGAAATCAAATCCCAAGCAAGAGCTAACGGCTTCAATAGTTTCCACTTCTCCCTGTCTGGGGGAGAACCTACCTTTCATCCCGGCTACCTTGACATCCTACAACACCTTGCCAGCGATATATTAAACACAAATTATACTAGTGTTCATATGACAACTAATATGTCACGCAATATGAAGTGGCATGAGGATTATGTAGAACGTGTAAAACCCTTCCATAGAGCTAGTATAACCGCTAGTTTACACACAGAACATTTAAATACTACTGAGAAGTTACAAGACTTTGCAGATAAACTAATCTTGTGTCAGGAGCATGATGTTCAAGTTACAATCAATATGGTTATGGTTCCAAACTGGTTTGAGAGGGACTGGGAAAACGCATTGTTCTTCCACGAGCAAGGAATCAACGTTACCCTCAAGCCACAATCAGATCCAACGGCGTCTAGAGTCGTGGACGGTTACACAGATGAAATGCTACAGCGATTGTGGAACGGTATGCCTCAAATGGCGTATACTGAATCGAAACGCAAATGGGCGGATCGTCCACGGCCAAGTTTCGAATTGCCGCCTTACGCAATAGGTGAGAATGACAAGAGTGTGCCATGGCACATGCAAGTAGAGTTTACAGACTCTACAGGCAAGAAATGGTACATGGACCAAGCAGAACGGTTTAATGCTTTCAACTTCAATGAGTTTAAGGGATGGAGTTGTAATGCAGGATACAGTGGAATCATTATCAGAGAGCCTGACGGAAGTATCAAACGCAGTTATAGTTGTGCAGACGTCCCTCTTGGTAATATTGAAACAGGATTTAAATTATTTGATAAGCCTAGAGTTTGTATTAGTGACAATTGTGTTAGTAGTGCTGATAGTAAGATTCCAAAACGAAAGGCATAAATATCAATATAGTGGAGGTGTAATTAAATGGCATACAAAAGAACTTTAAAAATTCAAGTCGATTCAGCAGAAAATATTTTAAACACGGAAGCAACTGCTGTCTTTGACGACTGGGTAGCCGATGGAAAAATATTAGATTCAGGAAGTAATGCAGATCCAGATGACGCTGACAATATTATTACGTGGCTAACTTTTAATAACGAAACAGAATGCAATGAATATTTTACGCTACTAGGTACAAAAATGGCAGACGGTGTAGACAATACAAACTTTACTATCATTGAAACCACAAACGAACTTTTTTAGGAATACGCCATGTTAGACATACACACAAATATACATAAAAGCGTAATTAAAAGTCAACATTGTCAACGTAACTGGGACTTATCACAACCTATACCTCAAACTGATATTGATCTAATGATTCATGCAGCAACGCAATGCCCTAGCAAACAAAATAATGCATTTTATGGTTTGAGTGTTGTACAAGATAGAAACATCATAGAACAGATACACAATTACACTTTTGGATTCAGAATGTTCAATGAAGAACAGGAAATAATTACAAACAGCCAAGTACTAGCAAATATTTTATTTGTGTTTACAAGTGCTGAGTCAAGTTCTAGAGTGCTTGATAAAAATGAACTAGATGAAAACAGTGACCAGACAATAATCCAAAGAGATGCCAATATTGCATTAGGTATCGCAAGTGGATACTTAAATCTTACTAGCACAATGCTAGGATATAGTACAGGGTGCTGTCAATGCTTAGATCCAGAACCAATAAAAGAGATACTACAAACAGACCGCAAGATATTATTGCTTATGGGGGTGGGTCATAAAAATCCTAACTTGAATAGACGCATACATCATGCTGACAACGATAAAATTTTCTATTCTATTCCAAAAGAACCCATAAAAATAAAACATTACTGATGCATTTTAAACAGTTAAAAGATCTTCCTAGTATAGATGTTCATCAAGAACTAGAACAGATGTTGCACAACAACGTTTTAAGTTGGCAACACATGAATCAAATCTGTATCAATGCTACACCCGACAATGACAGTCCTTATGCAGGAGTAGGTAGTTTGGATTTAGATTGGGCCCGTGCCAGTGACACAGAAAATGGAGTGCATGTACCTAAACGTGAAACTGCACTACGTGAACAAGATTTTACTAAACTGTGCAGTGTGTTTGCAGGCACACAGTTTGAACAATTATATACTGCTCTTACTAATGATTATACTGTAGGCAGAGTAAGACTGATGCGTACAAATCCTAGATATGCAATGAGCTGGCATTATGACTACAACAACAGAATACACTATCCTATCAAAACACAGTTTGGGTGCTACATGGTAATTGAAAAAGAAGTAGAGCATTTAGAAAAAAACAAATGGTATTGGACTGAAACTAAAAAATGCTATCATACAGCATTTAATGGCAGTAACGAAGATCGCATACACATGGTTGCTTGTCTGCTATGATAGAACTAGACAAATATCTACAATTGCACACTTCTCCTGTTGTAGCGACAGACATAGTAATCGATCCCGATAAGTTTGAAAGTCTTATGCAACAGCACCAATATGCATTTCGCAGTTGGGGTGAAAAGAAAAAACACTTTCCTAGATACGGATTACCATTGGTAAATCAAAACGGCAGTATGTACAACAATCCAGAGCCTGTGTGTTATCCATTAGATGAATGGCTAGAACCATTAGAAGAAGAAGACTGGGTGTTTGACAGAGACTTTACACAAAAAACTCCAGTGTTTGAACACAGTGTATTCGATCCTCTTAAATGTTTTGATGATTATTGGTGTCGTAGTTGTATACTGAGATGGGATAGTGAATCATTCTTTTATCCACATAGCGATACATGGTTTCCTAGCCCAATACTGAGACTATGGGGAACTACAGATCCAGATAATGTAAAGTTTCAATTTGATAGAGAATTTCGCAGAGCTCCTACACCAGGAACAGTTAGTAGTATGGAACCTGACATGGTAGATTGGCATGGAGATATTGAACCAGGCAGGATGTATATTGTAGACACTAGCTTAATACACACAGCTCGCAGTCAAGGCGATTCAAGTACATATCAATTCTTTTTATCTGTACATAGTGATGCATTTGATGTACTCAAACAGCATTGCTTGTAATTTCTTTTCGTACTTTTTCCAACCAAATTAAACAGTCATCTAAATTCATAATGACATCTGCATACTGATTGAACAGTTTGCGCCAGTTGTTTACCAAAGATTGTTTTGTGTTGTCGCAGTATTGTAAACTTAATGGACCACTATGATCTACACTGCTTCCTGTGATATAAAGTTGTATATTGTATTCACGTGCAAGTTCACCCACCCAGTACATATAGTCTGAGAAATGATCCACAGTAAGTGTGCTGAGTGTTGGACTCAATCCTATAAACTCTAGTTGTGTTCTTGCAAAGTAATTACGTACATTAGTTTCAAATCTTGGCCAACTTAATCCTTCTCTAACAGTTTCACTAACGTTGCCAGTGCTTTCATTACTAATTACAACAATAACACGCCAGTTGTTAGGAAATCGATCTAATAGCTCAAAAAATTTCTGTTGTTGTTTTGGTAGGGTATTTGCATTTGTCATAATAGAAATGAATAAGTCTTGCTTATATAATTTTTGCAACATAAGTTCTGCAAACTTTACAAAGTTTTTGCTGTATGTAACTTCACCGCCAAGAAAACTTAGTGTATAAGGATCTTTAAGTGTTTGCAACCAATCTAAAAACACAGCGTAATCTTGGTCATCAGCTTGTAGTACTGATTGTTTAATTCCTAGTTTTTGTGCAATTTTATGACTACTACGAGCATCACAATACTGACATGTCATATCACACAAGTTGTCTAGTTTCACTTCTACAAATTTTATAGGTTCAATCTTGCCTGTGTTGTAAACATCTCTGTAGGCTCCGCCTGACTTTCTATAACTGCTCCAGCAGTGTTTGCAATTTGTATGTTCTATGCCTGCTTGCAATGCTTCACGGCGTTCTAATATACCAGGACTTGCATTGAAAAATTCAGTATCAAGTTGCTCGGGCATATATTCATTCACACTTTTACAACAATGTCTAACACTTCGTCGAGCAAAGTCTATGTTTACATCACTCCATGCCTTACTACAAAAAGTGCTACTTAGATGCATCGTTCTGTGTGCAGTCTATAAGGTGTTTTGTACCAGAAGCTAGTACGTTGTAATTCACGTTTGGCAGTTTCTGGATCTAATCCTTTTTCTAACCATACATTATTACGTCTATGAACGCCTGTTAGCTGTTCCATAAAACAAATGTCTCCAACTTCCCATTCATGTGCATAATGATATTGATCACTATCAATATATTCTGCTTTAATTTCTTCATAAATTTCACGATGGTTTTCCAGTTTGTTTCCATCTTTGTCACATATATAACTTAGATTTAAATGTGGAAAGTATACACCTTTGGTACCCAGTGGATGTCTACTGATCATTTTAAGAGTGTTCGTTTTTTCAAAACGTGGCTCAGCAAATTTGTCTTCAGGTTGATCATAGTTTAAACTTCTTTGTATAGCTCTGCTTGCACGTTTTTTGTCAAAGTCTTTGAGCTCTGCAGTAGGTAGTACATAGTGTGCTAGACGATTTTCATACGTGTCTTCCATTTTATTTGTGATACTCAAATGCAGTGTGTCATATAATTCACGCTTTTCTTCACTTAGATTATTCCAAAAAGGAATACTGTTGGCCATAATTGTTTGACTTCCTTTGGGTATTTCAACTGCCCGTAAGCCCACCATTTCCTCACTATCAGGTGTAAACAATATATTACAGTGCCAGTCTAGTTCTCCGTGTCCAAACAAACCTTCTGATTCGTGTTCGTCTTTTACTTTAAGATTGGTAACACGATAAATTTGTGGATACTTGTCGTCATTACACCAGATTTCTGCTGCTTGATGATAACCTACTCGCATCTGAAAATCAATATATTCGTCTACCGTAGCTGTGTCTTTTTTCCACACCACAGTACCATACTCACGTACAAGATCAATAAAGTCTTGTTCCTTCATATCTTTATATGGTGTTAGTACTCTTGCAGCTACGGTATATCCGCTACTACTTTTAATATCTTCTATTTTCATTTATCATCCTTTCACATTCATCATATGGTTTTGTTAAAAATAATTGCAGTGTTACTCTATCTTTAGTTATGCTAGCACAATTATCAACAGTGTGTAGTTGACTCACATCCAGTAATACTGGGTGTTCGTAATAGTATTTTTGTTGTGTTTCCACAAACAAAAATGGTGCAAGTGTTTTTTGGTTTAATAAAATATTTACTTTAGTACTGTTTACGTCTCTGTGAGGCTTTACAAAGCCTGTGGGCTTGACAACATTAAAGTTATATCCTACACTGTCGTCATATTGATTGTTTAACCACTGTATATCAATACCCAATGGCTCAACAATATTTTGTTCTATATACTCACAATCCTCAGGATTGTCAATAAAAACATTTGTGGTACTTGCTACGTTTAAATTATAGTAATCTTCACTGCGAGTACACCTACGATATATGTCCCACAATTTATTTTTGTTTGTGTATAGATCGTAAGACTTTATCATCTGCTATACTTTCTGCAAAAGTTGTTTTAAGCGCAATACTAAGGAATGCCCGATCTTCTTTTAGGTCCTCTAAACCGTCCACAGTGTGATCCGCTTGCACGTTTAGTAATAGTGCAGTGTTATCTTTGTAATTCCAACCTTCTTGTGTGTCAATCCAACGACATGTTCCTGCTTCAATGTTCTTAACTGGTACATTGAGCTTGCATAATACATGATCCACACCAGCATTGTGTTGCATAATAGCAGCTTTACCTGCTACAAAACGTGTAAAGTTGATGCTGTTTTTTGGATAAGGAGGCGCAAACCCTTCAGTAAAACTTCCGCTTCTATCACTGCTTACTGCATTACTGTAGTCTAGTTCAGCAACATTTTCATAGTCTATGCCATAGTATGGAAGTATAGTATCAATAATCCATTGCTGATCTTGTTGTGTTTCACACCATATTTGATCACAAACAAAGTCTCCATGGTTGGCATGGAACGAAAATTCTAGTATATGTGTAGTACATCTGTCATATATTTCATTTAGTTTATTATGCCATTCAACTGGCATTGACTCGCATATTTTAAAGTTAATAGGGTCAGCATGTTCATGATACATTTTGTTTAATCCTCTTTTTAGCAGTGTCATAGTCTACGTCCATTATGCTTAATTTTAATAGTATTCTTTCTTGTGGATGTGCAGGTACACAATGTAATTCACTGGTGTTCAACAGTGCAACACGATAATCAAACAAGCCAACACCAACAAACTCTACTGGACCTGCATTGTCATTTAAAATGATATTTACACCACATTTGGTATTGTGATCTACATGTTCAGGAACGCTGGTGTTTGCTTCTAGTTTATAATACCTGGGTCTAATATCATTGGTTTGTATTATACTAGCAAAGTATTTAGTTACCCTTTTTGTTTCAGGATAGTTAATTAAATGATCACTGCCGTCTTTTTGCTCTTGAAAAAATCTAGCTTGTGTCCAATTATTCATCTGCACGTCACTGTCTTTCTCAAACCAATTTGGATCACTGTTTTCGTCATCCATTGGCACAACAAAAGGCTCGTACTGTCTACTATACGCTTCGTCTAGTAGTTGTTGTTGATTGTAATCTTTGTAATCAAACACATGTATTACATGATCACCTATATGTTCAAAATCAATCATCCACATTTTTGTCTCTCATATATCTTGGATAAGCAGCAAGTAATACTTTAGGCAATTGTTTATAATCATCTGTACGTATTGTGGCTCTACAGTATTTACTACCACACGTACACTTATCAATAATAGTTTTTCCGTCACCAACACTAACTGTGCCATAATCAATTGTAAGTTCTTCGCCTGGACTGATGTCTATAAAACTAACAAGTTCATTAAATCCACGTATGCGGCAGTTTGGTTCACAACTGTGATTAGTTGTTGCTCTAAACAATGAGTGTACTTGATGTAAATATAATTTATTACCAATTGGCATGCATATCATTTGATCTGGCTCATCTACTATGACGCCACCTATAATAGCTATTAATGTATCCGGAGAAATATTGTCGTCACTGAATCTACCCACTCCTTGTAATCCCTGTCGTTGAGTTGTAGGCACTAAAAAGTGACTAAGGCTGTAGTTGTATTTTTCAGCTATTTGATTAAGTAGTTTGAGTTTTTGAGTCATTGATTAACAAATATTTTATGATTATAGCAGGTAAATCTATTTCCCACCATTTAACACGATTATCCCACGCCTTTGGCTTTGCATGATGTGTGTTATGTAATCCACTACCAAGTGTTAACAAGTTAACCCATGTGTTGTTTGTGCTATGGTCTGGTGTATCGTAGTGTCTGTATCCCCACTTGTGACAAAACACATTTACTAGTCCAGCACTGTGAAATGTTAGTGTAGCAGGAACGCTGATCAAAAATACCGCAATACGCCAATCAATAAGTGCTACCACTGCATAGCTAGTTAAAAGTATTTTTAGATAATGTTTATGTACTAGTTTGATAGTAGGGTCACGTACAAGGTCAACTACATATCTTCTTTCGATTGTAAATGGTTCCCAAAATGTACTCCATATACGCCAACCTGATTGACCGCCGTGTGGATCATCTGGTCCTTCACTTTTAGCATGATGTTTACGATGTATGCCGCACCAAGCCACAGGAGATCCAAAACAATTGAATACACTTAGAGCTATCAGCAAACGATGTCTAATCCACCCTGTTTTAAAACTGTTATGACATAGATATCTATGTAGTGCAATTTCACCTCCTACTTTACCAAATAATATCCAACCTACAAAACTTAAAGCAAGCCATGTCCAGTCAGCATATAGTAAGCCAAGTACTAGTGCTAGATGATTTGCTAGTAGTATTAGTTTAAGTTTGTATTCGTAAGACATATTGATGTTGTACTCCTGTATTCCAGTTTTCGCTTCCAGGCATAGGTTGGTGCGTTACATTCCATGAGTATTTACTATGTTCAGCAAAGTAGTGTAGTAGCTCGGGTGATTCTTCTCTGCTTACCCATATATCAGTATATCCCAGGTCTTTGGCACGAAGGGTTAGCTTGTCTAATGTTTCTAGTCCACGCTTTAAATCAGCCCGCCATCCTCCAAAGTTGTATTCTCTATCTCTAGTATGTCTGCAAATTATTCTTATACTTCCGTTATACTCTGGACGCTCTACGGCTGCACTGTAGTAAACCATACGCCCTTGATCCCATCCCATACGAGCAAATACAGTGTGCTGAAACAACGGATACTTACTATAATTCTGTGCATGTTTGTGATCGGCATTTTTAGAAAACAGATCCTCGATGTCAGCTATATATGGATCTATTTCACAGAGCTTCCAGATCATCTGTACCATCCAAACTAAACATCAGCGCAATTCTAGCATGTTTACTCATGTTAACAACAGCATGTGGATATCCTATGTTTAGAAAATATGCATTGCCGTTTTCTAAATTATATGCTTCTAATTCCCTGTCACGCCTAAACAAATTAACAACATTCTTGTCTCCGTAAATAGGAACAATGCATCTAACAGCATAGTTCACATCATAGTCTACGTGAAACGGAATAGTTTTTCCTGGTGCTAGTTTTGTAATACGCACACGACTTGCAGGTGCTTTAAGTTGTGTTACTATTTCTTCAAAGTAACTGCCTTTGTATTCTGGTGTAGGAATATTGTATAAGTGTTCTTCTCTGCGCCTGATACGTTCTTTAATACTTGCTTCGTAAGGTAATATTTCACTAGGTGTTGTTAGATTAATTTGTTCAAAGTTATCGTATACACTATCAACAAGTTCCATGTGATTATCACACAACATTGGATTCGCAGTGCGTACATCTACAAACTTTTCAGCAAGTCTAATCATTTCTCCTTGCAATTTATTTAAATCAATATCTAAGTTTAAATTAGCCATACTTGGCAATTGGTGTTTTCTCATAATTCATATACTCCTGCTAAACAGACTCTTGCTACATTTCCGTTACGTCTAAATTTACTATAATCATCATGTGTGCTGGTAGCAAGCCACACACTGTCACTGGCTATAATATCAAGTTTCTTGCATACATCTACTTGTTGACTGTGTAATCTTCTGTGAACATAGTCTATGTCATAGTTACTTATGATATTTTCTGCAACACTGTGAGCATAGTAGTTGTAATATTTTGCACTGTGAGTAAGTGCTTCTAGTTTCGCATCTGGCATACGTGTAAATATCCATCCAGTTCTGATGTTGCGTACACCAAAACTTTTGCTCAAACTGTAAAAAACTATATCTGCATCGTGATCAATCTTTTGTATACTTGTACTGCCAACATATGCAAGGTCAAGTATTTCGCCTGTAGTTGCTCTCCAGTTTCCGTCAATACTACTGGGTATGCTTTGGTACTTTACACTTTCATCGTACATATTACCCCTAGGATTTATCCATTGGTAATCGCCGTTATCCATGTATACACTTCTGGATTCTTGGTTGTACCACCAGTCTAACCCTTCCGTAATACCATTTCTTGGATACACATGATAATTACTGAGATCAATTACTGGCTTGAGCCACTCACAAATATTGGTGCTGTATTTTACAACACCGTCGTAGTCTATTGGTATATGTTTTATTGTATCTTTTACTTCTGGTAATACTGGTGTGCGTATTGCAGTGCTAAGATTTAATATGGCTTCTTTCATGATGATCTCTGTGTTGGCCCTCAAACGGTGCAATTAAATTAATCCAAAACCTATTAACTGGACCATTGTTGTCATGTCCAAACGTGTTGAGTACACCGTATCCAATATAACTGTAAAAGATTATTAAAAAGTTTACAGCAATAGCTATGGGTCCAAATACAAAATAAGTGATTACAAAATGTGCAATCCATATAATTTTTCCGTGTTTGTGAAAGAACATAACTCGTGGATTGCGCAATAAGTCTTTGATAAATTTTCTTGGTATATTTGGTACTTTGTACACACTAAAGAACACTCGCCATTTGGACATTAGTATGGGACTGTGTGGGTCTAGTTCAGTGTCACTATATGCGTGATGCATACGATGTAAGCCAGCCCATGCTAGCGGGCTTCTAACCCCACACAGTAGTCCACAATATAGCATGAGCGTTTCTTGTACAACTGATGTACTAATCTCTCGATGACTAAAGCATCTATGATAACCACGTGTGATTCCATACAATGCAACAGCCATATAAATTATGTAACTTAGTACTACTGTTTCAAAAACGCCCACAGCTTTTCCTTTATAGTTCGTTCATAAGCGGAAAGATATCAGCAATAACTTTAGCACATGCATGAGCGATATCCATGTGTTCTTTTTGTGTACCATTTGCACCACGTAAGTCAATATAATGTACCCAACTGCGGATGGTTCCATTCATATATAATCTTGTCTTGGTATTTCCTTCGGGCAACACGACCCTTGCCTGTTCTTTTGCAATACCGGCGGCAATCGCCCAGTCATATACTTCTCGAGCTTTGTCGATCACTTCTTGTTGTTTATCAGCCCAAGCATAGTGAATATCTTCGTCACTATCGATCTCTACACTGTTTTGTCTATTCTTAGTGTCCTGCAGGCGTGCTTCTCTGGTGACAAACATTTCACCAAACTCTGCTGGATTAGCGTAGCGTTGACTGAACTCTTGAAATGCAAAACTTCGATGTCGCACAATTTGGTGTGCAATGTCTCTGGTAGTGTTGATTTCAAGTGTAGCATTAACCATCTCTAATGGTGACCAATGTTGGTGTTTAATTAGATATCTAATCAGTCGTTCACTTGTTTCAGTATTAATCTGCGCCGAAGGGTTTGATACTTTTGCACAAAATGCAATAAGCTCTTGGAGATCTGATAGACCTTCTGCTGCAAAGTCTTCTGTAGCTTTTGAATAGCTAACTAGTTTTACTGTCATTTTTATTTGCCTTTAATAATTTATTGGTAAGATCTGCAATATCGGTTTCAAGTTTTTTATAATCAATAATAATTTCAACATCTGCTATTTCATCTGAAATATCACCATTTTCTTCAACCATAGCAATTAGAAGACTAACTACGTCAGTTTGATTATCAGATTCAATATTTAAACTAATATCTTCTCCTTGAAATGTGATCTTATCTCCATCTATAGTAATCAGACTAAGCGATTGAATGTAATCTGCTGGAACACTACTAATACTTAAATCACGAACAATATTTTGAAAGTTTCTGTCTCTTTTATGAACTGGCATCAACTACAGCCTTCGGCTTGCGTCCTCGCTTGGGTTTTAAACTTGGATCCATAGTAAATGCTTCTTCTTTGAGTCTTGCTGCTTCTGACAGGAATGTTTCTGCTTGTGTTAACATACTTTTTGCAATCGCACTATCGTCAAGTACTCCTTCATTTGAAGGAACTGCTTCACCACTAGGTTGTGTATTTAGACTAGTTTGTGATCTTGGCGCACTGTCTGTGTCATCAACCATACTATTTTTAATATCGTTTGGCGACATACCACTAGCACTTTTTTTAATAATTTCGTTAACTTCACTTAGTAGAACACTAGTACTACTATTTGGTGTCATTAAAATGTTATCAGTGGAATGTTTTTTAAGCCAACCCATTTTGTGTAATTTTTGTAACATTGGACTACCGTCACTAAACTGTTGGCGTGAAGCAATTTCATAGAATTCTTTTGCTTCCTGCCCGTTTATGCTTTCACATACACGAACAATATCGTCATGTTCCATGTCTGGCAATCTGTCAGTTTCAAGAACCAAGCAGTGTGTATCGTCTTGGATATTCCCACGCTCGTCATAAATTGCTCTAAATACAACAACACAATTTAGTCCTGTGTTCTTGACTTTTCCAATATGTTTTTTATTCGCCATTATAACTCTCCTTTAAGTGTTATCATCAGCATTCATGCTATTTTGTACACTTGCAACAAACTTTGTGAGTTTATCAAATACTGTACCAATTTGCGCTGCTTCATTAGCACGGAATGCACCTCTGGTCATTGCAATATCAATTATTTGAATTGCATTTTGAAGATCTCCAACACCCAATGTTACATTTTCCGTAGACGGTTGATCACCTGGTGTTGGCACTTCAGCTTCTTGCTTATTGTTATCTGTTTGAACTTCGTCATTCATTTTTTTTATATTCCTTATAAGTTATATACGTAGTTATTTATCCATCTAGGATTCGATTGAATTGGACAATTTATATGCTATCATATTTTCTCTAAAACAATCATAATCTTGTTTTTTTTCAAACCAAAATTGGTATCTTTTTTTACCTAATACTCTTGCATGATAAAATCCAGTACATCCTGCAAAATCAATTTCTTCAATATTTGGTGTTTCATCAAATTCTATAATTAATCGTTGTTTAAGCATTGCCTCTAAAATTTTAGTACCAGCGAGTAGTCCTAGATCATCATCACTTAAACTAAATTGTTGTTCAATTATACGCATTAATTAATTTATCCGTTATACGTTTTTCTCTCGTTCGATTAGTCTGTTCTTCAGTAATAGTGTGTGCTATCACTTCAAACAATAGTTTTTTTGGATCTGATCCTAATGTAACACGCTCTTCAACTGTTAACGGTATTCCCATGTCCACATAAAAATCTGCAAGATCAGATTTTAGAAACCTCTCTAAAACTTTAACTTTCATACTCTCAGAATACGCATTTTGAATATCTTGCTGGCGATATTCAAAATGGTATCTGTTATACTCTTCGTATGACCATACTACCCAATGCATCATGCTGCTTCTTTAACTTTTGCACTTTCATAATATACACTTTGACCAAATGGTGCTACTGGCTTACTAAAGCTATTTTTAATAAGGAATATAGTATCACAGTAGTCTTTATCGCCCCAACTTCTCCAAGGCTCACCATCTGTAAACATAATAAACTGATCTGGTTCGATATCATGTTTTTTCATATAATCCCAATTAGCAACAAAGTCAGTGCCTCCGCCACCTCTAATCTGATATTCAGTAATACTACGACCATCATCACTTGTAAATTCATCATAACCAGTAACATTAGTATCAAAACACCATACCCGAATTTTATAGCTAGTAAACTGATCCATAATTCCTTGTACTTCACTCATGAAGTCAGTTATGTCTCGCATACTAATAGAACCACTTACATCCAGTGCAATGCAGATATCAATCTCTTGATCATTTACCATACCTGGAATTACGCAACTGCTAAACTGACTTTTACGATTTGGTGTCATAAAAGTAAAATCACTTTGAACATTACTTTCTAAACTAACACGAATTAATTGCCGCCAATCCATCTTAGGTGCAGTAAGTTGTCCAATCATCCGCTTAATATCTGCTGGTACATTTCCTGCACCTACTGCCTGTGCCGCTTGTATAACTGCATTTTTAAGTTCGTCACTAATTGCTTTAGCGTCTTCCTTACTAATAGTAGGTTTGCCTTTTGCTTTGCCGTCTTGTTTATTCCCGTCTCCATCACCATCCATATCCAAATGTATATCCAATGGCATTTCAACTGGTGGTTTAGTCTTCATCAAATAATCATATACAGTTTCAGTCCACCAATCATCACTTGCAAACATCGGATCAAATAGTACTTTTACTGTAGTAATAAGACGTCCAATTTTTTCTTTAACTAGCATAGCATTAATTTTATAGTCGCCAGCCATATTCCAATACGATTTATTACGATCTCCTACACGTAAAAAGTGTTCATATATACAATGTCCAAGCTCATGTCCAACTAGAAATACAGTTTCCTCAATATCCAGTTGCATTACAAATTCTGGATTATAATAAAAGTTGCGTCCGTCTGTAGCGGCTGTATTGCACCAACCATCTGGATCTTCTTCTACCAACGTTAAACGACAGGCAATGTTACCAAAAAACGGCTGTTGAAATAGCATTTTAATACGTGCGGCTTGCAGTTTTTCTCGAGCGTTTGAATATTCCATAATGAACTCCTGTTCTGGTTACCATTATATTATAGCATTATTTACTATGATGTCAACCTTTTAAAGATATCTTCATCAATAAATTTTTTATGACTCCCTCCATTATCATTTATTAAATGTGTTGGATATAAATCAAATGCTATACTAATTCTTTCGCCTTGATATTCGTGATTCACACCATGAGGTACAAAACTAGGAAACATTATTAATTGACCACTTGGCCCATTTATTTGTACATTTTCATCAGACATTGGAGATCGGTAATTTGTTTGAGTATCAAATTCACTCATTTGAATATTGCCACTAAGGTACGCATTATTGGTACCATTATGTATATGTTCATCCATTCCTTCGCCATCTCTGAGTATATTGTACCAGCATACAATCTCACATTCACATATCTCAGAACTTTCATGTTGTATAAATTCCATATATGATGTTCTTAACCAATCCAAAAGTATATCTAGTTCTGGGCATTGGTCCACAAAATCAAATAAGTTATACGATCCAAATCGTGTAGTTATCGAATTGTCATCTACTCCAGTACCAGCGTCTCCATTACTTGGTAAGTCAAGTATATCTGCTTCTTTTGATATCAGAAATTCACGAATTATTTTCAGATTATCTGAATCTAAGAAATTCCAAACCCCAATGGTAAAGTTCCATTGGGGTGCAAAGTCTGTTTCTGGTATTGGGTTTTTAAATCGAATTGTTTGCATTTTTACGCCTGTTCAATAAGTTTTCCATATTTTGCAATAAATGGCTTGTAGTTATTAAGTTGGTTAAACTTTACACGTATACCATATTTGCTAAGAGCAATAGTAGTAGCCATAACAACCATTTCTGCTTCAAAGTTTGCTTGGATAAATGCTAAGAAATTATCAAACCATTTGTGCTTCTCTTCTTCATCATTATCAAATGCTGATTTAAGTTCGTAACATAGTGCAGTCGTTAAGCTATATTTAGCACTAATATTATCAGTATTTAACTCTGTTACGCTTCCTGAAAGTATATCACTTGGATTAGGAAGTTGTCCAGCAATCTCACGATGTGCTTTAAACTTTAGTGCAATGCCTTCACCAATACCAGCAGCAACCATATCAGTTACTTCTTCCTCAGTAAAATCTTCTACGTCTTCGATTGTTTCACTTACAAAAGTCCAACTACGTGGTGTTGCAAAACTACGCTCACTTGAGCCTGGATCAAAGTTATAAAGATCTTCTTTAAATGTAGTCACATATCCTACAACATCAGGATGTATATGATTACGTACAGCCCAGTCAAACCAATCATGAAATTCTACACGTACTTCGTAATGTAAGAAGCGATTAGCCAGTGGCTTAGGCATACGATATGTAACACCCTTGTCTGTCTCACGGTTGCCTGCCGCGGCAATTACTACATTGTCTGGCAGTTTATATTTACCAATTGCACGATTAAGGATCAACTGATATGCTGCGGCTTGCGTTGCTGGTGCGGCACCATTAAGTTCGTCTAAGAATAATACAATAATATCGTATTCGGCAGCCATCTCTTCATCTGGAAGTTCATCAGGCGCACTGAATTTCATCTTATTTGATTCTGGATCATAGTAAGGATAACCTTTGAGATCTGTTGGATCCCATAGTGCTAAACGACAATCAATAAGTTTTGCCTTTTTACCACTTTTATTGTAATCTGCTACAATCTGTTGAAATGTTTCTGATTTTCCGATTCCTGGAGGTCCCCAAACAAACATGGGACGTTTAGTTTTAAAGTGATGCTTTGCATACTTGCTTACTTCACTTAATTTAACGCTACGGGTTTCAGTAGTATCTAACATTTTATTTTCCTCTGTTTTATATTACTTTACTAGATTAGCAGGTTACAATTAAAGTGTCAACACCTTAATTATGATCCCGTAATTAATTCTAGTGTTCCATCATCTTTCATTTCAAAGTCTTCAATGAAGTGATGCCAATCACTGTTGTGTGCTTGGGCTTGTTGGAAGCAACTTTCAGCAGCTTTCCAAAGCTCTCCAATTGAACCATCTTTAGCAACGGCAGTATAACCAACGTATGTTACATCATCCATGCTATTAATTTCTTTAATGCAACGGTAATGTACCAAGTAGTTTTCGCCATTAAAAATCTTATGGTCTAGACCAGCACAGCCTGTTTCGCTAATGCTCCAAATAGTGTCGTATCCTAGTTCTTCTTGGAGGTCAGCGGTGTGAATACAAATTTCATCAAACCATTCGTCCCACAAAACTGTTTCGTCTACATCTTCAAATTTTACTACTGAATCTAACATTGTTTTCTCCTTCGTTACACGTAATCATAGCAAATAGGGGCTTGAGTGTCAAGCCCCTATATTATTAAATTTGTGTTAACATGCTTGCAGTAACTTTCCACTTAATCACGCCTGCGTCTACAACAACAGTTTTCTGATTAACTTTGGTAACAGTGCCAGTTATAACTTCACCACCCCGGCCTGTAAATTGTACTTTTGCACCTTTAACTAAACTACGGGCAGTAGTACTGGAAATATAATTCCGGCGTAATTTAATTTCTGCAATCATTTCATTAAGTTGAGCTGAATCCATATTACGAACTTGATTAATTGCTGTATTCATATCTACCATTTTATTTCTCCTAGTTTGTGTTAACTTACTCTTTGCTTATAAGGCCATTATAAACTATTGTCAATAGTGTAATTCAAAGTTTCCTAATATTGATTGCAATAATACGTTATCTTTATCTCCAAATATATAACCACAAGTGTCCACAGGAATAAAATGTGTGGTGTCGCCATCTTGTAGTGGGTAAGTTGGATCATGTATAATATCACATGGAAACTTATCTACACCACAATTGAACACAACATCAACTGCGGTTCTCATTTGAGCTTCATTTACACCAAGTACCAACACAGTACCAAAACCTTGTGTTGTTGACTGTCGCCATTCTTCAAACAGTTTTTCATCTACATTGTATCCAGGCTCTGCTGAATGTACAAATGCATTACTAGCATGACTGGCTTGAGCCATAGCTTTACCAGGATTCATTGAACCCAAATCAGTTCTCATCAAAATATATAATACAGGTGTCATTTCATATCCTTTCTTTTTCTTTTCCAAAAGCAGACTTTTGCTCCACGAATAGTATACCATATCCATCGATTTGGTACTAATCTTAAATAATATGGATACGGACGGTGCACCATATCATTCCAACATTCTGTTCGTTGTTGTTTCCATGGCCAACGACTGTCACCAATTCTACTAAGTCCAACACATGCCGCCCATTTAGGTTTCATTTAACTTGCTATTTTTATAAGTTCCAATTTTTGCATAATAGCAGTTACCATATTCTTTGTCAAGCCTGGAATAACATCGTCATCATAGTTGATACCTGGCAATTGTACAAAATCACCATCTTTAAATATGGCAGCTTCATATAAAGTTTTTCCAGGTAGTAAAACAATACTCAACTGGTATTTGCCAAACTGTTCCTTTGCTTGCCAATGTCCTTCACGAACTGGTTTAAAATTTAATGTATCGAACATTTTACCACTCCTTATACACGCCGTTAGCTTCATTATCATCAAAACCAGCACAATATGCTTTAATTTGTTCTGGTGTCATTTGATGTTCTTCAATTCTCTGTCCAGTATACGTTCCTTGCGGATAATAATGTGGTTCTGGTGGACGTCGGTAATAACTATCTGCACTCCCCCTATCAAACGGTCCACCATGTATTTCATCATATTCGGTCATTATGCTGCCTCCATCCATCTGTTAAGAGTATTCATATCTACGTTAAGTGAATTTGCAAGTTCTGTCATTTTAAGTTCTTCAGCTTTTTTATAAGCTTCTTCAGCTTTATGCTGGTAATCCATTTCATTACATGCTTCTGTAATAACAGCTTCCAACTGGGCATCTGACATAGTTGAGAAATCAAAGCTACGAGCATATGACTTACTGTAAGCATCTGCGGTTGCATAATATGCTGACTCTTCAAGTTCAATACGATTAAACTCTGCAAACGTTCCAGTTGGGACACGGGCGGTCCAGTATGCAGTATCTTGTGGTGATGGCAAACGGCCCATCCAATTACCTGGAGCTTCTGCTTCAAATGCATCTGCTTCGGCATGCTGGGCTAAAATATAATTAACTAGTTTTGCTTCAAGTACCATTTCAACTCTCCTTGTTAACGTATATTTGGCTTATAGCACCAATATATCCAAGTGTCAATAGCAGAAATGAAATTAATTCAATTGTTCTTCCATATGTTCGATCCATGCATCAAGATTTTTACCATATAATTTATACATTATACGATCTTCACTACCAAATAATATTAACTGATTCTTAGTAAAGTAATATGGATATTGATTATATCTGTCCATGACAATTCTAAATTTTGCAGTAAATTTAATTTCATCATTACTTTTAAATGTTTCGTATTCTATGCCCATATCTTGCATTATACGAAGTCCAAGCCTAGTTAAACTAAGACCGCTATTATTACGATAATTTTTAAACAGATTACGTAATGAAATATTCTCGTCAGCCCAATGTGAATTTTTTGCATGTGTTAGTATGCTATTATAAAAGGCTTCCGTTGTCATCTTTCTCTATTACTGTCTGTCCCTCGAGTAACTTTACTACTGTAAATGAATCTGTTTTAAATAACTTGTTTAATCGAGTTGCTAAGTTGAAAGCATGGCCGCTATTACTAAAGCTAACTTTTTTATATTTAGGTCCTGGAAAATTTACTAAGCTATTTAAGCTACGCAAATTAATAGGTTTGTTATTATGAAACACTGCATAGATAGCATCTGCATCTAGTATCTGTTCGCTACGATAACTTTTAGGGTCGGTAAATTCCATTAATATTTTTGGTTTAGGTCTTGCCATTTTTAAATTCCATCATTGTATACTGCTTTAATGTATTTAGTTAAAACACCATATAATTGTGATATTTAAATTATATATCTGACCCATTCATGTTAATACATATGGCTTGCTGTTCTGGTTTGAAATAGCCACCTCCCATACCATGAAATTCACTTAACTCTTCTCTTGCTTGGAAACACTCTACCATATTGGTATGGGTGCTTATTAACTCTACATAAGGTGTTATTTCATAGAAGTATATAAAAACTAATGTCCACATTATGGAGTATATTCCTTTTTAGAAGGATTAATTTTAGGTCCACTATAAGGTTCAAACTCTCTACCAGTAGCAACCATACATCCAGTACCGTCTGGGTATAGTGTAATCAAACTCCATGATCCGGTGTCCTGATTAACAAACATCATCATACTGCCAGCATATGCCTTTCCATCTTGTGCAGAAAATTGCAGACCCATTGCTTTAAATAATGGTTGTTCTCTGTATTTTTCCACTACTAGATCTGTCATTGTTATGACATTGTCACATGCTTGTGTAGCAAAAAATGTTTTCGCAGTTGGCGATTTTAGAGCTTTGGGTTTTTCTTGTGCAACACTAATAACTGGTAGTAGTGCTATTGCTCCTGCTAGTAAGAGTTTCATAATCCGATCCTTGTCTTTTTATAGCAAGATGCATGTCAGCTTCGTTTTTAAATGGTCCTAAGCTAGTGTAACCTTGCTGTGTTTTATGTCTTGGACAAAAGCTCGGCCTCCATCCTGTAGCAAATAATAATGCCCAATACCCAGCCACAAAATATGTGTTGCTTTTGGGTGTCTTTGTGTAAGCAGGCACATTATCTAGTAGCTGACCGTTATACACTATATCCTGGTTAGTTGGAAACCCTAATACTGATTGATTGTTACTTGTAGTCTTTGTAGTAATAGTTGTAATATTAAAGTCTTTGATATCCACTAACGTTTCTGTCTTTTCTAAAGTATTATAAAACGTATAGCTATCTAAATTTTTTCTAATTGTTCCAACTCGATTACCACGATTTTCTACAATCCAGAAACTATCTTCTATAACACTCTTCGCATTATATTTATACGTATCAGTAGGCTGCATTTAAATATTCTGCATGTGCTTGAGAGTTATCGCTGATACGTTGTAAATCATATGTTCCACAAAACCGCATAAAATGAATACCTACACCACTAACTGGAGTAGCCTGTACTTGTGAAGTGATAACATCATCCAATGCTACTTTAATGTCGTCAGGTTGTTGTGTGAGATCAACTAGAGTTACATTACGTAGATAATCATCTAGTACTCGATGTTCATCACCATTATGATCCACCCAACGTTGTAGCATCATATTGTTCCAGTCAAAGCCTTTTGCATCTTTATCAGCAAATGCCTCAAGTAGACCAACTTTGTTTTTTGTACCTTTTTTACGAACACCTGGAAAAGCACTAAACACGTTATCACTGCTATCGCCTCTCATACACTTTTCAAACAGCAACCAACTGGGATCACCAATTTGTTTTTGCTCTTTAGTTTTCTTGTCAATTACAGGCTTGCCACGATCATTTACAACGCCATCTATTTTAATATGCTGATTACTAATTCCATTGTACTGTGTTACTTTGTCTGTGAGTAACTGATAAAAGTCACTATCGCTACTAATAATAACATGTTCATCATCAGGATGATTCTGTATCCAACGAGCAATAAAGTCATCTGCTTCACATTGTTTGTGTTGCAGTACTGTGCAATTTGTTCGAGTTTCCATAAACTCTTTAAGATTGTCAAATGCTTCCCAATATGCCTTATCTTCTTCCTCTTCCTTAGGAGTAAGTGCATCACGAGCTACTTTGCGATTAGCTTTGTAAGGCTCATAAAAGTCTTTACGCCAACTGCGTCCTTCTAAACAGAATACAACATGACTGCCGTTAAAGTCTCTATATGCTTTTAAAATACTTGCAAACATAATGTGATATGCCATACCAATTTTGGTATCAATATCATCTCCACGTACTACATGCCTTGCACGAAAAAACATGTTTGCTGTGTCTACTAGAATATATGTCATGAATAACCCTCAATTGTTTATCTACCTATAATAGCAACAATCGAGGGTATTGTCAAGTTTTGTTTTGGCTCCAGCCGCAGGATTCGAACCATGCACGATTAAATACTTTGCGAGTTATTAATCAACGGATAAACAGTCCGCCGTGTCTACCATTTCCACCAGGCTGGAATAAACTTTATGCTGAACGCAGCATGGGTTGAATCATACCCATTGGCTCACTTAGTGCATTTATTTTTTCTAGTGCAGGGATCATACGTGTAATACCAATTCCGCCACCTACTCTTTGGAAGAAGTCAAACTTTAGAAACTCTTCTAGTTCTGCTTCTACACGTTCTTTACCGAATAGTTTGAATAACAACTCTGCGTACTCTCCGTCTACAATGCTATGGAATGTATCACGCATCATATCAACATCACACGAGCGTTCTGCTGATCCAATAGTTTCCATACCACCTAGTATAACATCCATCTTCTTGGCAGTTTCGCCATCATCGTTACGTGCCATGTTCCAGAAAGGTGATGTTAGTTCTGGAAAGTCAGTAATCAAACAACTACCAAAGTTCATTTCCATAGCTTTTTCGTGACTGTCATCCATTTCGGTGTCTGCACTTACACCCCAATGCTGTTGCCATTCTCTGTAAGTTTTTTCTGTTAGTGCATCAAAGCCTAAGTATTCACACAGTTCAATTTCCATTGCTTTGAGATCATCTACACTGCCTGGCATTTCAAATTCAAACATTGGGAAGATAATATCGTGTCTGCCTGGTATAGCATTTGGCTCTTGTCTATAGGAAGTGGAGACACAAAAAAACCCCTTACTATCGGGGCTACTTAATAATTCATGTTCTAACCACATCTGGCCTGTTTGGGGTAGTGGCCAAGTGTTGCCTGCGTAATTGTACGTTGCTACATTGAATGGATCTTCACATGCGGCAAGTATGCTTAGTCTGTTTTGGGTGTGGACTTCCAAGAATCCTTTGTCCAAAAAAAATGACCTTAAAAGGCCAACTGTTTGTGTAAATTTTCGTGGGTTTATGAGTTGCGTCATTTATCTTTTTCCTTTTTAGTTAATTCAGCCTAAAAAAAATTGGCTCAAAAAAAATTGAGCTTTATTTTTCCATCTATTTATTTATCATTTAGTACATTTTATGAACCTGTCCATCTTTAGAGAAAGGATTTGCAGACGCCCAGACTGGGTGTATCTGTATACGTTTGCTAGTAAAATATTGACCCCACACTAAACTACCACTAGCTATAGGCGGCATTGACAAATTTTTATTTAATTGTGATGCTGTAAAATTATCCAAGAACTGCTGATAGTATATAGACGCTATACCATTAAGTATAAATTCCTTAGGTGAATTATAGTTAAATATCCTGTGTTCAAAAACAGGTCTTAATCCAAATATTCCATTTTCATTGACTTTTACAAGACCATTGTTACTCACTCCATCAATGTTACATGATATCCAGTTATCATATTTAATAAGTTCATTTGCGTTTCCTAATTCTTTATTGAAATTACTAGGTTGTTTAAACTTATTGTTTGTTTGATTCCATTCTAATGTTTCTTCTAGAGAATCTAATAGATCTAGTATTGGTAGATTGACTCCGTTGTTTGATTTGGTCCTAACAATTAGGTGTTCGTGTTGTGTCATATAAAACACTTTATAAAATTTATAGTATATCGATAGATGTCTACGCTTGTAGTCAACTGCTGAACATTGTGAAGCTTTGAGTAAATCTTCGTGTAGCCATTTGTCCCAGAGCTTTCCAAACTCTGGCATATCTTCATATATTATTTCATGTATGATTTGATCAAATGTTTGATAAGTTTCTATATCTAATTTATACTTAAAACCAAAATTTTCAATTGCAGTTATTAAATCATGTGTATTATTATTTTTATGATCCCACGTACTAATATAAAAAGTAACATCATTAATGTTACCTTTGTTTAGTTGATTTGTGATTTGTTCACAATGTGATAAAAATTCAGAACTTTTACTACCACCGTAAGTTAATCCTGGAATTAAAATTGCCAGATCTCTATTTAAATGCATTTATACTAAATTACCTTAGTTTCTCTAGTATCGGGATTTCACATTCTAATACACCAACTCTAGTACCACGTGCCTTCTCGAGCATCTGCATATTTCCTATGAGCTCTTTAAGTTCGTGTGTTTCTAAGCTACAACTTTGATCAGTCCCCCACAGTGTTTTGTCACTAGTAAAATGACGCTCTAGCCAGTCAATATCCTTTAGAGCAAGTGCAGCTGAAATAAATTTACCCAACTCATGTCCACTATATCCAACAGGAACCTGATAACGTTTTAAGTAATCAATTGTGTCAATGTGTAGATCTGCCGTCTTTGCTGGATATGTACTTACAGTGTGCATTAGTACAAGTTTATTCTTGTCTACATATCTAACAATTTGTTCAATTTCTTCCAGTGTACACATACCAGTACTTACTATTACTGTACCATATATGGCATTGCACATATTTAAAATTTCAGTGTCTGTGGCTTTTGCACTTGGTACTTTTACTATACTAGTATCAAAATTATTAGCCATAAACTGAATACTATTTGTATCCCATACACTTACAAACCAATTGATTCCTACTTCTTTACAATGTTGATCAATTTCATAAAACTCGTCATTGAACTCAATACGATGCTTGTACTCAAGGTATGTCATTTCTCCCCAAGGAGTATCTCTTAATTTAGACTTTTGATCTTCTGGTACACAAACATTCGGATCACGCTTTTGAAATTTTACATAATCAGCACCTGCTTTTTTTGCGAGTGTGATCATTTCTTTGCATAACCCTAAATCACCGTTGTGATTGATGCCAATTTCAGCTATTGTTTTTACCATAATGTTTTTCCCAATAAGTTGTATATACTTCGAATTGCCATTCGTAATCAATATCAAGGCATTCGAACTCTTTCATTTCAAATAGTGCAGGATTGTTTTTTGTAAAGTCACCCATCCAACGCTCTTGGCCAATTAGATCAAGTCTTCCAGCGTATAATGCATGTGCAGCTTCAAGTGTAGGTTCTACTACTTTGGTGTTCATAATAGTTACACCAGCTGGCCAGGGTGTGATCATTTCACCTTGGGTGTTCCAATAGTATTGCTTTTTAGACATAACACCAAAAAGGCCATCGTGCTCACTACTAACATATTGATCTACAAACTGATTTATAGTATTTACGCTTAAGAATGGCAAACATGGATTGAATAATACAACATACTTGTATTGTGGAAATTTGTCCCACCATTCGTACATTTGTACTAAATCATTTTCGCTGTTGCGTGACGCTAAACTGCGATTAAATATGTTAACTTCATGTTTGTTACATATATCAATAAGTTCTTGATCGCAAACACTTGCGTAAAAGTTTTCCATTGGTATATTGGTTTGTTTAATCTTATTAATGAATATCTCAAATAGACAAGTACCTGCAAATTCTCTTGTCATTTTTGCAGGTACACGTTGACTATTAGTCCTTGCTTGTACTATAAACAGCACGTCTTTAATGTTTTTCATTTTGAGTACCAATCCTTCCCACGATTAACTGTACCTGAAGAAGTTTCAATTCCACTAAAACTACGGCCTTTGTATATTTTTTTAGGTTGTTTAATTTGATGAATAATTTCGCCTTCTTGCTGCCGGCGTTCTTTTTTCATAGCTTGTCTACGTTCTTCGCTATCTTGAATACGTTGCGATTCTGCGTTTTTCATTCTTCGATCATACGTTTTTCCATATTGTCCTTAACATCTAATACAGCATCGTTTTTAATGATATCAATGATAGTTTCATTCAATCCGATCTCACGCCTAAGCCAATACATTTTACTTTGTAGCTTTTCTAATTCTTTTTCGTAAAATTGTAGTTCTTTCTCTTTGCGAACTTTTTGTTCGATTATATCAGTAAGTAGTATTAATTTAGGCTGTTCATTCATAAATCTTCTCCAGCAGCATCTGCTGCTACACTACGACATAAATCATTAAACCATAGGTCAACAATTTGTTCAGGTGTCTCACCAGCATAGCCAGCCTCACCTAGTAGACCAACGAAATCTTCGTTCCAGTCTAATTCAAAATAACCTTGTGTGGGGTTGTCTTTATCGAAGTGTACCTCTACTACCTTGACCCACGGACCTTTGGCATTTTCTTTAGTTTCTACTTCTTTACTTTTATTAAAAATATTCTTGAGTTTGTCTAACATATTTACTTTCTCTAAATCTATTTAGTGGGCATAGTAAACAACGCTCTCACGTCATGTGGCTCATCGCCTTCGATAGGTTTACGTGCAAAAATACACCACTTGTATGCAAACATTGTTTGATTACTTGTGCAAAACTCCCTAAAACTTGTGCCTGTAGTGTACACATCATCTACAACCATCCAAGGATGATCACCAGGTGTTACATATTTTTCCATTGCATACTGTAGTGGCAACCCGCCACGTGGAATACCAACTACTTTACTAAAAGGCTCGGTTTGATAGTCCATGATCATACGTGCTAGTCCGTCCCACCACTCTGGGCGTATAGCATCGCACTCAATTTTCCATGCTAGTTTGTTTCCTGCGTGACTGATAAAGTCACCTACTTCAAATAAGTTTGCAGTTGTATAATACGGCATTAATACCATCCCATCATCATTCGTGTATCTTCTGGTACCATTTCTATACTAAATGGTGGTTCAAATACTAGTTCTCTTTTAACTGATTCAACACCTGAAATTTCACCAACTGCTTCTTCAATACCTTGACAAATTTCATCTGCAAACGGACACATCATACTTGTCAATGTATGCTTAATGTAAACTTCTTGTCCGTTAATTTTTACTTCATAAATTAATCCTAGCTCTTGTACACTAAGACTAACTTCTGGATCATATACGTTTAGTAATGCTTCTCTGACTATTTCTTCAGTTATTATTTTCTTTACCATCCAATTTTCTCCCAAGGAACATCTTTAGCACCAAAGTGTCCATATACACAATTTTTGCTGTAGTTGGTATAGTTAAACAAGTCAAATCTGTCAATAATTCCTTTTGGAGTTAAATCAATCTCACGTTCAATAAACTTAGCAATACTAGCGTTGTGCCCGTTACTATCAACATAAATGCTTGTGGGCTCTTTAACACCAATAGCATAACTTAATTGGATATTACACCAGTCTGCCATATTATCTGCTACAACATTTTTAGCAAGCCAACGAGCCATATAGGCTGCAGAGCGGTCGACTTTAGTAGGATCCTTGCCACTAAAAGCACCGCCACCATGAGGAGCGAAACCGCCATAAGTGTCCACGATAATCTTTCTTCCTGTGACACCAGCATCGCCGTCAGGACCACCGATAACAAAATTACCTGTAGGATTAAGATGCCATATAGTGTTGTCATCCACTAAATCTCCAAGTTCTTCCATTGCTGAAAGTTTACAAAGATGTCTAGCTTCCTCTACATTACCTTCAGTATGCTGAGTACTTATTACAACTTGGTCAATACGTTTAATTATACCATCTCTTCGAGCACCATAGTACTCTACACTTACTTGACTCTTAGCATCTGGTCCTAGTATAGCACCACGTTTGCTTTTCAAGTTCTTTAGTATCTCATGGCTGTAATGAATAGGTGCTGGCATCATACTGTCTGTATGATTACAAGCATAGCCAAACATTAGTCCTTGATCTCCTGCACCAAAGTCGTCTGTGCCTAGCGCAATGTCTCCACTTTGTGAGTGAATCTCATTGTAGATACGCAAGTTATCCCAATGAAATCCTTCTTGTTCATAACCAATCTCTTTAACTTTGTCACGAACGATTTGTTTTACCTTGTCTTTGCTTACGTTAAAGTTTTTTACTTCGCCCGCTAACGTTACATGGTTAGTGGTTACAAGTGTTTCAATAGCTACACGAGTTGTTTCGTCGCCATTGGTTAGTCCGGCATCTACTAGTGCATCACTGATTTGATCTGCTATTTTATCTGGGTGTCCATCACTAACGCTTTCGCTTGTAAAGATATAGTTGTTCATTTATGTTGACTCCTGGTGGAATGCATCTACCTTGATAATTTTATTGTTTTTGTCAAAAGAAATAACATCAATTACCTTTATGTGTAAATTTTCTTTTTGACTTACAACAGTAATTTCTGCATATGATTTTTTTAGTTTTTCACAAACACCAATATGCATTAACAATACATGTATATCTGGTACATTTTCCCAAATATCAGCATTAGCATTAATTACGTTTTCTCTGCCATGTACTTTAACATTCCAATCTTGTAGTGTAATATCTTCTGCAAATATACTTTGGAGCGTAGATTTATCTCTTGTATTCCAAGAAGAAAGATATTTTTTAGTAATACTATGTAAATTCATAATCCAGCCTTTCTAATTTTATCTTCATTAATGGGTGCCTTCATAGCTCGTTCGTGTTGCTTATTTTTATATTTTTTATTAAGTGCCCCACGCATTTCCGAAGAGTGAAATGTGAAGTCTTGGGGTGAAACGCCACCCTTTTTCCATGCAGATGTTTGCAACTTCTTGGACGTTAAGATTGTACTCTTCAGACCTACCACCCAATGGCATAAGGTACACAGGGCATTCCAAACCTTCAGCACGATATTCTTCAACAGCTTGCTCAGCTTCTTCAATGTCCATACGATCAGCGACAACAAACTTGAGATACAAGTCACTGCCGTCCACAAGACTATACTCATGAGCAACTTTAGGTTTAATAGCAGTATCCCAAGGTTCTCCACTAACACTAAGTTTCGGGGAACATGACCATGTGACAGTAATCCTGTCGCTATTGTTGAGATAGTCAAAGAGATCGTCTTTGAGAAATTGTGTAGTATTTGTTTCAAATGTAACATTTTTTAGATCCTGCATACGTGGATGTTCAAATAATTCTATGTACAGTCGTTGCCACGCCAACAACGGTTCACCTCCGGTCATTATCAAATGTATGTCTTGACCGTTATCACAAGTCCACTTTCCTTCTGGCAGTAAACTAATTAAATGCTCTACAACTTCGTCAACTGTAGCTTGCTTGTTAAAGTGTTTAAACTCTGGATAGATACTTGCATATGTATCACAGCCTGTGTGTATAATGGGCAAGTCTGTAAATACTTCTGTAGTTTCATGTACTTTATTGTCTAATAGACCTTGTACTTCTTCGTTATGTATTACACCTTGTTTTTGTTTTACGTCACGCATTGGCTCGCTTCTATCAAGTCCAAAGTTCATGCAACGAAAGTTACAACCAAAAGTACGCAGAAATACACTAGGTACTCCCACAAACTTGCCTTCACCTTGTACACTGTAGAATGCTTCGCTATATCTTAACTTCATAAATTTTCCTATAAGATTGTATTTTCTAATATTATATTACTTTTTTATTAGTCTGTCAAACTACTTTTATTAGTCCCATAAGTTTTCATAGTATTTTCCAAACAATGTAAATGCATTTGTAAGGCGTTCTTGTGTTTCTTTCAAGCAAGCCTTGCATACTGGATCACCAAAGTTTGAACATTTGTCTGCACACATATCTCCAGCATCCATTTCTTTTGCTTTGTGTCCGAATGCCCAAATCATTTCATCTAGTATTTCGTTCCAACGTTCTTCAGTAAGATCACTAGGATATCCATGTGTTGTTGCTTTGAGTTGTACAAGCATAGGATGAATAATCATAGCAAGTGTACAATCCATGCTCCATGTGTCGTGCGGTTCTATTTCAACTCTTGTAGCACGATTCTTTCTGTATGGTCCTATTCTGACTCGCATTTTTTTATACTCCAGCCGCCATGATCTAGTTCTTCCCAAATCAATGTATCGCCTACATCCCATCCAACTTGACTAAGTGCATCCGGCGGAAACTCAATGAATAGCTCTTTTGTTTTTCCGTTTTCTTGGACTTCGATTGTCCAACTGTTTGTGCCTGTTTGTTTATGCATTGTCTATACCCATTTGTAACATACGATATGGTATAGTACATACCCATATATAGATAGGCCAGAACAGTAAATTACCTATGATAATACCACTGTTGTTTATAATTGTTTCTGTTATCATTGTCCAGGTTCCCATCCAGGATTGTCAGCAATCTTTTGTGCTCTTGCTTGTTCGTATTCTTTACGTTCTTGTTGTTTAAGTTCTTCCATTTCAGCATCATAATCTGTCCAAACATCTTCCCAGTGTTCTTCAGTTATACCATCTGGTGTGTCGTGCCATTCATCTTTAAGCCAGCCTACATATGCATAGTAGCCTTTGCCAGTTGAGTCCATGTAATCATAGACAGTTTCCAGATGTTGTTTATCATAGTACATGCCATCTACTAGTTCACATAAATCTGTTTCTACTTGTGTGTATGCTAGTTTTTTAGGATCAAATGGTTTGTCTGTTTCAATAAACCATTGGCCAAAGCCGCCTTTCTCACCACTATGAAAACACAATACAGGAGTATAACCTTCCAAGTCTTCAGGCTCTTCTTTATTTGCATAACATTCTCTACTCATTAAGTGGTATGGATCTACCTCAACTGCATCTTCGTCCCATCCCTGTGCTTCTTCACTTTCTGGGTCATTGCCTGAAACATCATGGACACTAAATGTACCGTCAGCATAGTAACCATTTTGATGTTCATACTCGTCACATTCGTACCAGTTGTTCCAGTAATCCATATCTTCATATGGATCTGGACTATTAGTATCAACATCTTCACTATCGTCCCAATCCAATCCAACAATGTGTGATACTAGATCATCTTGGTCTTTGTCTTGCCAATAGCGTACAAATTCTGCTGTTACTTTACCAATTGCTAATTCTCCGCCATATCGTCCGCCATCAACTCTATATAAAAATTTGCTCATTTAATATTCTCCTACGTTTTCCCAAGGATAAACTAGCCAAACATCTTGTTCTGCTTTATTAATTTCGTGACATGTGTAAGCACAATGCTCTGTAAATTCACTAGCCAAATTGTCTGTTAATGTGGCAAATCGAACATTATTGTTCCATACACTATTCCAACCATTTTCTTCTTCGGGGAAACAACTTGCTTGCCAATCTTTTATAATCCAATTGAATGTTGCACCTGTATCATTGATATCATCTACAATAAGAATATTCTTACGAAGTTTAATATCCCATCGTGCACCAGTAATACCAGATTTGTCTGGATCGTTATATCCAAATGCATCTTCAGACATCCATAGGTTACTTTCTGGTCCTACTTCATCATCTCGCAAACTTACTTTAAGTGCTTCACAACGAATGCCTGTCATGTTACTAATAATAGTAGCAGGTACATTCCCTCCACGAGTAAGTCCTACAATATAATCCGGACGCCAATTGTCAGCATACATTTGTAATACAATACTACTACACATATTTTCAATATCTTGCCAACTGTAATAATGTTTCTTAATCATTTATAATTCCTTTAATACGCCAAGGAGTAAAACATACACTGCCTATACTAATATGATCTGCTCCAGCGTTAATATATCTATCAACACTAGCTTTATCTTTTACTCCGCCGCCTGCGATAACTTCAACATGAGGATGTGTACTTTTTATGTATTCTAGTATTCTCAAAGTGTGTGGTACAATTACATCACCACTAAGTCCACCTTTCGCTGTTGGAATAGTATTGCTTGCATGTATTTGATTATAGCCTAGTTTAACTATTTTGTCAATCTGTTTGTTTGTTATAGTTGGTGGTACTTTTACAATGCACCAGAAGCGTTGATCTTTTGCAAATGCTTTAGTTAAGTCTGGATGTTCATCTACATTTGGGCAACTTATGTTAAGTTCTACATTCTGATGCTTGGGCACTATTTCATATAGTATACGCCAATCATTTGGTTCCAAACTAGCAATACTCATTACATTGTGTGGTGCAGTGTTGTCCAACCCCTTAAATATTCCTGGGTTACGCAAACCTAGTTTGTTGCGCCAGCCTGTTCTAGTATACCTAAGTGTTTTTATAATTTGTTTTGCTAGTCCAGGACGTGGCTTCACCGTAAATGTTCCAGTAACACTGACTATTGGTTTGCCACTTAGAAAGTTTGTGTACTGTAAATAATTGCCAAATGGCGCACTGATAAAATACATTTACTTATTTGCACCATCTATAATTTCACGTCTTCCTTTAACACCAATTTGACTGTCAAGCATAACTTTAACCTTATCTAGCATAACGCATGCCATCATTAAGATATCTTCTCTGTTATCGCACATCATAATTTGTCGTTCAATTGGCTCACATAGCTCTAACATTCTAGCTTGTATTTCATTACTCATTTGATGATTCCTGCAAGGGTGGGTAGTTAATATTATAATAATTCCAACTACATGTAATTCGTTCAACATCACTTTTATAAGGATAAACTTGATGTCTCAGTATAGATGGAAACATATATACATCAGCCTCTCTTGAAACAACCCTATGTGGTGATGCTTGGCCGTTTGCACTAACAAACTCTAATTTTCCACCAGCTCTCCAATTTGGATCTTCATCATTCTCTGCTTCTTTTTGAATTTCCTCAGGTACCTTTACCATACATATTGCACTTATTTCTCCATGATGATTGTGTAATGGATTAAATTCATATTTTTTCATATAATTAAACCAAGGTCCTTGGTTTAACGAATAACTAAGTTTTTCATAATCACCACTAACAATTTTCCAAAATGGTGTATTTTCTCTTTCATGCTCAGAACGTTCAGAATCTTCTTCTAAGACAAAATTAGCCGTTCTGTTAATTTGATCCATATAGTTTTTTAAATGTGGACGAAAAATTTTATCAAAGTTATTTACATCTTGTTGATTTTTAATCATGCCATGTCGTTGTTCTTTTATATTTCCAACTAAAGATTTACTAGCATCATCGCCTTCCCTTGAGGATTCAGCTAAGTCTTGCATAAATTTAAGACCATCAGCGTCTACTTTTGATCTATAAATATATTCACCAAATGGATAAAGTATATCATGGTCTTCATATTTAATTTTCATTATATTATCCTTATATTAAACGGCGGGGATCTCCCCCACCGTTTTTAATTTTGTATTATTCGGCGTCTTCTTCTGAAAGTTTACCATTTAAGTAACGTAATAGCACACCGTATGCTGGTAGGAAGATAATAAGTCCTACTGCAATCTTAATCACAACTTGTGATCCTGCGATCTCTACCCAGTTTGCAGCCATATATTCGTCTGCACTGTTGTTGAACGCAACCCAAAAGAATGTGTATGTGTCAATGACGTTTGCCGCTACAGTTGATACTGCTGGCGCAATCCACCAATGCTTCATAAAGTTTTCACGTAGGTATTGAAATACATATACATCCAACATTGTGCCAACTGCATATGCTGTTGCACTAGCTAAACCAATACGCATTGCTACACTACTTGGTGCACCCTCCGCCATTACAACTAAAATTGAGCCAATAATTGCCAACGGATAAGCTGCCGCAATTGTTGAACGTGCAATGTTTTTACCTAACATTCGTACTGTTAAGTCAGTTGCTAGTACAACTAACGGAAATGTAAATGCAGCCCAGGTAAGTTTAATTCCAAAAATTTCTACTGGAATACTTACTAGTGCGTTACTTACTACGATAACAATTACATGTAGTGCTACTAGTTTCAGCAACATGCTTCTGTCAATATCTTTAAAAAATCCTAACATAATATATTTCTCCCTGTTAGTGTTATTTCTTTCTCTAAAAGAAAGAATCTTGTAATAAAATAGTTTGATCTCTTTCTGGTCCAGTTGATATCAAAACTACTTCGGTTTGTGTTAATTGCTCAATACGGTTAATATACTCTTGAGCAAGTCTTGGTAAATCTGAATAATCAGTTATACCTATTGTACTAGTACACCAACCAGGTAGCTCTTCATACACTGGTATTCCGTTGTGTACGTCAGTACAAATCTTAATAGTCTCGAGTTTATCGAGTACGTCTATTTTCATTAATGCTATGCCAGTAACACCATTTAACATACATGTTCGTTTTACTTGTGATACATCAAACCATCCACAGCGTCTGCTTCTACCAGTTACTGTACCTTTTTCTTTACCTACACTTGCTAGATGCTCTCCAACATCATCAAATAATTCAGTCGTCATTGGCCCTTCGCCAACTCGAGTTGTGTATGCTTTTGTTATACCAATTACATTTGGTATCTTATTATGCGGTACCCCTGAGCCTATACTAGCCATACCTGCTAGTGTGTTTGAGCTTGTTACATAAGGATAAGTGCCAAAGTCTACATCTAGCATGCTTCCTTGTGCGCCTTCGAATAATATATTAAATCCTAAGTCAGTCTTTTGATTTAGATAAAGTGGTACATCATTTACATATTGTAATACATGTTTTTTGATATGTGCTAGCTGATTAAACAACTGTTGTTGGTCAAAGTCGTGATACTCTGCGGCTATTGCTAGTCTATGTTTGAGTAGTTCATCATCTCTAAGATCTCCTACTTTAATTGCACGTCTTCCTGCTTTATCTTCATATGCAGGACCAATGCCTCTGCCAGTAGTACCGATTTTTTTATCAGTTACTTCTTCTCTTGACTGATCTAATGCTTGGTGATAGGGTAAAATTAGCGGAGTGTTTTCTGCAATCATCAATCTACTAGGATCAATGTTTACACCTTGTGACTGTACTAGTTCAATCTCTTCTAATAGTTTCCAAGGATTCAATACAACACCGTTACCAATAACCGAAACTTTATCTTCTCTTACTATACCGCTGGGCAGTAAGCTAAGTTTAAAAACTTTGTCACCTATTACCAGTGTATGCCCTGCGTTATGTCCTCCTTGAAAACGTACTATAACATCTGCTTGTTCTGCTAGTAAATCAACTACTTTGCCTTTGCCTTCATCGCCCCATTGGGTTCCTATTACTACTAAGTTTGCCATTTAATAATTTACACCTGCGTAAAATGGTATGTTACGATTCTTAACATAATCACTTCCGCCAAGTTTAGGTAAGTCCATTATACATGCAACTGCTTTTATGGTTACTTCTATTTCATCACACATTTCAATAACTGCTTTCATAGTTCCACCAGTTGCTATTAAGTCATCTATAATAAGAACAGTGTCGCCCTTATCAAAACTATCTCGTTGCATTACTAGTTCGTTGGTTCCGTACTCTAGTTCATACTCACGACTAATAGTACTACCTGGCAACTTCCCTGGTTTACGTGCAAGCACAAGTGGTCCTCTAGTCCTGTGTGCAAACACACTTGCAAAGATAAAACCTCTAGCATCAATACCAATAATTTTATCTACTGGACAATACTTCAATAAATTACTGTATATAAAATTGTTGGCTAGTTCAAACCCATCCTGTGATGCACATAAACTTGCGGTACATTTAAAATCAATACCGTCTTTAGGAAAGTCCATGTAACTTTTTATATATTGTTTCATATTAATAACTCTGTGCTAGGCGCCACATCAAATACTCTTTTGATTCAATTGGCGGATATTTAGGCGCTTCGTGGAAACGCAGATTATCAACAATAGTACCCGGTGTAGGATCTACAAAGTGTGGCATACTATAGCGTTGTTGATGTATGTGACTGTTTACAACTCTGTGCTTGGTTGACTTGAAATAGTCATTAGTCCATCGTTGTAACAAGTCGCCTATGTTACAAATTACTGCATCCTTTTCATATGGTACTGCATGCCATGTTCCATCAAGGTCTTGAACTTCGAGTCCTGGTACATCGTTAATTTGCCAAAGTAAAGTAATAGTACCGTAGTCACTATGTTCTCCTATACGCATTTGTTTATCTTGTACTGGTCCATCATATGCTGGATAATGAATGACCCTTGTTGTATTAAAAGGTTGTAAATGTGAATCTACTAGTGTAGTTCCGCTATCTAGGATAGTATCAAACTTTTCTAATATCTTTAGTGTAAGTTTATCGGCAATATCTATACTTTGTAATGCTGTTGATTTAAATCCATTTAGTTCAGTAGGCCAAAGATCATCTGGCATACGTGTATTGTTATAATTAAAACTTTCTTTAATATCCTTGGGTGCTGTAGGGTCTACATTTTCATCACCTACCATACTGTAACCTAAGTTAGTATCTGCGTTGTAAGGATAGCTTTGTTTTGTATCCATTGGCAATTCAAAGAATGCTTTCATTTGTTCTTGCCAAGACTTGATGTCTTGTTGATGTGTGTCAGTTAACGCATTTGTAAACACTGCGAAGCCTACTGTTGTGTAGGCTTCGTCAATGCGATCTAAAGCGTCTGATGCTTGTAAATCAATTACTGGAATCATTAACCAGGTACCTGTGATGTGATGCCTTCGACATAAAACATCATAGTGTCTAGTTGCTGTCTCGTTGCTACTTCACCTTCTTTCAGGAACACTGTTCCGTCTTGCTTGTTAATTGGACCTGTAAATCCAAACAACTCGCCTGCGCTAATAGCATCTTTTACACGTTGTGCTTCTGCTTGTACATCAGCTGGCATATTAGCAAATGGTGCCATTTGTACAGCACCTTCGTTCATATGTCCAAAGTAATCGCCTGTTTCCCATGTACCATCTAGTACTTGTCCTACTTTGTCGATGTAGTAAGGACCCCAATTGTCAATAGTTGCTGTCAATTGTGCGTTAGGAGCAAACTTCATTTGATCACTTGCTTGTCCAAAACCAAGTACACCTGCTTGTTCTGCCGCTTGTAGCGGAGCAGGTGAGTCAGTGTGTTGTGCTACAATGTCACAACCTTGTTGGATCAAAGCCACAGCCGCATCTTTTTCTTTGCCTGGATCATACCATGTGTAAACCCACGCAATTGATAGTTCTACATCTGGATTATACTTACGTGCGCCCAAGAAGAATGTGTTAATCTCACGCATAACTTCTGGAATTGGGAATGAAGCAATATAACAAATTTTGTTTGTTTTTGTCATCATACCTGCTACAACACCTTGTACGTGTCTTGCTTGGTATAGTTTCAAACCATAGTTAGCAACGTTGTCAGATGATTTATAACCTGTAGCATGTTCAAACTTTACGTTTGGAAACTTCTTTGCTACGTTCATTATTGGATCCATATATCCAAATGATGTCGCAAAAATAATGTCTGCGCCCTGTAGTGCCATTTGTGTCATTACACGTTCAGCGTCAGCACCTTCTGCTACACTTTCAACAAACGTAGTTTCGACACGATCTCCGTATGCTTCTTCTACTTGCTGACGACCAATATCGTGACGATATGTCCAACCGTGATCACCTGTTGGGCCAACGTAAATAAATGCGACTTTTGCTTTATCCTTAGGAGCATCTGCACTTGCAGAAACGCCTACAGCTGCCACTACTAGTGTAGCAGCCAATAGTTTTAATAGTTTCATTTTTTTCCTTTCTGAAGGGTATTCTTTAACTAATGCCTCACCCTTATATAAATTACTAATGCAATTTAAAAATTATATCCATGGGTGTTGATATGTGCCAACATGGATTTTTAGTTTTCGTGGCGATCTATCTGATGCCACTTTTATAGAAACATCGTAAGTAATCGCTGTGTCACGAATGTTACTATATACGTTAAAATCTGATATTTGTTGATCTGAACGTAAGTCTTTAAGATACGCTTCAAAAAGTCGACGGATCGACTTTTCTCCACGTGGCTTATTTTCGAGGATACCATCAAATGGTTCAATGATCTTTATTAGATCCCATTTGATATCGTTAATGCTTAAACGGGTATACATCTTTATTCCTTATTAATTGTTTACATTTATCTTGGAGCATATTCTTGTTGTAGTTTAATATTATCCATGAATTCTTTTTTGCATCCAGGATCATTATGGAAGCTACCTTTAAGTACTGTAGTTTGTGTTAAACTACTATGTGCCATAATACCTCGATTTTCACAACAGCCATGGGTAGCCTGAATGTAGACCCCTACATTTTCACTTTCTGTTGCTTTCATAATTTCTCGAGCAATGTCGGTTGCCAACTCTTCTTGTAAAGTTCCACGTCTTGCACACCACTGTGCAATTCTTGTATACTTACTTAGTCCAATTAATTTATTAGAGGCGATAATGCCAATATATGCAACTCCTGCTACTGGCTGATGATGATGTGAACACATGCTTCTTAATTCACTACGTACAACTAGCATACCTTCATAACGTTCAGCACTATCATTTGGAAATGCTGTTGCACTAGGTGCTGGCTCATACCGTCCACTCATTAATTCATTAAAATACATCTTAGCAAGACGCTTGGCAGTTCCATGACTATTTGGGTCATTATCCCTGTCAATAATTAATGAGTCTAATACATCTTCAAAACTAGTTGTCGCTTCATCAATAAGTTTTTGTTTATCACCATCTTCTAATACTGAGCTAATGTTGTCACCAGCCCAATGTCTAATATTTTGATCTTTAAGTCGTTGCTTAATCAAATCGGAAGTCTTTGTCATTATACTATGTTCCTTTTTATTGTAGTATGTTGTTTATCATAACACTGCTATTTAGATAATTTTCAATAAGAATGTTACGTTGCTTAACCAATACGTCTTGGTATTTGTCAAACATGATTAGTTTTTCTTTTATAAATCCTACTAGTGAATCCCTATGTTGTTTGTATGATTCAAAACTTGCAGTCCATTCAGATGGGTACTTAAATTCTGGCAAATACATCTCACTATAGCTTGCACGATCTGGTACAATAGGAATAGCACCAGTTAGTACTGCTTCCATAACACTGATACCTAAGTTTTCATGTAATGCACAACTAAAAATTAATTTACTTTCTCCCATTTTAGCATAGTACTGTGATTTGTCAAGGTTCATTTTTTGTGTAATAACCATATCAAAATCTTGTGCTAATGCCAATGCAATATCCGGTTGCTTATCATCATTCCACCTATGTGGCCACATAATTTTATCACTCTTTGGTGTATTTTGATGCTTTACTAAACTATCAACAATAAGCTCGTGCGGTTGCCCACTACGTATTGCTCTTCCATGATCTTCTACTGGAATATCCAAGTTGCGTAAAAACATATTTTTGTGGAAATTTGTTGCAAAGTAATTATAATCACTACTATAATACCAACTTTTTTCAACATGTGAAGGCCAAGGCTTACTCATTTTATAGCCAAGTATGTCTGTAGGATCATATGCACCAGCATGCCAAATACTATGTATCTCTACTGGAATATCTAATAAGTCACTCATGTATTTGATTGGAGTGATGATAAAGTTCCAAGCATCAGTTATCAGAAATTTGTCACCTGCTTTAACTTTGCCATTGCTAAACATACGACTTACTTCTGCCGCTTGTGTTGCTTTGTATACATTAGTTGCACCAAAGTCAAGAAAGGCACCTTCAGTTCTCACATCAGGTTTAAAATCTTCACCATCAATAGTTTGTACAAAATAATTAAGTTCACGTTCTGCAATTTTTGCTTTTAATGTAAGTGGAATATTATCGTACCACTGTTTAGTATAACGCTGGTCAATAGGCTCAATTGGTATAATCCAAATTGTGTTCATTAATCTCTTCTTTCAATATCATCTTCTGTTAATTCATCGCCCATCCAAACTTCAATAACTTTTGCTGTTGTGCTACCAATGTTAGTCGCTTTGTGCCAAGTTAAAACAGGAATGTCAATACTTTCGCCTGATGTATATATTGTACTAGATTTTTCGCCATTGTCAAACTCTAAATCCATTTGTATAGTGCCTTCAACTACATGCCAATGTTCACTACGAATAAAATGTCGTTGATCACTTAGTGGAGTTTCAGTACCAAATGCTAGTTCTTTTACTGCCCAGCCTGGGCCATTGTGAAGTACTGTATAAGTACCCCATGCTCTTTTTGTAGTAGGTTGGCTCCAGTCTTTTAGTATCCAACTACTAGAGTTCTTTTTATCTTCACCACCAACACCAAACTCAAATGTAACGTTATCGAATTGTTTAGCAAATTCTAGTTCTGGTGTTGTGCCTTTTTTACGGTCTCCGCCATTGGCAAATATAATATTATCATTCGGATATTCTGAAATCATTTCTGAAATTGCATCAACAGCGGTGCCATCATCATCGTTAAATCCAATAACCTCATCAACACACTCAAGTTCGCCAATAATACTACTACGTTCATTCCAAGACATAAATGGTCTACCTTTTTTACGGGTAAGCCAACTGTCGCTATTCAGCCCGACAACTAAGATATCACCTAGTTCCCGAGCTGCTTTAAAATAAGCAATATGTCCTGAGTGTAACGGATCAAATCCACCAGTTACTAAAACAATATCACGCATTTTATACCTCCAATGTTTCTAAGAAGTTTTCAGCCTCAGCTTCTTGTTCAGCTGTCATTTCATTTGATTCTTCTGAAACCACATCGTTAACTTCAAACAAGTTACTAAAACTTCCAGCACTTGATGTTTGTAGTTTCTGTCCACTAAAGTTAGCAAGCATAGACTCCGCTTCGTCTAACATTTGCATTGGCGTTTCACTACGGAACAGTTGATCAATAAATTGCGTCATATAAACAATATTACGTGGTACATACGGACTAAACACTTCATCTTTACTGGTCGCTTTTAGCTTACGCCACTGTCTGTAGTCTGTACTTACTGTTGTGTTTACCATATCAGTAAGTGCGTTTGCACGTTGTACACTTTCAATATGACTGTATACATTATGTGACATTAACAGCATGTATGTAAAACTATCCCAACTAGTTTTCCCTTCTTTGCCAATTTTATTCAGCATGCCAGGTGCATAATGACAAATGTCACCTAAGTTAAGTCTTTCGCCAATTGGACTACCAAAGGGAAATGCCAACTTACTACCGCTTAGTGCTTTATTGTCCATTGCTTTATCCATAACATAACCAAAGCGGTCATTTTTATGTACATGTTGGGTATACATTGTACCATTTGCTGTTGCTAAGAAAGGCGATGCACAGTCAAACATTACTTGAACATCTTCGTTTACATGCTCACGCAATGCACGTTGGATTGCTGTATAGGCTGTTGCCCATTCCAGTCTACCAATGCCCAAGTAGTGTAGTACATCACGTTTGCCACGTTCAAGTTGCTGATCATCACGCATCTTAATAAGTGTTCGTAGTACAATATTAATATCGTTCTTAGCACTACCACCAAACGCAAAGCCTTCCAAATCATGATGCTTCATAGTTTCATACCAATGTTCTGCTTCAGCCCAATTACGGCCTTGCATAACATTAAGATACTTTGTTTGATACTTGCGGTGTTTCTTAAACCAGTTTACATTAAAGTCTGTAAACTCCAAACACTGATTAAAACTAGTAATACCAGTACGTCCACTAAATGTAGGATCCGCCGCCAGTGTTGGAATATCCAGGATCATACTATAGTCACCTGTGTGTTCCAACCAGTTTAAGATCTTCTGACGTAAACTGTCATCAGTTTTAAAGTTATCCCAATCACACTGGATAACACCTTTAATAATCTGAAACCCGCCACTGTCACAGAGCATAAACGTTTTGTCACGATCACGTCCTTGTACCATTGCATCTGAATCATTAGCTTTGCTTAAATTAAGTTGGGCATGTCCTGCGGAGTATAACCCCCACTTGTAACTATAGTAAGCATCCTTCTCATTGAGAAAGTTCATGCCTTCCATGCCAGTTTCAAAACCATCTGGCATGCGGTCTGGCAAAATGTGCTGTCCACCGGTTACTCGTTGTTTAGCAATATAATTATTATAAAATGTACTAATACTAGGCAAAAATACTGCATAGTCCTTATTACGTTCTGTTAAGTTAATACGGGTCGCTGTCATTACTTTACTCGTTTCTGATATACACCCACATGAATTTTGAGTTTCTTATCACTACGTTCTTGACTCATTTTAACAGAAACATCATATGTAATTGCATTATTACGTATAGCACTTCTAATATTAAAGTCATTTACTAAACCAGCGTATCTTAAGTCACTCAAATAACGAGTAAAAAGATGACGTACAAGTTTATCACTTCCTTCATTTGTTGCTAACCACCCATCATGTGGTTCGATAATCTTAATCAAGTCAAACTTGATATCATTAATACTCACACGACCTTGACGAAGGTCTCGAATATCTGTACCTACATTATTCACCACTATATTCCTTTATGCTGGATAAACAATTTGACAGCCGTTTTCGCCATCTTCGGCGACATCAATGACAACAAACCGGCCGGGGTATTTGCTGTTGATGTGTAGATATAAGTCATCTGCAATCATTTCACATGACTTGTAATCTAGTTCGAGAATATCTTCTTTATAAAGATTCTCTAACCAACGCTTGAATTGAATAAATTCAATATCTCTATCGTTGTGTGTTACTTGTATTTGTACTTTAAAATGAAAAGTATGTCGATGTGGGTATCCTAAGAAACTTACATCATACTCATCTCCTGTTGCTAGTGCAGGATCGTCTAATGCTGCTGGATACTTATGGATACCTTCTTTAGTGAAAGTTACCCAAATACTACGTTTAGCATTATTCATTTTTGCATCCTCTTCTTTTGATCTCCGTCGCATATATGCTTCGTAGGGTTCATAATTATCAGCCATCGTCGAGAACTAACCCATCAGCCCCAATTTTCTTTTCTAATCTCTGCATAATTTGCAAGATTTCCCATAGCTTCCAATCCATAGATTTTGCTAGCTCTGTCATATTTTCTGCATCTCCAGTATTTTCAATATCTGGTTCAATAACTCTAATTTTTTTTACCATTTCTATTCTCCAATTCGGTAATTTTATCTTTGAGATCTAATTTCTCAATTTTAAGGGTTTTTAAGGTACGTTCACTATTAGTTGTATTATATAACTTTTGGATCCTGATGTCAAGATTTTTATGTTGTTCACGTAGTTTATTTAGGCGAGCTTCTTTTTTGGCAGGGTGCATTTTCCACTCTCTTCCTAAGATCACTAGTACTAAACCTATGATCTCGTTTGTTAAAATATAGTTCGATTTCTCTTTTGCGACAAACTTCTTTTCCAGTAAAATCTTTTTCTCGATATTCTTCTCCAAGGATTCGAATATCAATATGATACATTTCAAGTATGTCAGTTAAGTCCTGTTCAGTTTGATAAGGTATTATTTCATCAACATATTTAGTAGCTGCTAATTGTGCGTATCTTTCTACTAAACTCTGTACTGGTTTATTCTTTTCGTCTGGTCTATCAATAGTTGGGTCAGTTTGTAACCCAACTATTAAGTAATCAACATGATCTTTAGCTTCACGTAGCATTGCAATATGACCTGCATGTAGCAGGTCAAATACACTACATGTGAACCCAACTATCATTAACTTTGTGCCGGAAAGATGTATTCATAAATGGCCATGCCATTGTCTACATCAATTTTAAGTGCCCCACTATCACTAAACCGCATAGTAATGTCACCATTGATATTTAATACGTTTAATACCTCTGCAACTGGATATTTCCAGCTTTGTTTTAGTGATCCAGATATGTCTGCCTGAAATACTAAGTTTCCAGTATGTCCACTATCATCGCCAAAATAAAACTTTAGATTGGTGTCTTCAGTTTTTGCAATAAACACACTTTCTTCACTATTTGCTTGGCTTTGGAATTTAAACCGTTGTACGCTTGCACTATGTGGTTCAAACTCTACATCCCAATTAGCACCTTTAAATCTTACTTCTGGAATACGTTGGGTAACTAGTTCCTTACTCATAAAGCGGAAGTCATTTTTAAAGTCGCCACCTGCATTTTCAAACTTCAAACTAAATGGTGTGCTTTCTCCATTGCGTTCACGATTTTCAACACTAATTTTTGCATTTTCTGTGTACTCAGGAATATTAAGGATAATGTTTAGTTTATCCAAGTTAGGTAGCCCTAGTACACCGTCTAATTCTGTTGGGGCTGACTTATAAGTTGCTTTCACAATTACCTTATTATCGTCGTCTTTTGCTTCGACAACTAATCCGTCAGTAACTTTAACTGCATCAATGTTGCCTACACTTCGTGTATGTTTTACAATATCGAGAAGATAATCTCTCATACTTATTTCCTTTTTGTTAGTATTATGTTGTAGCTGCCTTGTGTGCGACTATTAAACCTGTATTCTTTTACATGCTTATTTAGATGCAACCAGGTTTCAATTTCAGTCCTAATAGCACCTTGACCGCAGATAATTTCACATCTTTTAATATTACCATAATAGCAGTCATTAATGAATCTGTCAACACATTTCCATGCTTCATGAATATGTTTTCCATGTAAATCTAGTTTCATCCAAAATCAAACAAACTCTCAAATGTAGTTTTGTCCTCTGCTTTAGATAAGTCAATATCTATTACTCCTAGTAAGTTTTCTATTTTTTTAGTAATAATAGTCTCCTCCATAAGATCAGTATCAAATGGTAATTCCTTAAACCAATCTGGAATTCTGCCTTCATCTGTAGGATAACCGATACTAGTAAATCCCATTGGGTTTGGTTTTAATTTACATACAATAGTTTTCATACCATCAATAATATCTAAGCTAAACTTATCACTATTGATATCACGTAGACGATTATAGTTAATTGCGGCACGAACATGCCCTGGCATGTTTGCTTTACCTTTGTAGCTGCCTTTTTTATCCCACTCTAAATTATTATAATATGTGAGCTTATTAACACGCTTAGGTGTGCCAATCTCCCATGCTGGCTTGTCTCTAAACTCACGTCTGAATTCAACAATTCTTTCAATAAGTTCTTCATTAGGGACACCAGTAAGTGTTTTTAAAAGTAGTTCACTCAAAAAATCTTGCATAAATGGAGGAGTATCGCTACGTTTTAAGTCCAATCCCATGGCTTTAATTTTACCAGGTTTATCATCATAATCTTCTCTAAACCCTTCGTTGTCATATACTAGGATTGCATAGCGTTTCTTCTTGATAAAGATACCTGATAACGCACACATTTCTCGAGCAGCGGCAATAATTTTTCCCTGCTCACGGTCTTGCACATTATGTGCATTTGCCATGTAATCAGGAAAGGTTACGTTAGCTTGCTCACATACTGTGTCATATAATTCACTAACCTTATCTTTATCCCATTCAAACTCTCCATTTTTTATCTGTTCCTTGAATATAGGATACGCACTAAAATAGATACTATCAGTATCTCCATATATAATGCTGGCCCCGACATGGTCATACTCTCCTGTAAATAGTTCATTTACTTTAGCTCCCATATGTCTAGCAATAGTTCTGCCAGTTAGTGTTGTTGATTGCCCCATGCGTGGATCATTAAATCTACTGCCTGGATTAAGTAACGCACCATACAAACTGTTCAAGTTAATCTTTTTAACTAGCTGTCGTTTATCCCAATATGTAAATTTTTCACCATCAACACCTTTTGCTTCTTTGGCATTCTTTTGTAATACTTTACGTTCAGCATACCAACGCTCTAATAAGCCAGGAATGATGCCTTTTTTATCTTGTTTAATAATAGTAGCATTACTTGATATAACCCAAGGCTGTCCACTTTCAAAAATGATCTGGTATATCTCAGCGCCAGTTGCCATTAACTCTTCACCATTTTCAAAGTCAATCCATAACTGTGTTTTAGTATCTTTAGCCATTACTAGCTCATATTCAGGTGTGGCGAATTTACCTTCCCAAGCCCTTGCTGCTTCCCATTTAAACTCTTGTAGAAGTGGTACAGTTAATGTATGTCTAATTTGCCCAACAATTGTTTCAGTACTCAAGTTAAGTCCACGTAAAATACTTGGATACAGACTGTTTAAATCCATACTACCAATCCATTCATGCCGTCCTCTAACTGGTGTTGCAACGTATGCACCAGCGGCTTGTGTTGTTTGTGGATAATGCTTTTGTACTTTATCATGTTGTTTATCTGGAACAATAAGTCCATTGCGATGTGCTTCATTAATAATAGCTTGGTCAGTAACTGCAACTGCGCCCATTGTGGTTTGTATTAGTACTGTGTTATCATGTGCAATAACATTTGCTAAGTCAATAAACTGCAACTTTGCATCTAGTTTAACTAACAATTCCACATCTTGACGGTTGTAATCAATAAAAGTTTCAAAGTCATTATTATACAATGCATCTAATGTGCCTGAATATGCAATCTTACGCTCATTGAGCTCATATTCGCCAATTGCGTCTAGTGCATAACTATGCATTTCATGATATGTGTACTTCTGATATAGTTGCATATAATCCAAATGCAATCGACCAATTGTATCATATGTTTCTTGTGCCTTGCCATATTTTTCAAACTCTCTGCGCTTTGGTAGTTGATCCCACAAGCAAAATTTACGTGTGTAATCTTTTCCAAGTATACGTGTAATGCGGTTTACCAAATATGGAATATCAAATCCTTCACTATTCCATCCACTCATTACGTCTGCGTCTTCAATTAACTCTAAAAATGTTCGAAGCAGTTCTTCTTCTGTATCCATAAGAAGTGTGTCAGGAAATCTATCACAAATTTCTTGTGCATCTTCTTTAGTGAGTGTATCAGGCTTACAAGCAATACATATTGTCTTGCCAATCCAATTTAAGTTAACAGCAATAGCAGTAACAGGATTAAACGGATCTTCTGGCGGTGCAAATCCTACATCTTTGTCAAAGTCAACTTCAATATCAAAAAATGCAGTGTTTAGTTTAGGAGGTTCTTTCCCCAAGTAGTTGTTTTCCAAACATTTGAAAACTTGATTAACATCACTTTCAAATAATGTTTGTCCACCATACATTTTCTTTTCTTTTTTAAATGCCTTGCCATTTGTAGTTGAATACCGTGAGAGTTTGTCTCCGAAAATACTTTCATATTTCCCACGTTGGTCTTTATAATAAAACATATAGCTTGGCGGGTACTCTCGATACTCTCTATGGCCATTAATACGTTCAGCAACATAGATAATATCTTTGTTACGATCAAAATGTGCATCTACATACATTAACTAACAAACGCCCTTTCTTGTACAAACGTACCTTGTGTGCGTTTGTTTCCCTCATTAAATCCGAGACTGTTAAAGTGTTCTTTCAAATCATTATTAAATGCCACACTTCCACATAACATTATACGCTGTTCAGCAGGATTGTCAATCTGTACTGTACCATCTGCCATAAACTTTTGAATACGTCCTTGTAGTTCAGCTGGCTCTTGTGTAACTGTGCTGATGTATTCAATTGGCATCTCATTCAAGAAGTCTCGGTAACAGTCTTGTTCAGCATGTAGCCTAGTGGTCCATGTTACTGTAATGTTCTCAAACAAGTCATATGTTTCTGGTTCACGTAGTAAACTAATAAACGGAGCAATACCAGTACCACTTGCCATCATTACTAGGTGCCCGCCTAGCTCTAAGTTAGCAAGTATAAGTGTACCTGTTGGCTTCTCACCTACACGAATAGTATCGCCTACTTGAATATGCTGTAGTTTACTTGTTAGCGGTCCATCTTGTACTTTGATACTGTAGAACTCAATGTAGTCATCATATGGACCACTGGTAATACTGTATGCCCTATTAGGTGCATCTTCTAAACCTATCATAACAAACTCCCCCGCAGTAAATCTAAAACTACGGGGTCTTTCTGTTTGTATTCTAAATAATTTGTCTGTGTAATGTTCTACTTCAATAACTTTTAAGTCGAGCATTAATTGTCTCTACCTACAGCCGCTAAAATTTCTTCAACTTGACTAAAGTTATCTTGTGTTTGAGCAAACTCATTTTTGTAAGCAATTCGGATTGCTTTATTAAGTAGTGCTGGTTTCATATCCATTTCTTCAGCAATAGCCTTAACTGTATCTTTAAGACCTTCTTTTAATGCATCAACTTCACTAGTTACTTGAATTCCTTCGCTCATTAATTGCTTTAGTTTTGTAATTTCTGAACTACTAAATGATCGTGTAGGCATATTTGCTCCTTGTTTATATTATAATCTTACTATAGTATAGCAGGTTTACAATAGAAATGTCAAGTTAATAATTATGATATTGTGTGTCTTTTCTCTCTAGTTCTTCAATACGAGTTTCTAGTTTATCTATTTTCTTAGTAACGTGTGGATACTTTTTACGCCATGCATCTTCTGGTTGTTGTAACCATGTCCAGCCCCAACGCTCTACTAAAAAGTCTACCCAACTGTCCACTTTGGCATAAAACCAAAGTCCTATACGTGTAGTACTCATATATGCCACAAATATGGCACCGAACACACTTCCAGCAAGTGCAGTGTAAATCCAAAGCCTATCGCTAGCCATGCGTTCGATCATTTCCCACATACTATTCTGCTTTCCAAATAGTCCATGCGCCATATGCAATTGCTGCAATTGCCGCTAATTTAATAAAGCTAGTTGCAAACAATGCAATCAGTCCCATTGCGATCATCACGCCACCGTCCCATGTGGTGCGTTCACTGATACGTTCTTTTATCCAATTCATTTTCTTTTCTCCAAAATATCTTTCATCACATTAGTTGCTGTGTGTGTAAAGCACCTAGGTGCGATGCTGTGAATAATTAGTGCAGGAACCAATAGTTGTAACCTAACTGCGGTTTTTAATGCCACTGCCATATGTTGTAATCCTGTTTCTCCAACATCATTTAAATGTGCTTTACACTGTTTGCTTATCATGATCCAAATGTTCCCATTAATGCTGGACCAAATTTACTAGCGGCCCAAAATAATGACACAATGGTGAATACACCGATTACTAACCATTTCATTTTAAAATCATCTACTACCATTTTTAAAGCAACTAGTTCATTACCTAATACTCTTACGGCAATTTCCAACTTTCCTTGATCATCATCGTTTGCTGCCATTATTCAATACCCATCTTAGCTAGTGTTTTTGGTCCTACAATGCCATCAGGTGTTAGTCCATTTTCAGCTTGCCAAGATTTGACCGCACGTTCTGTGCCTGGGCCAAAGTCGCCATCAGCATCAAGTCCAAGCACTTCTTGCATTGCTTTAACAAGCGATCCCCTACTACCTTTTTTAATAAGTTTAATGTCTAGCTTCTCTTCTACGTGTGGTGCTGCTACTCCAGTAAACAATTCCATTGCATGATTCCAATGTTTAATACGATCTTCAAGACCAATTGTACCACCATTAACACGCTTAGACAATGTTGTGATATCATTATTATCACAGTATTTGTTTAAGTTGTTTGTTTTCCAGAACCAACATGCACTCTCAAGAGCACCTTCTTTTGTGCGTACATAGTCAGTTGCTTCTTCAGCACTCATTCCAACTGATTCTCCAAATCTTGTATAATTGCTTCTACCTGTAAGTTGCAGTATGCCACCGCCCCTAAATCTCCAGCCATCACCGGAATTGGTATCACCGTTGTCCATTCTGTTTGCGTAAATAACGTTCGCAATTTTTTCAGGCTGTCTATGATATTCATTTGCATCTCTCCCAGCTCGTTTAAAATATTTGCCAAATATAGCATCGAGTGCTTTTGCACTGTAGTTTAAGTTTTCAGTAAGTACCTTATATCCATTGGATTCATGCCCAGTTTGAGCCATAAATCCAGCAACTCTTTCTGGAGTATTAATGTCATATTTAGGTAATACATCTTGCATTGCGCCTAACCATTCCATAGCGTCATCTTTACCAAGATGTAAGATGTCTGCTACATATCTTCCTTTAAAGTCAAATGTAAATTTACTCATAGTTTTTCCTTTTTATACTAAATGTATTTATTTTATAAACGCTCCTATACGTCCATGTACGTCTGGATAATCTTTATATTGATATCCATTTGGTGGGGTAGTGTCTTGTCCCTCCCATACTGGAATAAAATGATTAATACCGCCGTCAAAATCTTCGTTGTGTCTTAGATGAACTTCAATAAGATTGCCGCCAATAAATTCACAATTAATCCATTCGTATCTTTTTAATAAGTCAAGTAATATATTAGGACGGGTTACATAGTCTGTAGTACGTTTCCATTCGCTCCATTTAGTAAATGTATCTAATGGTTTAAATCCTTCAACACATAACCGCTGTAATCCATAGTTATAATCTACACTAAGGTGTCTGCCCTCAAAGAATTCACACCAAAAATATCCTAATGGCAAATGCATAGTTTCTTTTTCTATCCATACCCGCCGTGTCCCTAACCCTAGACCTAACATGTTAACACATGGTCGCACAATATAATATCCTGGTATCGGAACATCAAGCCCAACTGGACCACAAACGTACCCTAATTTTCTTGACAGTATTAGTTTATCCATGACCCAGATATCATCTGGGTCAATACTCGCCCATACAAAATCTTCAGCACTGTCAGCAATCATTATTTATAGATGATATCTAATAAACGCTTAAACCCGTATTTTGTTTCCATCATTTTTTCTATTTTTTGTTGATTTTCAGGCTTAACTTTTTTGTATGCATCTAGAACTATATTTGCTGTAGTCATATCAATTTTCATACTGCCGTCAGTAAATTTAACTGGCATCATTTGCTTGTCTGATACAATTTTTTGGAGTTGTGCAATACTTTCTCTTACCATTAATTTTTTATCAAGAGATTCTTGTATATTAGTTTTACGCATGTTAGTGTATATTACGTTAGCATCAACAGATTCGCGTATTTGACTTACTACATGTTTAATTTCATCTTTAACTTGTGATTCAGTAAGGTTTCCATTTAAGTATCCGCCAATATAATCCGCTACTATGCGATTCTTGTCTGTGGACTTAGTATTGATACTTTCTTTAACTTGGGAAATTGATACCTTCTCTTTAAGATCATTATCACCTTTGCCGTCTATTGCATAACTTGGAACCATCTTACCTGTTTTTGGATCCTTAACCATTTTCTTTTTATCTTCAGCATGCATTGCTGCCATGTGTGCTTTGTATTTCTTTGTACCTTTTTTATGTGGACTATGCCCTTCGTTAGTATCGTCATTATCACAACGATTCCAAATAGCTCGTGTAACACTATCACGTACTGCGGTGTCTTCTGCTTCTTCGTGACCGCCCATTTCACTTAGATCTGTAAGCATTCGCATTGCTGCATCGACTGCCTTCATAATATCAGCTTCACCACTTTTAACCATTCCACATGCATCGTCGACAATCTCTTGAACTTCATAATTACCATCTTGACTAAACATGCCATAATCTTCAGCATTAGCAGCGGATGCTCTAAATGGAGATCCTCCAAGATTTTCATTTTTTGTTAATTTTTTCCAAGATTTCATATTTGGAAGTTTTAACTGCCTGTAGTATGCGGCAATCTCATCATCCATTGCACCTTCGCTAATTGATTCTGCAAGTCCCAAAAAGTCTAACACAGTTACGTATACTTCCGCTGCGTCATCTTCATTATCAATAAAGTTTCCAACAACACTGGCGATTTCATCTACATCTGTTATTCCTAACTCTTTTATCTCATCAATAATTTGATCAATCTCATTTTCATAATCTGTTTCAACACCTTCGGTTTTCATACCACTATAATCTTTATCTAGTTCTTGGTACTCATCGTATGAAATATAAAAATCAGTATCTGGGTCGTAATATGCCCCCTCGCCTGGATCATAGTATACTACTTTTCCACTTAATGTTGTAAACGGGCCTTCTAAACCATCACGTGGTTGGTACTTGTCATCCATTGGAGGAAGTACTTTGTAACCTTCATTAACCGCATTGGCGGCTTTATCAAAAATATTTTTTAGTATACTATTTGCATCTTTTTTCATCTTATTACCCTTTATTAGCTCTTGACAAATTTAGTGGATCATTTACTGCGACTGGCGAAAATGACTGCCATGAAGCTGCTGGAGCGCCACCACCAGATTTACCGCCTGGAATTAATTTGTCAACTCTTCTTCCCACACGCTTGGCCATTTTTGTCTTACCATCAACTTTTCTGGCTGCACGTCTTGCAGCTACTCTTGCAGCGATTTCACCAGCATCTGTCTTTTTGCCTAATCTCTTCGCTGCGGCGGCATCAGCTTTCTTAATACGTGCTTCTGCATCTGCTTTTTTAGCAGCTCTTGCTGCCACAGCATCTGCTCGTTTCTTTTTAGCAGCAATTTCTATCTCTTTTGCTTTTTTAATTGCATCTGAGTCTGCTTTTCTAATTGTGGCTGCTGCCGCTCTTCTTTTATCATTTACTGCTAGATCATCAGCTCGTCTAGTAGCAATTTTATCTGCACTACGCATCCTAGTTGAAGCTGTTCTTTGAGCTGCATTACGTTTAAATGCGGCTACATCAGATGCTCTGTCTGTAGCAATTTTATCTGCTTTACGTATTGCTGCTGATGCACTTCTTTTGGCGGCATTTGCTTTTTGGTCTGCTGCTTGCCTAGTTGCTTGCTTAACTGCGATGTTATCTGCATTACGCATTGCGGCACTAGCATTACGTTGAGCTGCATTACGTTTAAATTCATCTGCACTCTTTGCTGCTTTTTTAGCGGCAGCTGCCGCATCCGCATCAGCAGATCTAATACGTTGTGTTGCATCACGTTTACGCAAGTCTTTTGCTTGCTGCATTTGCTTATCAATTTCTTTAGCGGCTCTTGCTGCGACTGCATCCGCCGCTCTAATTTGTTTAGCTGCTTTACGTCTAGCTTTTTCTGCTTTAGCAATTGGATTCTGTGTTACTGTGTCTATAGTTTTTCTTGCAATGTTGCCAGGTATATCACCAATAAAGTCATCTACTTTTCTTAGAGCATCCAGTCCAGCTTTTGGTGCGTCAATAACTTTAGCTAATCTAGTTCTGTCATCAATTGGTCCATCTAATTTTTTAAACTTTTTGGTTAAAGGATCTATTGCTACTGTAGGAATATTTTTCTTTTTCATTAAGGGGTCAGTAATTTTTTTAACAACATTACTTGTAGCAGTGCCCATTTTTCTGTCAAGTCCACCTTTACCCAACCCAGTAACCGCCTTAACTGGTGCAGAAACCGCATCAATTGCTTTTGCGGCAGTACTTCTAGTATCACTAGCCCTTGCTAATGCTTTTTTCTCTGCTTTAGTTAATGCTCTCATCTTACCATCAGCACCACGTGCTGTAGTTACTTTAGTAGGATCAACTATTTTTTGACCACCAATTGTTATATCCTTAGTAGTACGCCCTCTTTTATTTGCTCGATCAACTACATCGAACTTTTCTTTACTTTTGTCAACTACTTTTTTAATTACGCCGTAACCAACTTTTCCACCTTTAATTAAACCCTTGGCTATTGCTCCTCCAGCGATACTTAATGCAACATCAGTACCAACTCGTTTAGCAACTTCACCTTTGGTAATTTCACCTGCTTTGTATTGTTTTGCAGTACGATAAACATCGTAGGCTGTCCATGCAGCACCACCTGCCCAAATAGCCAATGGTATTAGTGGCAAGAACTCATTGAGTTGTTCTGCTTCATCTATTATTTCTTGTACTTGTGCTTCTATTATTTGTGCTTCTGTTAAACTATCCATGGTACATCCTTAACAGTATTATTTAGCTACGTCTTGCCGCTCTGCCAAGATCTAACGGATCTCTTACGTTTACAAAATCAAATGGTACCCATTTTTTGTTATCACCCTTTGCACTAAATGGAGGTAACCCGATTCTTTTACGTGGTCTTATACGTGGTGGCCTACCACCTCTTCCCCCACCAGTTTTAGGTATTGGTTGTACCTTAGGTGTAGGTGCAACTTTGGGTGCAGGCTTGGGTTTTGGTTTCGGT